AATGCTGCTCTTAATCTAAGAGATGCTTTAACTTACGAAGTTGCATAATAAAAGCAAGCGTAAGTATGTACCGAAGGCTATTTCGGGAATTTACGACTGCGGAGTGTACAAGAACTTGTGAGTAGCGTATTGTTTATAATCGTCAAAGCATACACATTGAAGCAGTAAGAAGTATCCGCAAGGACTTCAATTTCTCGATGTGTTTGAGTATATTTCAACACATTTTGAGTGGCAGAGTGATAAGTAATGGCAGATACCTATACAAAGTTCCCGGAAGGTATTGATACGTTTGAAGACAATGCCGACCTGGACAGCAGCCATGCCGCAGCGGCAGCCCAGTACACCAAGTACCTGGCAGACGGCAAGTATACCGAGGCCAGCAATTACCTGAACCAGAACAGCGGCCTGCGCAAATACATTATTAAAGCAGCGGACATTAACCATGTGAAACATGCGATTACTGCACTGGAACAGCATTATGCTGGAGCGGTGAATTACATCATTGACGGCAAGTTTGACCCCGACATGATGATCCATGAATACAGCTACAGTTACAGCGGCGGGACCCATACCCTGACATGCAAGAGCGGCAGCAGTTACAGCAACGCGGCTAACGGCAAAGCATATTTTACCACAGCGTTCAATGACGGACACAGGCTGGTGATCAATGGCAAAGACATGACCAGCAACGCCTACTGCGGCACAGAGAAGCTGGGCGACGGTGCGATTGGTGCCGGGCAGTGGGTGATTTTTCAGTACGATACGAGGAGAAACATTGTAAATTTTACTAACGGCAGCGGCATTGGGGCTTCCAAGCTGGCTGCCACGACTGCTTTGCCGGACCAGGTGCTGGCAGGACAGACATTTTACAGTAAGAACAAAACCCTGAAAACCGGCACCATGCAGAATTACGGCAATGTAACGGCAGAGTTGGCCAACGGCGAGAGCTACCAGATCAAGGCCGGCTATTACAGCGGCGGTGCGATCAGCGCAAGTGGGCTGGGCAGCAATACGCCGGGCACTGCGGATGAAAAATCTATCCTGGAAGGAAAAACTGCCTGGGTAGATGGCAAGTTGGTGAAAGGATCTATCAAGACTTATTCTGCTACAACCCAGCTGCAGGGCGGCGAGCGTGAGAGCACCAAGATGACCGTGCAGAAAAAGGACGGTGTGACCCGGCTGTGTGTAGCCACAGATAACCAGAAAACCAACGATATTTACAGTGGCTGCTATTACGATAACGTGATGTGGCTGTGGGGAACCGCAAGCACGGCGGCCAAAGCCCTGTTGGAGGATGATACCACCAATGCGGCAACCGCCAATGATGTGGCCAGCGACAAGAAGTTTATTGATAAGAATGGCAACTGCACGCAGGGCACCCTGACCAGGCGCAGCTACGGCTTTGCCCATGACATGGGGTTTGGAACCGACAGCGAGTATTTTGCGCTGCGTAATATTGACGAGGGTGCATACAAAAGTGACGGCAATTTTTGGGCACCGGAAGTGCGCGTGAACTTGGCCGATTTCCGCAAAGGGATCGGCTGCACAGAAGATAAGATTGTGAATGGCGAAGGCATTGCCAACCTGACTGGTAAAGCCGGAAGCCGAATTGCAACGATTGATAAAGATACGACCAACGGCGACCATTACAGCAACGTGGTGACGACCGGCGGTTGCCAGCACGCATGGGTTGTGGTCAGTGTGAGTAAGACCGGAACAGAAAACAGACTTAACCGAGTGTGGGTACAGGCCAGCAATGACGGCAGCAACTGGACGGATGTGTGGGACAGCGGAAGCGGACTGCAGGCTGTATACAAGCAGCAGGCTTTGAACACATCCACAGCATACACCCAATGGCGCGTGAAGCTGAACAGCGATGGCGATAAGTGCCACGCCCATATTGTATTGTTTGTTTGAAAAATAGAAAGGGGAGGAGGAAAACATGGCATTAAGTTTTGAAGAGTCGAAACGGATGGCGGCTGAGATGGCGGCCAAAGCAGAGCCTGTGGCATTGCAGGATGAGGCTGCCCCCATGGCCGCAGTGGTTGATATGCCACAGGCGCAGGCCAATGATGACGGCGGCTACACCCGCAGTGAAAAATACCTGTGGTACAGCCAATATAACGACGATGCGTTTTCGACCATTGACGAGATGAAAAATGTTGTGATGGACGAGACCCAGATCAACATTACCCAGGAAACCAACAGCCAAGTGATCCCGTTTAAGATGCCGCGGCGATATGACGGCATTGATTTGATGCAGATGATGCTGCAGGTACATTACCTGAATGTGGACGGGCAGGAAGCATATGCCACGCCGATCAATGTTACCTACAACGATGATACGATCCGGTTCTATTGGCTGGTTACAAATAGTGTGACAAGCAAAAAGGGGACAGTGCGCTTTGAGATCACTGCAACCGGTGTGAATGAACGCAACGAGACCTATATGTGGCGCACACGACCAGACGGCGAGCTGAATATCTTGGAGGCTTTGAGTGGCACCAAGATGGTGGAACCGGACAACGACTGGTACACAAGCTTTGTTGCCCTGATGGACGAGAAGGTTGGCCAGGCTTCCAGCTATGCCAGTGCCGCACAGGCCAGCGCCCAGGATGCAGCCAACGCTGCGGCGGGTGTGGATAATAAGATCCAGAATGCGGCAGCAGGAATTAAACAGGAGCTGCAGAGTGACCTTGACACCAACTACACCAAGAAAACTGAGCTGACCACGGAGCTTGCTAAGTATTATAACAAGGAAGAAGTGGACGGCTTTGTTACACTGTTGGAAGGCAAGATTTCCGGGATCGACGGATTGGCGGCTTTTAACTGTGCGTATGATGCGGGCACCCGTGCTTTAACATTTTATAACGGCGATGCAGTGATTAAAACTGTAACCTTGAGCACCGACCCCAGCGCAGAGTGGACGACCGCATATGGCAAGACGGTGGATGCTAAGATCAGCGCGGCGGTAAACCCGGTAAGCACAGCACTGGATGAATATAAGACCAGCAACAACGAAGCCGTGAAAGCTTTGCAGGATAGTGTGGGCGACCTGCCGAACACCTTGCAGAGTGATTATTATAATAAGGAAGCAACCAACAAACTGCTGGCTGATAAGGCGGACAAAACTGCTCTGGATGGATTTACCAATGATTTGACTGTGACCAAGAATACCGTGACAGCTTTGCAGGGCAGTGTGGATACGGCCAACAGTGACATTGCAGAAATCCAGGAAAAGATCAAAGATATTAAGCCCAGCAACGGCCATGAGTACGACATTACTTACACCAGTGATGACGGTCATTTGAGCCTGTTGGAAGATGGCACAACCAAGACTGTTGTTACCATTAAAGGTGGTGGCGGTGGTGGCGGTGAGACAACCAGCACCATTACCATTGAACGAATTGGTGACAGCAGCCTGACGGTAGTTCAAGGCGACAGTGCGTTGATCAGCTTTAAGTTTACGAGTGTGGACAATGCTGGCGATGACACCGGCAACGCGACTGGCAACTGGTATGTTGGCAACACCAAGGTGGCAACCACGACCATCATCCAGGGCAAGAACACCTTTGATGTGACGCAATACTTGCACAGCGGTGACAACACCGTGCGGCTGCAGGTTACGGACAGCATGGGCAGTGTGGGCAGCAAGAACTGGTCGGTTAATGTTGTTGAGTTTTATTTGGAGAGCATTTTTGATGACTCTCTTTTTTATTCCGGCGAAGTAACTTACCGGTTTACTCCGTATGGCAATATTGCCAAAAACATCAGCTTTAAGTTGGATGGCAAGGCGATTGGCGGAACAAGCACTGCAGTGACAGGCCGCCAGATGACCTACAATTTGCCCACCCAGAAGCACGGCAGCCACTTGCTGGAAGTGAGCATGACGGCGGAGATCAATGGCAAACAGGTGACAAGCAACACCCTGCGCCACGATATTATGTGGGTGGAAGAGGGTAATAATACCCCGATTATCAGTTGCGCCGTGCTGGATTACAGTGCCAAGCAGTACAGTAATGTTGCGATCAGCTATACCGTGTATGACCCGGCCAGCAGCAACACCAATGTGACCCTGGCTGTGGATGGCATTGTTGCCAGCAAGCTGACAGTAGGACGCACCAAACAGACCTGGACGTTCAAGAGCAGCAAGATTGGCAGCCATGTGCTGACCATTACCTGCGGCGAGACGGTAAAGATCATCAATGTAAAAATTACCGAGCTGGGTATTAACATTGAGCCGGTGAAAACCAACCTGATGTTTGACTTTAACCCGGCTGGCCGAACCAATGCGGACGAAAACCGCCTGTGGACCGATGGCAATACCGCGATGACGGTAAGCGACAACTTTGACTGGAGCAATGGCGGCTACCAGATTGATGAGGACGGCGATACTTACTTTTGCGTGAAAGCCGGAACTACCGCCACGCTGGATTATAAGCTGTTTGCGGACGATGCCAAAAAGAAGGGTAAGAACTTTAAGCTGGTGTTTAAGACCACCAATGTGCGAGACTACGATGCTACGGCACTAACCTGCGCAAATGGCAACGTTGGTTTGACGGTACAGGCACAAAAGATTACCCTGACCAGCCAGCAGAACCGCATTGAGCTGCCGATTTGCGAAGATGACTTTTTGGAGTTTGAGTTCAATATTTTGCCGGACAGCAAGTATAAAGAGATGGTGCTATGGTGCGACGGTATCCCCTGCAAGGTGGAACTGTACGATGCAAGCGACAACTTTACACAAGCAAGTCCGGTTGGCATTACGATTGGCTCTGCGGACTGTGATGTACAGGTATACCGCATGAAAACCTACGGCATGGAGCTGTCGGACGATGAGATCCTGGACAACTTTATTGCGGATGCCAAGAACGCCGAGCTGATGATTGAACGCTATAACCGCAACGATATTACCAACGTGAGCGGCGAACTGGATGCTGACCTTTTGGCCGAGAAGTGCCCGGACCTGCGCATTATCAAGATCAGTGCTCCGACCTTTACGACCGGCAAGAAGAATGAAGTTTCTGATACCACCATCCAGCAAATTTACAAGAACGGACGCGCCGTGGAGGATAACTGGACCGCGACCGGCAGCCATAAAGGCCAGGGCACCAGCTCCAATGCGTATGGCGAGAGCGGCCGAAACATTGACATTAACTGTTCCGGCGGATTTACGTTTGGCGATGACAGCACCGGCAGTACCTATGCCTTGACTGAGAACAGTATCCCGGAGAAATATTTTAATATCAAGGTAAATATTGCAAGCTCTGAAAACGCAAATAACGCCTGCATTGCAGATGATTACAACACGTTTAACCCGTATACCCGTAAGGCAAAGAAAGATAACCCGAAGGTGCGCGACACGATGGCGTTTTACCCGTGCGTGGTGTTTATTCAGGAGACGGACGTGGAGAACGCAACGGTGTTTAAGGATGGCCAGTGGCATTTTTACGCCTGCGGTGATATTGGCAACAGCAAGAAGAACAATGACACCCAGGGCATGGACCCCGAAAACCACAAGGAAGTTATTGTTGAGATTGACAACAATACCGATGCCCAGACCCGCTTTTTGAGTGATGATTTGAGCCAGGAAACCTGGGACGGCGACCACAGCTTTGAGTTCCGCTATATTAGCAAAAAGTGTACCGAGGAAGAAACACAGGCGGCAAAGAATGCCTGGCAGAGCTTGCTGACCTGGGTAGTAAATGCAGATGACGAAGAGTTTAAGGCCCACTTTGAGGACCACTTCATCAAGGACAGTGTGCTGTTCTATTATCTGTTCACTGAGCGCCACACAATGGTGGATAACCGCGCCAAGAATGTGTTCCCCCACACAGAAGATCTGATCCATTGGGATTTTTGCATGGATTACGATAACGATACCTGCCAAGGCAACGACAATGAGGGCGGATTGACACTGACTTACGGCTATGAGGACACCGACACCATTGGCACCAAGAGCGTGTTTAATGCGGCAGACAGCAAGCTGTGGTGCAAGGTACGAGATCTTTTTGCTGACGACTTGCAGAAAATGTACCTGAACCGTGAGAGCGCTTTGACCTGGAGTGCAAACCGTATTTTGCGTAAGATTGAGGCGTACCAGGATGTGAAGCCTGAAAAGCTTTGGATCATGGACATGCGGCGCAAATATTTCCGCACCTATGAAGACAATGGAACGACCAATTACCTGCCGATGATGCACGGCAACAAGCGCCACCAGCGCCGTCAGTACCAGAAGTACCAGGAAAAGTATATTGCAAGCAAGTACAGCGGTACGACCTGCACGGCTGATGATATGACGATCCGCGGCTATACCCCGACCAACTGGACAGGTGTGCAGCCGGACGGTACGTTCCATATCCGCCCGTATGCAGATACCTATGTGAGTGTTTTGTATGGCTCCAACCCGGTAAAAATGCGCGGCAAGCGCGGCCAGACCTACACGATTGAGTGCCCGATTGCAGCCATGAACGATACCGAGGTTTATGTTTACAATGCCAGCCTGATACAGAGCATTGGCGACATTAGTGGATTTTACCCTGGGTATGTTGATTTTAGCCATGGTGTGAAATTGACCGACTTGAAGGTTGGCAACGGCACCGAAGGCTACCGCAACACAAACCTGACCGACTTTGCAGTTGGCAACAATACGCTGCTGGAACACCTGAATTTGCAGAATGTGCCAAACCTGAAGAAATCCATCAGCTTGGCGGGATGTGTAAACCTGACCGATTTTTATGCTGGCGGAAGCGGTATTACCGGTGTGGCGTTTGCCAAGGGCGGCAAGATTAAAAAGGCTGAACTGCCTGCGATTGCAAGCCTGACGGCACAGAGCCTGAACTACCTGACCGATTTGAAGATTGACAGCTATGAGAACATGACCACACTGGTTGTGGAAAGCTGCCCGACCATTGACCTGAAAGCTATGTTGGAAAAATGCACAGGTTTGAACCGCGTGCGCCTGACTGGCCTTGATTGGGAATGCGAGGATACAGCGCTGCTTGACCGGCTGTACACGATGACCGGCCTGGATGAGAACGGTTATAACACCGAGCATTCTGTACTGGAGGGCAAGGTACATGTGCCCATTATGCGTGAAAAGAAGCTGGCAGAGTTTAATGCACAGTGGCCGGATTTGAAGATCAGCTACAACACGCTGGTGGAACAGTTTACCTGGACCTTTGTGAATGATGATGACGAGCACACAGTTTTGGATGTGCAGTACATTGACAAGGGTGGTAAGGCTGTTGACCCTGTGACCCGTGCGGAGAAGCCGATCCCGAAGCCGACCAAGAAGAGCACGGTGAGCACTGACTTTACCTATGCTGGATGGGACACAGAGTTTGTTACAGTATTTACCAACCAGACCGTAACGGCCAAATATACCGAGAGTGTGCGGAAGTATACTGTGCGCTACCTGAACAATGGTACGGAAAAGCAGAAAACAGTTGCCCCCTATGGCAGCATGGTGTTGTACGAAGGCGATACCCCGACCTACACGGCGGAGGAAGGTGCCTATAAGTTCTATCTGTTTGACCATTGGGACAAGGGCGGATATGTGAACGGAGACAAGGACATCAATGCGGTATATGACAGCTGTGAATATACCTCTGGTTATTTTGACGGCAAAGAGATTGGCAGTTTGCGCCCGGTTGAGATTTACGCAATGAAAAAGGTTGGTGTGGAGAATAAGGTGGTTAGCCCCAAGGACGCTGTGACCATTACGATGGGCAACGACTTTAGCTACTCTGACATTGAAGAAAAGGTTTTGATCAACGAGAAAAAGACCTTTGATGGAACCAACTATGTGGATACCGGTGTGCAGCTGTTGAAGGAAGACCGGGACTGGGTGCTGGCGGTAGATTACCGGATGACCACAACCGATACGGCCAATGCTGTGCTGATGCAGTGTTTTGAAACCAACGGCATGAACGGTATCCGCATTTGGAACAATAATGGAGCCAAGATCAGTTGGGGCACCGAAAGCGCAACAGCTGCCACAGTTGGAACCCGTGACATGGTGGTAATGCGCCACAAGAAGGGTGAAAACAACCTGCATGTGTATACAGCCAACATTTACGGTGACGACATTGTTTACACCGAGATTAACCGTGGACGAATTACACAGACCAATGCAACGCTGGTGTTTGGTTGCGCCAAGGCAGATGACGGAGAATATGAACGGTTTGCCAAGGGTGATGTGTACTGGGCGAAAGTTTGGTATGCAGACCTGGGCGACAATGCCTGCCGGAAGCTGGCTGCATGGCCGCATGAAACCCGCGAATATGAGATGTGCGGATTTAAGCAGTTTTATTTAAGCGATAACACAAACAAGCGCTGCGCAATGACGTTTTTGGCGAAAAATACGCTGGCACGCAAGATGCCGATTACCAGCAGCTATTACAACAATGGCGGTTGGCCCGCAGCAACGCTGCGCACCTACCTGGATAAGCGACTGCCGAATGCCTTGCCGATTGGATGGCAGCAGTTGATCCAGCAGGTAAAAGTGACATCCAGTGCGGGCGGAACATCCAAGGAAATTGTAACGGCGGATTGTTACTTCTTTATACCGGCTGCATATGAGCTGAACCCCAGCATGAACAGTGAGCCGTATATTTATGAAGGTACAACGATCAGTTACATGACGGATAATCAGAGCCGAATCTGCTATGACGATGATGGCGCGGCCACCACTTATTGGACACGCAGCCCGAATGTTCAGTATGCAGATTACTTTTTGCAGGTTGCAGCGGACGGCCAGATTTACAGCTATGTTACCCCGAATGAGCAGCATGGCGTGCGCGTGATGTTCAGCGTGTAAAGGAGGTTGAGGGATGAAATGTATTACAAGGTGATATATAACGGCCAGGTGATTGATACCCTTGACCACCTGAGTTTTGTAAAATACCAGGCGAAACACGGGATTATGGTGAACTGCACGGCAGATGATGCCGAAGGAATTGTGAGCAGTGATGGGCGCTACATCTGGCATGTGGACGGATACTATAACATTCCGGCGGCAGGATACGATACCGTGCAGCTGGAAGAGATCAGTGTTTACGAATATGACAAGCTGAAAGCCTTGGGGGCCAAAACCCCTGAGGCTATTATTGATGCTTATACCCTGAGCCTGATTGAAGGAGGTGTGCTATGAGTGACTTTGTGGAGAGTTTGCGGCGGTTGTATTTGGGCCGCCGATTAAAAGAAGCGACCCTAAATGCGCTGTGGCACAAGGGCAAAATCAGCCGCAATGAGTTTGACTACATTGTGGGCGGAAAGGAGACGAGCAATGTACACGATCCTGATTAACGAGGACAATACCCTGACCGCCAGTGTGGTGGAGCGTGTGATGCAGCAGAGCAAACTGGTAGACACCCTGCATTTTTTGGCTGACCCGGAATACAAAGGCAAAGACATGCGCGACTATGTGGTGATGCTGGAATACCGGTTGCCGGTGAGCAAGAAATACCGCACCGAGTTTTTGACGCTGAGTGACGAGCTGTATAAAAACAAGCTGGAATATAAGCTGCCCTTTGACACAGCGCTGACCAGTGAGGCCGGTGTGATTGAGTTCCAGCTGACCTTTGGCAACATTGAGATGGATGCTGAAGGAAGGACCACCCAGTATATTCGCAAGGTTGGACCGGGCGAAATTAAAATTGTTGATGTTTACGACTGGGCGGCCACGATCCCGGACGAAGCACTGAATGCTTTGGACCAGCGGATTATTGCGATGCAGGCCATGCTGAAGGCCATGATTGATAAGAACAACACCATGATGAACAGCAAGGCCGACAACCTGAGCTACAAGAATGACATGCTGCAGCTGACCGCCAACGGAAGCCCGATTGGCAATGCGGTAGAGATCAAGAGTGGCGGCGGTTCCGGCGGCGGTGATAGTACAACTGGTGGAAATATGCGGGTGGTTGAGTTTTAAGGCTTGACCGCCTGCATTTTTCTATATAACGACAAATGGAGAAAGGAGTTGGGAGAATGGCAATCACAAGCAAGCTGGGCTATGGTAACGCGGAAAACCTGGATACAGCGATTACGAATGGAATTATTGACGAGAAAGACCTGGTTATTACCAAGGATACATCGGAGTTTTATTACATTCGTGACGATAAGAGCAAGCAGGCGATCCGCCCCCGTACCCGTGTTTTTGACAGCAACGGACAAGCCAATGAACAGCTGAACAACAGCAGCGACACTTATGCCGGGCAGACCGTAATGATTAAAAACACCGCGGGCAAGTATGAGCCGTGGATTGTACAGCTGTTGGATACCGGAAAGTTTGCTGTTGAACCGTTCAACACTGCAAGCACTGGATTTGTTTGGCAAGAATTTTAATCGACAAAAACAACATGAAATTTAAGGAGAAATAATTATGGCAGAAGTAAAATTTAATTATGGTACCAAAGCTAAGTTTGAAGCCCTGCAGGTAAAGGACAACGACACCCTGTATTTTTTGACTGACACTTTGCAGATTTTTAAGGGCGCAGTTGAATACACCAAGAGCTGCAAGCTGGTGAGCACCCTGCCTGCTTCCGGCCAGGTGCAGGGCGTTGTTTATGTGCGCACCAACGACTTTACCCTGCATGTGTTCAATGGCACCAGCTATATCCAGCTGAACAAGGCCACCGTAACTGAGATCCCGGCTGCCAGCGCCAGCGATGACAATGTGCCGACCACCAAGGCTGTTGCCGACTACGTTGATGCCAAGATTGCGGGCGTTGTTGGCGGCAAGGGTGTGTTTGTTACCGATGTTACCTACAATGAGGGCGTGCTGAGTGTTGCCAAGGGCGGCGACCCCGTTACTACCACCCTGACTGGCGTTGTGCATGCACCGACTTATGACGCAAGCACCCGCACCATCAAGCTGCCGGTATTTGGCGGCGACGAACTGACCATTGCGCTGGGCAAGGATCTGGTTGTGACCAGCGGTACTTATAATGCCAAGGACAAAAACATTGAGCTGACCATTACCAGCGGCGATGTGATCAAGATCCCGGTTGGCAGCCTGATTGATATTTACACCGGTCTGGCAACTTCCACCGCTGAGGTTACTGTTTCTACTGACAATAAGATCAGTGTAAAGGTGAAAGTGAGCGCCAAGGCTGACAACTCCATTACCCTGGAGGAAGACGGCCTGTATGTTGCTGTGCCCGATGCTTATACCAAGGCCGAAGCTGACAAAAAGATCAAGGCTGTGCAGACCGCCCTGGATACGCACGCTGCGAATGCCGATATCCATGTGACCAAGGAACAGAAGGCCACCTGGGATGCCAAGGTGAGCACTGAACAGCTGGCTGCCGCCAAGAGCGAAGCCATTGGTGCTGCCGCTACTGACGCAACCGCCAAGGCTAATGCTGCCCGTGATGCCGCCAAGACGTATGCTGACGGCCTGAACACTGCCATGGATACTCGCGTGAAGGTTGTTGAGGGCGCTATTACCTGGAAGACCATTGGCTGAGACGGCCAAGCGGTTAGTTACTTTAAGTTGACATAAAAAATAGCCTTTGCTGCAGGGCCAGTGTTTTGCGAGTAGGAGAACATGCACTGTGCAGCGAAGGCTTTATATTGTATTGACAAACAACGATGTTGAATATATAATAATAGTAGAACTAAGGCACCGACATAGACGGTCGCGCCTCAGTTTATAGTTTATGTATGATAGCTAAACCATCATGGCAAAAACCGTTCTGTGGTCTGGACAGGGCGGTTTTACTTTTTATTACCACGAAAAAACGTGATAACTGCTATGACAGTTTGTACCCCGGTGAACACAACGCCAATGATGACGATGGTATCAACAAAGGATAGATCCGGCATAAGCATCACCTCCTGGCAAAAATGAATTTACCGGAAGGCAAAGTAGGGGCGCTCCACAATACCTTGCGGCAGATGGGAGGCTTGACCGCCTATTACGTCTATGAGGAAGATATGGCAAAAAGAAATAAACGTTGGTGCCTTAGTTCTGCTATTATTATACTGTCAATGCAAAATTTGTCAAATTAAATACTGAATCGAAACCGCTTATCTGTACGCAGGTAGGCGGTTTTTTTATTGTTACAAAAAGGAGTTTTACGATGTCAAAACTTTCTTTATGCGAGATCCAACAGTCGCAGCTGGATAAAACTCCTATTGTGGATGGACAGCTGGTATGCTGCTTGGATACGGGAAATACTTACCGGGACACAGCCGGTGGGCGAGTTCGGATTGGAAGCGATCTGGAACGCGTAAGTGAGCTGCCATTGGCCCCGCTGGCCGGGAAGATTTATTACCTGCCGCCCGGAGATTTATATATTTATAACTCTGGTTGGGTAATGCTGAATACCGATACTTGGCGCGGCATCCAAAACAATTTGACCAGCGACAGTACGACCGATAGTTTGAGCGCAGCGCAGGGCAAGGCGCTGAAAGCTTTGGTGGATGGGAAAGCTGCCGCAAATCATACGCACAGTCAGTATCTTACCGCACATCAAGATATTAGCGGAAAAGTAGACAAGTCTGAGGCTGGGGCAAATAGTCTGTTGGCAACGCTTACAACTACATGGACTTCAATTCCTACAGATAACACTTACTTTGTACGACAAGATACGGGAGGCGGCAATACTTTTGGACGTGTGAAATTTTCTACCCTGTGGAGTTACATCAAGGGCAAGGGTGACGCTACTTATCAGCCAAAGGGTAGCTATGCCGCATCAAGCCATACACATGATGATCGGTACTATACAGAGAGCGAGATTGACGCGAAGCTGAAAACCAAAGCTGATACGCACAGCCATCCATACCTACCGCTGGCGGGCGGAACTGTGACGGGCGTGACTGCGTTTACAAATACAACTGCGTCTACGAATAAAAGCACTGGTGCTGTGAAGGTAAGTGGCGGTGTTGGTGTTGCCGGACGCATGAGTGCCAATGAGGTTATGATTGGCGATGGATGTACACTGCGATACGATGCAACAAACAAGTGTGTGAATTTTACGTTTAGTTAAGGAGGTGGCGCGATTTGGCTTTGCAATTATGGCTGCCGCTGAATGGAGACACCCGGCAGCTGGGGCTGAATGGAACCACAATAAGCGGTGCGCCAAGCAACTGGGGCAACGGCAATATGGGGAAATGCGCCACGTTTGCTGGAAATGCGGTGATTAAAACCGCCAGTGTGCATGATTTTGACTATCTGGATAATTTTAGCTGGGCGGTTTGGCTGAACACGAATTACACCGGAACCACCAGTCAGTATGTTTTCACGGTTGGCAGGGCGGACGGGACGGCTTTTGGTTATGCGCTGGAAGTGGCAAGTGCCACCCAGTGCCAGGCAAGATTTGGAAGTTCCAGCTGGATGTTCGGCGTAACAAGTGGTCAATGGACCCACGTTGCATTTGTGAAGAGTGGGACGAACATCAAGATTTATGTGAACGGTGTGGTGCAGGTTAATGCGACTTTTGGAGGAACAGCACCGACGTTTGCGGAAAGTATTGGCGTTGGGATTGGGTGCTTCCATTATTCTGGAGGTAATATTTATTATTGTAACTGTTCTATCGCTGATTTTCGTATTTACGATAACGTTCTCAGCCCTAAAGAAGTTCACGAGATTGCACAAGGGCTGTGCTGTCACTATCCGCTGAATGACCCGTATGCAACAGGGAGTATTAACAAATATAGTGGAGATAATTTTGAGGGGAAGCCGAGCGGTAGTAGCTATACTGTGACCAAGCTGGCAAATGAACGCGGGTATAATTACAAGCTGAGTTATACAGGAACCGGCAATAATACCTGGCCTAATTTTTACTTCCCTACTTTTAGTTTTACTGCGGGCAAGACATATGATTACAGTTGCAAGGTACGGTGCCACAGCAAGAACTTTAACATTAGCTTTAGAGCGGCACACATTAGCAATGACTGGGTTACGAGTATGAAAACGATCACGGTGGCGGACAACCAGTGGCATGAATACCACATCCAGATCAAGCTGGACGCAAAGTACACAAGATCCGGCACAGAGTATGATACGAAACCGCTGGTTGAATTTTACTCCGAAAGCCTTGCAACTAAGGATATGGTTTACACTTGCGATTTTGACTTGAAAGACGTTTGTGTAAGTGAGTGCAGTACGGCAGCAAGTGGAAGCAATGGCAGCTGGGCGGATAACACGGTGTATGACACGAGCGGAATGGGAAACCATGGCAGTGTTACAAGCGCTTGCCGGCCGGTTTTGGCTGGGAACAGCCCGATGTATGATAAGTGTTATGAGTTCCCTTATAAAAATTATATTACTGGGAAAATGCCGTTTGGTGGGCAGGCTGCGAGCAACTTCACGATTAGTATTTGGCTGAACCAAATTGAAGGCGGCGCATATTCTACTTGGTTGAACAGTAACGGTTATGGCGACTCCGGTTTGTGGCTGGCAGTTAATACCGAAGGCTGTGCGCAGTGGGGATACCGTGGAAGCGTTAGCCCGAATTATGTGAAAGGCGGAAGTAATATTGCGGTAAATACCTGGCATTTGTTCACTTATGTATACAAAGAAGGTGTAGCGACCTGGTATTTGGATGGCAAGAAAAATTGCAGCGCTGCCTATGCAGATAAAACAATAATGCCTGCGGGCACATTTACATTGGGTGACAGTTATGCGGGAAATGATTGGAATACAAATTTCCATGGCAAGCTTTCCGATTTCCGCATTTATGCTACTGCTCTATCGGAGGCGGACATTGCAGAGCTATACAACACACCGGTTTCGATTACAAGCACCGGAACGATGATGATGAAGGGAGAGCTGATTGAAACATGAGTGTGGGAGTGAATAAAAGCGGGGTTGTGAATGCGGGAAGTTTTGTAGAGACAAACGGCGCTATGCTGAACACGTTTATGAGCGAAGGATATACACCAACTGCGTCTGTTACAAATTCATGTATGGGACAATATATCACAGGATTTGTAAAAGGTAAAAGCTATGTAATTGATATGACCGTTATCTGGAGTGGCTTCAAAACAGATGTGGCGGATAATTTTAATATTGGTAGTCAAGGTTCTTGTTATGACGGAACCAGCTGGAGTTGGAATTATAGCAACCCAATGTGTAACGCGATCAACAATCTAAAAGGATTCAAAGATCTTGTGTTAAGCGCTGACAGCGGGAGCAAGCGATATGTTGCTACGTTCAGCATAACCAGCGACTGTACTGGGTTAGAGCTTGGATGCCGGACGAATTATTCCAATGGAAAAGGCACGATTACATATTCCAATATCCGGGTTGTACCTGCCGATAATTACGTTGATGGCTCAACAAGTGCCGGTAAACTCACCGATGATTCAATCGTGATGGATAACTTTATAGAGATGTAAAAAGGAGATGATAGGATGGCTCAGTTAGGCAACCTTATTGTAAACGGAGTGTCCCGCTTGCTGTCCAAATTGTATGTGAGCGATTCTGTAACAGCTCCGAGTTTTATTGGCAAGTTGACCGGCAATGCAGACACCGCCACAAAGTTGACAAGCAGCGCAGGAAGTGCGACACAGCCGGTTTATTTTAATGATGGAAAACCTGTTGTTACAACTTATACTTTGGGCAAAAGCGTGCCTGCGGATGCCAAGTTTACTGATACGAATACATGGCGTGGGGTACAAAATAACCTGACAAGCACGTCCACGGATCAGAGCCTGAGTGCCGCACAGGGCAAAGTTTTGAAGGCGTTAATTGACGGCAAAGCTGCGAGCAACCACACACACACCAAGAGCCAGATCACGGATTTCCCGGCGCTAGGGACAGCAGCTGTCAAGAATGTGCGAACTTTGACAGAACAAGGTGCCAGTGGCTGGAAAGATGCGGCAACCGACCAGCAGTATGTGCCCGATATGAGTTTTATCGCTTATTGGAACGGCGCGTATAGTGGAACAAGTTCTAACCTGACTTATTGCAACAGGGGCGCATTTGGCACGATTGTGACCAAGAACACCAGTGATTATGCTGTGGCCGGACACACCCATACATGGGACAGCGTGACGGGGAAACCGAGTACCTTTACACCGAGCAGCCATACGCACGGAGTGATTAAATCCCTGAGTGTAAACGGCACAACGATTACCTGTACCAAAGATGACGGTACGACCAGCACCATTACGACCCAGGACACAAACACAACCTATGGCACCTTTAAGGGGGCGACTACGAGCGCTGCGGGCAGTACTGGCTTGGTGATTGCGCCGGTGGCGGGCAATGCGAACCGTTACCTGCGCAGTGACGGAACCTGGGCTGTACCCCCGGATACGAATACAACCTATGGTGTGTTTGCGAAAGCGACCGCTGATGCGGCAGGCAGTACAGGACTTGTTCCGGCACCGGCCAAAGGCCAACAGACATATTACTTGCGTGGAGACGGGACCTGGGCTGTGCCGGCAAATACATGGCGAGGAATCCAGGACAACTTGACTTCGACTTCGACCACAGATAGCTTGAGCGCAAACCAGGGCAAGGTATTGAAAGGTTTGATTGATGGTAAGGCGGCAAGCGGACACACCCACAATTATGCTGGGTCCAGCAGTGCGGGCGGTGCAGCAACGAGCGCCAACAAAGTGAATGCAGCTTTGACGATTAACCTGAATGGGACAAGCCAGGGTGCATGGGATGGCAGCAGTGCAAAATCGATCAGCATTACGGCAGCCAGTGTGGGCGCAACAAGTGTGACAATTAGCAGGTGGTGATTTTTATATGGGAGTTTATTTAGGAAGTACGCAGGTGGATATGCAGGGAGGTTTTGTGACTGGTGGTGCCAGTGGGGCGAGTTTGCAGAGCAAGACGGTTAGCCCCAGTGAGAGCGCACAGACGATCAAAGCAGACAATGGCTATGACGGTTTGAGCCAGGTTACAGTAAATGCAGTATCGAGAACTTATGTGGGAAGCGGCGTAACGAAAAAGAGTGCTGCGACTTATACGCCAGGAACGAGTGACCAGAGCATTGCATCCGGCCAGTATTTGAATGGAACCCAGACGATTAAGGGTGATAGCAATTTGACCGCCGGTAATATTAGAAACGGTGTGAGTATTTTTGGAGTTTCTGGTACTTATACGGGCAGCAGCAGTGGTGGAAGCGGAAGTGTGAGTTTGCAAAGCAAAACTGTATCGCCAAGTGAAAGTACACAGACTGTAAAACCTGACAGCGGATACGGCGGATTGAGCCAGGTGACTGTAAATGCTATTTCGACTACATATGTGGGCAGTGGTGTGACCAAGAAAGCTGCTGCGACTTATACACCAACGACCAGTAACCAGACGATTGCTGCAAGCCAGTATTTGAACGGTGCGCAGACCATTAAAGGTGATGCGAACCTTGTGGCTGGAAACATCAAAAGCGGCGTAAGCATTTTTGGTGTGACAGGAAATTATGCTGGGAGCAGTAGTGGCGGAAGTAGTGGGAACAATAATGTGGAAGCGTATCATGTGACATCGACCTCGCCCAGTGTGAATTTTAAGACTAGCAGCGGCACGATTAAGATTTGGGGCTACGGCACCATGACCAGTTCCAGCGGCTGGGGAGGGCAGACTACGAGCTTGATCGCGTTTGAGGGCGACAAGTACCACAAGAGCGCCATGTACGGCGGCCCAAGCAGCACCAGTTTGAGCCTAAGCATCAGCAACGGAAAACTGACTGGACTGCCGAGCGGATTATCTGCAATCAGTGCGATTGTAACGAGAGGTATATGATTATGGCTACTGATACAAAGCTGGACAGTTTGGTAATTAACTACCTGACACAAAGCCAGTATGATGCGGCTAAGACAAATGGAAAACTGAACGCAAACCAGATTTATATGACACCGGCAAGTAGTACGAGTTATACACTGCCGACCGCGACAAGTTCTACATTGGGTGGTGTAAAGATTGGTAGCAATATTACAGTGAGCAGTGGCACGATTAGCCTGACAAAAGCAAATGTAACGAACAGCCTTATGGACGGACGTGGAAATGTTATCCTGGGAGAAAACTCTATCGACACAGTTTCTGCTGGTGCCGGAGCTGATTATGGGCCATCTCATTCTTTGATTGTTGGTACCGGAAACAAAGTTACTGGATTAAAAGGTGGAAATAATTATGTCACTATATATTACGAGGGATTGAATAGTGGCTTTGTTGGAGGAAATTATTGCGTCTCGACTTATGCTATTTTGTCTAACAATTCTCCGACAAGTAATGTTTTAATTTTCGGTAATGGTACATCTTCCGCTAAAAGCAATAGCTTCCGTATTGATTATGGTGGTAAGGCTTACGGTGGAACCTATTCTTCTTCCGGCGCTGACTATGCGGAAATGTTTGAGTGGCAGGACGGGAACCCTGATGGGGAAGACCGGCGTGGCATGTTTGTGACGTTGGATGGGAAATACATTCGACTGGCAAACAGCAAAGATACTTACATTTTGGGTATTGTATCCGGCAACCCGACTGTGCTGGGCGATACTGCTGAGGACCAGTGGGCTGGCATGTACGAGCGTGATATTTTTGGAGCACTGAAGCATGACAGCACCACAGAGAACGGCCTGGTGTTGAACCCGAACTATGATAATGACAAACAGTATATTGCCCGCGGACAGCGCAAAGAATGGGATGCTGTTGGCCTGATGGGAAAGCTGGTTGTGGTGGACGACGGCACCTGTGAAGTAAACGGATTTTGTGCTGCCAATGATAATGGCATTGGAACTAATGCAGAAACCGGATACCGTGTGATGGAACGGCTGGATAAAAACCACATCCGAGTATTTGTGAAATGAGGTGAGAAGTATACAATATGGCGACAAATACAAGGTTAGACAGTTTAGTAATCAATTATCTAACACAGAGCCAGTATGACAATGCCAAAAGTGCAGGCACTTTGAATGCAAACCAGATTTATATGACGCCTGCAAGTAGCGGATCGACTTATACGCTGCCTGCGGCGACAAGTTCTACGCTGGGTGGTGTAAAGATTGGCAGCAATATTACAGTAAACAGCGGCACGATCAGCATTAGTAAAACTAACGTGACAAATGCACTGGGTTATACGCCACCTACGACTGATACGAAATATACACTGCCAACCGCGAGTGCTTGGACTTTGGGTGGTGTAAAAATCGGGAGTAACATTACGGAGAATTCCGGCACGATTAGTTTGACAAAGGCGAATGTAACAAATGCTTTGGGGTATACACCGCCGACAACAGATACGAAATATACACTGCCGACAGGTAATGCTTCGACTTTGGGCGGTGTGAAATTGAGTGATTCGACCAGTTCAACGAGTTCGACCAGTGGTGGTGTTGCGGCAACACCGGCAGCGGTGAAAGCGGCATATGATGCGTGTACAGAATGGGTATCTTTAACTGCCTCAAGTGTATATACTGTAAAATCTGGTATTACTATGTGGGCAAATACAGAAAAAGCACATCGCCGTGGACGAAGAGTCTATTTGACTTTTCAGTGTATGGGGCCTGCAACAAGTGACGCGGCTGGCTTTATTCAAATTGGAACAGTTCAGTCTGCCTATAGACCGAAAGTTAATGCTTATTGTCCTTTTGGATTAAATGTAACAACGTCTGGCTAGATTTTTGGACCTGCTGTTTGCATTATTAAAACCACAGGAGAGATTCAGGTTTATACTGGTAAAAATAATGCAACTTTTGGTAATAACAGTTACGGTTGGACGACAAATAACCCAAATACCATTTCGTGGGATTATTAACTAAGCTGAAATAACCGTGAAGCAAAATTACTTTACAACACGATGGAACGTTAAAAGGAGGCTGATGGAAGATGCGGCTGAAGAATGGAGAGGTGTGTTTTGGGTGGCCGTTGGCGCAGCATGTGATTACGGCTGGCTGGAAATATAACAGTGGGGCGCTGCACAGGGCAATCGACTTCCGCGCTTTGGTGGGAACACCGGTGTTTGCGGCGGAAGATGGAACGGTGCGCGTGGTTTACCACTGGAATGGGCGAGTGACCCAGGGCGACACCAATAGTTATGGCAATATGGTGAAGATTGAGCATACGGCGTATAAAGGCGGCAAGCTGGAAACGTTGTATGCTCATTTGAATTCTATCACGGTGAAGGTTGGACAGAAGGTGAAAACCGGCGAAGTGATTGGTTACAGCGGCCAGACCGGCAACTGTTTTGGTGCTCATTTGCACTTTGAGGTGCGCTGGAAAGGTGTGCGCGAGAACCCGCTATGCTGGCTGGATGATGACTTTAAGCCGGCCAGCCGCGGTGTGATTTTGTGGGCCAATGCAAACCAGCACAGTGTACAGGTGGACAAGCAGGAAGCGGCTGAGGAGCCGAAGGTTGAACCGGCAGTGAAAAAGACTGTGACAAAAGCCATTACCCTGAACAACGGCAAATGGAATGTGCGCAAGGGTGCCGGAATGCAGTACCAGTCCATTGGGGTGATCAGCAGCCCGAATGCCAAGACCGGCAAGCCTGTTTGCATTGGGTATGAGACGGTTGTGAACGGCTGGTTCAAAACGGTTTATGGTTATATCAGCCAAAAAGCGGTGAAGAGCCATACCTGAGTGCAGCCAAAGCAGGTGATTTTTATGAAGGAAAACTGGAGCCTGATGAGGTTCAGCAAAAAGATTATTGTTTTTACAATGGGCGCAACGATTATTTACGCGATTGTATACATGATTCTGTGTTTTAGGACCGGACAGTTACCGGAATCGTCTTTTAACATTGGGCTGTTTGCGGCAATGAGTGCGGAGAATTTGTGTAACGCCTGGATTAAGGTGAGGGAAAAAGTAGCGGAAGAAGAAAAAACAGAGGGTGACAATGCGCCCCCTGGTGATGAAATTTTTACGCCGATTGATGAGACAAGTGACACGGAAGAGATTGGAGGTTAGGTATGGAACAGGGAATTGTATATATTGTGATGGGCCTGGTTTGCGTGATTGCTTTTATGGTCGGCAAATATGTGCTGCCGAACGCCCAGGAGACAGTAAACAAGGCACTGAACCTGTTGAGCGGCTACCCGCTGTTGATGCAGTGGGGATTAAGCGCCTGTAAATATATCAAGCAATATTTTAACGATATTTCCGGCGAGGAAAAGAACAAGCGTGCCGCAGAACTGATTATGGAAGTGGCCAAGCAGGCCGGCGTTACCATTACAGAGGAGCAGGCGCGTGCGATTGCCCAGGCGGCTTACGAGCAGATGAAGGCGGGTGAAGCTGCTGCCGGAGAGAAGGTGAACGCAGATGCCTAACCCGGTATTTACATTTACGGCGCAGGACATACTGATGCTGGTGCTTTCAGCTTGTGCGGCGGTGGTTAGTATTTCGAATGCGATTGCCCAGGGGGTTAAGTTCAACAACTTTTTGAAAAAGCCAAACAGAGATCAGGATGCCCGGATGGACAAGATTGAAGATCGGCTGAAAACGGTGGAAGGGCGCTGCGACACGTTTGACAAGCAGTTGGAGGGTGTGAAGAAGCACCTGAATAGCCTGGATGAAAGCATTAACATGCTACTGCGGGCAGAATTTGCACAGCTGGGGCACAACCTGAACGGCGACAATGTGGAGCAGATGCAGCGAGCATTTGACGATATACAGGAGTTTTTGTTTAAGCGTTAAGGTTGACAGCGAACAACATGTGGTATATAATACAAATAGAGGATTGAAGCTCTTAATAAGCGAACACCTCAGTTAGCTGCAAATGAACCAAATACATCTGCTACAATGTACCCAGTTCAGATGAGGCCGCCTAAGTGCTAGTTAGGTAGCCTCATTTCTTTTTACGGCCAAAATAAATGGCCACAAAAACGCCAGTCCATGTACCGATGCAGCTTACGATTGTAAGCACATCCACAATAGAATTCATGGCATCACCTCCGACAATAAGATTGCCGAAAGGCGAAAATGATTAAACCTCCATTCAGCCTTCCGGCTAGTGGGAGGTGGCCGCCTAAGCGCTTATAAAGGTGGGTGAAATTCAGCGGAGCTTCAATCCTCTGGAGAATAGTATACCATAAAGAGTCGTTGGATCACAAGTAAATTTTACGCGTGAGTAAAAACAGCAAAGAATTATACAAAAAGGAATAGGGAGTACCTTTGGTTTGAAACCTTGGGTGCTCCCTATTTTTTAGCATGTTGGAAGTATCAGTACAGTTCAGAGACAGAAAGAACTTTGGCGGGAAGATCCTCGCGCTTGCCGGATGGGGTTGGTGTGGAGATCTTGATGGTTTGAATGGCGGAATTGATTGCAGGTTCAAAGCCGTCCAGAACGGGGATAGCACCACAGGAAAAGAAAACCTTGTTTGCGTTGCCGTCTTTGGTGGAATATTCAGAAATATAGTGAGTACCAAAATCGCTATTGGCATTATGAATATAATCCGGCAGTTCGATGGTGACGAGTTTTTTACAGGGAACACCGGATGGTTTTTGGCCTTGAAGAACCCAGCCAGCCGGAAGACGGTGGGCTTGATACGGATCATTTGACACAAAGGTAAAATAGGTTGTTGTGACAGGGCCATGTTCCGAGGTTCTACGGGTACAGGCAAGAACCCCTACAATAATTTCAGTTATCATGATGGTTCTCCTTTTGTATTTGATAATTTTTTATAACGCCCACGTTTTATGTCCTTATGGTATTGCTGTTGTTTTTTAAGAATTGCTAAACATTCAGGAGAACAAGCATTACTACGATCTACTGCAGCAAAAGTTTTTCCGCAGACAACACAAATTGTTCCGTTTTTCTGCATGTTCTTTTTGTGGTCTGGGTTTTGTTCACGGTAATTGGCAGCCCAGGCACGTTTTAACGGCTCGGTTTTTTCTTTTAAGGAGATCGGGGCGCATTCTGGACAATATTTTTGAAGGCCACCTTTTACGATATAAGGCTTGCCACACCGCTGACAGATATCGGTAGATCCAATTTGACGAGTGGTCTTGTTTTTAGCAAGGTTCCGACATTTTTTTACAGCCTGCTTATCACGTTCCGCCTTACATTCTGGGCAGAAAGACGCACGAGGACCACCGGTAAAAGTAGCACCACACGACTTACAAACATGAGATATCATGCGTGGTTTATGAGCAGCCTGTTCACGACATGAGGAGCATAGGCGCTGTTCTTTTTGCCCATCAAACGAATCTCCGCACCGAACACAACGACGAAGCATGAAACTACCTCTTAAAATAAATCATTGACAGAGCATTGAAACAGCGAGGCAAGAGTTTGTGCAACCTGAACAGTGGGTTTACTTTCGCCGGATTCAATGCGTTGGTATTGACGGAGGGATATACCGAGTTTATCCGCGACCTGCTGGGCTGTCAAGTTGGCACGGGAACGCATGGCTTTGAGGCCGATGGGCTTGATATCCGAATACTTTTCGGCCTGGCCATGATAATAACCGAGAGCGAAAGAGCCTTGCAGCTCGACAGGAAGGAGCTTAGAAAACTCGTTTTGCATATCATCTTCGGTAATTGTGGAGTAGGTCTGAGCAATGAGGCGGTCCAGCTCCGGTGTTATGCGGTGTTCTGTGTGGGCACGAAGAATGAGCTGCGCGATTTCCATTAAAGGATACATGGTGGCGTTTTGGAGGTTATTGGCCTTGGGGCCATCCTCGCCATAGACAATCGTGGCGAGCTTGTTATAAAGAATACCCAGTGCAAAAACCTGTTCCGTAGTAAGAGCCATAAGAAAGCCTCCTGTTCACATGACGTTTTATGTCGTTTCCCTGGTTATAGTGTACGACATTTTATGTCATATGTCAAGGAGGTTTTGAAAATTATTTGAGTTGCTCCCTCCTCCATATTTCGCTAAACTGAACTTTAGCGAAGTTGTGTATATATGGATTTTGTTTAGGACTTCGCTTCCACCCTATCGGATTGATTATTGTTGTATTGGCGGCATGACGGGTGTATACTTTTTGGTGTATAGTCCTATGGTGCGCATAACTATCTTGCCGACTGACATGAACGGTTTATGAATTGATAGATGATACATGCGACAAGATTGAATCCAGCCGGCGCTGGCTACTGCAGCTATTACGAGTTTGTTTTACCTTGAAAATTGCAAAAAAATCAAAGACTTCACATCTGCTATTGATCCATGGTTAGAACGCTTGAGCTGAACTACGAGTTTCTTTTACGGTGAAAAAGCGCAAAAAATACCGATTGTAATAAAGCCAGGACGGTATGGACGGGCGGCGCATGGCGGGATTTGAAATTGATTTATGACCACCCATAGCCAGAATTACGAGTTTGTTTGACCAAAAGATTGAAAAAATATGGTTCAGACGGCCAGATATGGATGGTTGATGCAGCGGTTTGAGCTACGAGATTCTTTGATTTGAAAAAGCGCAAAAAAATAAGAGTGAAAGCACTCCCCTACCCTGCCCGGTTTGGTTTTGAACTACGAGGTTGCTTGACAAAGGGCGCAGAAAAAGGAAAAATTTGTGCCAATTACGAGATTGTTTGATGCGAACTGCGAGATTTTTTGACGGCAATTACGAGGTTGTTTGACAGCGAAAAACGGGATTTTGCGTAAAAGAAACTCATAGCAAGAATAAAAGAAACTCGTAGCTTGTGTAAAAGAAACTCGTATGTAGAACAAAAGAACCTCGCAGCTTGTGTAAAAGAAACTCGCAATATACCTTATATAATATAAATATAAAATATAAATAATAAATAATAATAAGCGCAAAAAATTTTACTACGAGTTTTGTTTTGAAGAAAAGCGCAAAAAAATCAGGCTTGACGAGCGGATAAAAATAGGGTAAGATAAAGATATAATGCGTTAGGTATACCCACCTGTGCGATGCGATACATACACTGTGATTTGGAGGTTGAGCTTGACATGGCGGACAGGCTATGCGGGCGAACAGAATGATGAAAGACCAAAAAGTAAACCGTGCAGGCACAGGAACGGCGATTACCGGAGAGGTGATGACGGACGAAGAGGTTAAGGCGAAAAAGGAGCAGGAAAAGAAGACCGGCTCCCCTTTTGCCGTTGGCTCTTACATCACCAAAAGCAATGACCTGATCCAGAAGACCAAGTATTCCCTGCCGCGCAACGAGCAGAAAATTTTGTTCATGCTGCTTTCCAAAATCGACCAGAAAAATGACACGGATGCTTCGAAGTATTACACGATTACGTTCAGCGACTTTTCAAAGTTGACGGGTGTGAATGCGGAAAAGCCGGCCTATGTGGCATATTTGCAGCATACGATTGAAAATTTGGAGAACCGGACATTTTGGGTGCCGATTGCCCCTACCAAGTACAAGAGCATGAGCTGGGTACGCAAAGGTTCGATCATTGATACTGAGGGCAAAACCATCAGTATGCGGTTTAATGAGGACATTTGGAAAGACATTGCCCAACTGACAAGCAACTACACATCTTACAGTATTGAATACTTGCTGATGATGCAGAGCACCTATTCTATGCGTGTGTATGAAATTATCTTATCTTATGATAACGGCAACCGGGACTACGAATACGCCAATGGGCTGGTGTTTGAGCCGGTGACGGACGAGGTGCTGGGGATGTTCCCCGCCAAGCGGAGCCAGCTGCGCGGATACAAGTACAAAAAGTTTGGCATTGATGATTTCAAAAACCTGCTGTCTGTACCGACCAAAGAAGAGCGCGGTATGAACCGCAAAAAGTCCGATGTGGATAACAAGTATGACCGCGAAAAACCGTTGACAGAAAAGTACCCGAATTTTTCAGACTTTGAACGCAATGTTTTGAAGCTGGTAAAAAATGAAATCAACGAGATGACAGACCTGTGGTTTGACTATGAGCCGGTGCGAACCAAAGGCGTGCGGAAATACACCCATCTGTATATTTTTATCAAGTACAAATCACGCAAAGAGATGGAGAAGGTGCGGGCGTTTTTGAGCGCGAACCAGCGCAATGACCAGGAGGTGGCACGCCAACAAAAGGCGAAGAAACAAGCTGTGTTGGCGGCTGAAACCGGAGAGGTCTCTCCCCTGCCCCCGGCTGTGATGAGAATGACGTTCCGCAAGGCGCGGGGCGAGATAGAAGACCGGGCTGGATATGCGGGCTACAAGAAGGAGCTGACCGTAGAAGAGCGGAATGTTTTGGCAAATGTGTTTACTTATGCGGCCAAGATATTGACTAACCAGAACAAACAAGACCAGGCTGAAGAAACACTGGAAGCGCTGAATGGAATCATCCAGAATAACCACGGGCTGAAAAGCTGGGCGTTGGGTGAACTGGAAAAGTTTAGCGTGATGCTGAGGCAGGATGTGGAAAAGAAATCTGCGCAGTATTACCGCACGGTGGTGTACAGCGACATTGTAGAAAATTCCGCCACGATCATTGAAAGCGGAAAACGGCGGATGGGACAGGACGGCAAAGAGCCGATGTTCCGGCTGGATGAAACAACATTTGAAGAATAACCAGGGGGAGCTGCTGACGAGGTGGCTCCCCTATTTTTAACTTTATTACAGCAACAAAGAACTGATTCTTTTGCTTGTTGACTTTGAGTGTTGATGTGTTATAATGAAATTAAAATAGCAACAAAGAATTGGTTCTTTTACATGGAGGGCTGTATATGGCTGCAAAAATTATTACGATTGCGATTGAAAAGGGCGGCTCTGGTAAAACAGTTACTGCTTCTAACCTTGCTTACTTAATGGGAGATGAAGGAAAAAAGGTTTTGTGTGTGGACACTGACCCACAGGGCAACCTGACCTTTGCGTTGAGCGGCGGCAATACAATCACGAGCAATGCCTATTCCCGCAAAGCACTGTATGATATGTTTGACGGGTTCAAGTACACCCCCACGAAGGACTATATTGTGGAGACAGAGTATGAGAATGTTGATATGATCCCGGCAAGCAGCCAGACACCGCGGATCAACAAGCGTCTGCCGGACCTATTGGCTGATGCGCAGCAGTATGATGTGGGCGACCCAAGACAGCTGGAATCTACGGCCGACTTTTTGCTATACTTTTTGAACCAGGTGCGGGAAAACTATGATTATATCATTGTGGATACCCAGCCAACCCGTGACAGTATGATCCTTTCAAACGCCTTAGTGGCAGCGGATTATGTATTGATCCCAATGATGTGCGATTCGTTCTCTGAGGATTCGGCATTTAGAACTTATTCCATTTGCAATGAGCTGCGCAAGAACCCAAAAACGAACCTGAAAGGAATCGGCGTGATTTTGACTATGGTGGACAAGGGTGCGGCCACGAGAGAGACGCGGGAAGAATGCCAGAGAGTGCTTGGCCCTACCCTGTTCAAGACTGAGATACCTAGCGCTTTGGCCGTGAAGACATCGGTGAGAAGATGTGTGCCGGTATGTTATTCTGCCAAAACACAACCGATTGGCAAGAGCTATGTGGCGGCTTATAAAGAGTTGAAACAGCGGCTTGAAAAACTGGATAAGGAGGAAAAGTGAGATGGGTTTGAAATCAAAGCCGAAGAAAGGCAATGAAAAGAAACTGAACATTCCTACCAGCAGTGCAGCAAAAGAAGTGAACGATAACGATGCCGGCCGTGCCCTGGTTGGAAAGATCGTTGGTAATAAGACCATTGAGTTTGAAAATAAGGATATCAGCCTGGCAGACATCCGGCTGAACCCAGACAACGAGATTTTTCGCCAGAATGACAATGGAGAAGATATTGAAATATTAGCCGAAGACATTAAGCGCAATGGCCTGCTGCACAACCTGGTCGTGTTCCCGGAGCAGGAAGATGGTAAGACGGTATATGTTTTGCTTTCTGGCGAGCGGAGATACCGGGCATTGATGCTGCTGCAGGAACAGGATGCGACCTGGAATGCGGCCAAGAACTGTAATGTAGTTACCACTCCCCTATCCCCCAATGAAAAGAAAGTTATTTTGTACAGCGCGAACCTGCAGGTGCGTGGTGGTTTTGGTGATGAAATGATTCGGCGCAAGGCAACAGTTGAATTTATTGAGTGTCTGCAAAAAGAGCCATATAACATGAACCAGGCCGAGGCCAAGAAAGCCCTGAAGGAAATCAGTGGTGCAGTTGGGCGGACGATTGATAAAGACATACGAATTGAACATACGCTAAATAAGCAGCTGCTGCAAATGTTAGATGAAAAGTATCTGACACGAAATGAAGGCGAAGAATTAACAAGGCTCAACCAGGAACAGCAACAGAGAATTGATTCTTTGTTTGAGGAACTTTTTGCCATTGAAAACCCAGAGGTAAAAGATCTACAAGACGAGATCAAGAATGAAGTTATGGCAGGGTTGAAAAACGTTTGGAAAGGCGGCTCAACGGAAGAGCGCGACCAACTTTTTGAAGATGTACTGACAGAGCTGAAAAACGGAATTAAAACACTGGTTGAAAAAGAAACGGAAAACGCAACTGAGGAAACTGAAAAACAGGCTGCACTTGAACGCGAGGTGGAGGTAGCTGAAAAGAAAGCCGAAACCAAAACATTTGTTCAGAAAACTTTACAGCCGCTGGCCGGTAAGATTGGTAAGAAGATTGCAACGCCGGCATATAAGAGAGGACTGAAAAAGATGAGCCAGGAGCAGCGGGAAGAAGACATTAAGACGCTGACAGAGCTGATTGAAAAAGCTGCGAAGCTGAAAGAGCTGCTGGAGACGGTTAAGTGATGGCAAAGGAAGTAAAAATCAACCTGCGGCTGAGTATGCGTGTACGCGAGGTGCTGAACGACGAGGCCGAGGTTGAAGATACCCGCATTGGAACCGTGACAAACCGGCTGTTGCAGGAAGAGCTTGGCAGGATGATGGCGGTAGGTGCCGACCGCTGCGTGATGAAAGATACCAAAGAGTACCGGGCTTTGATGCCGCACCTGGAAGGAAGCTATGTGCTGCCGACAGAACTGGAAATCAACCGGCACATTACAACGCGGCTGGATGACAAGAACTACCCGCAGGTTTCTTTGTACTTTACAAAAGAGCAGGCAGAGTTCATGGCCGGACTGGTGAAAAAGCAGAGGATACGAGGAACCCTTTACTATGACGGCAGTGTGAAATCTTACCGGTATGTGATTGTGGGGATGCTGTTGAAGAACCCGTTGTTCGCTGATTTTGGCCTGAACTAAAAAAATAGCCCCCGTCCGCTGGGTGACAGTGGATAGGGGCTTTGTTGTTTTATTCGCTGACTTTTACTGCAAAGTTTTTAAGCTTTTGATAACAGTCAACGTAGAGTTCCTGCTTATCGCCGTTATAGGTAACTTCGTAATACAGGCCGTCTTTGACAGGGGTGGTGAAAAGACCTTTATTGTTTTGAAGAGTTTTACATGACCAGACGGTGTAGATATCATCCGGTGACAGATAGACACCAGTTACATCAGCGTTATCATTGAAGTAACGGGAGATGGCGGTGCAGGCAGCCAGTTCAAATTCTTTAGGATTCATGGACGGTACCTCCAGTAGAGTTACAGGTTACATCAGGCGGTGCTATCCAGGGGGTTGTAGTGGGGATAAACGGCATGTTATCAATCGGCTTGGTGTTTGGCGTTACCGGCAGAACTGTTTCGCCCTGTTCGGTTGTGATGGTACGTTTGATGAGATGGCCGGCATCATCAAATTCTTCTGTAAAGGTAAAGATTGTTTTACTCAACTTTCCAGCCTCCTTCCTTATCCCAGGCAATGAGCTGGTTAATGGTTTTGGGGGTATAATCATGCAGCATACAGCCAACGTTGATGATGTTGCCCTTGTTACTGGCGATACCGACCGCGTTATCACGCAGTTCTGCTTTCCACTTGGCGAGATAGGTGTTCTCACGGGTGTTATGGACGTGGCCGCAGAGCATGTAGCACTCCGGCGAATAGGAGTGGTTGTAGAACATGATAGGGTAGTGGCAGAGAATAAGTTTATATTTGCCGGCTGTGAGTTCATCATAGCCCTTGATGGAAGAAAAGTAGCGCATCATTTCCGGTGAGATTTTATCGTGGTTGCCCTTAATGAGATGGATATGACCATTGAGCTGTTCAAGGATCATAGGAGCTTCGGACGGGTCCCAGAACATATCGCCAAGGACATAAACGTTATCGCCCGGAGAGACAACGCTGTTCCAGCGCTTGATAAGCTCCGCGTGCATAGAGGGCAGGTCAAGAAACGGACGGTCATCGAAGCGGATAATGTTACGGTGAGAAAAATGAAGGTCAGCAGTAAAGAAATTCATAGTGAAATCACCTCTGATATGGTAAGATAAAAGAAAAAGGCAAGGAGTGGTTATGAATGGCAGGACCGACAAGCGTAAGATTTTGCAATGAGATGCTGGAGCTGTGCGGCTACCAGGAGGATACCCTGAATGAATGGAAACAACGGATACAGGAAGGGGACAGCTGCACAAGAGAACAATACATCCAGATTGAAAAGGAACAGCAGGCGCTGCGAGAGATCCAGGCAAAAATCACGGACTATTTTAAGGTTCGGGCCAAGTTTGACGAGGAGTTTGAAACAGCGTTTGAAGTGCCGAAGCGGAGTTTGTTTGGGCATGCACAGCCGCGAGTGGTGGTAAGACGAAGAAAGTAATCAATGCTTGCTGCTGCTGATATGAGGCCAGAAGAAGATGCCGCCGATCAGGCAGGCCCAGGCATATGTAGAGGGCAGCATTTGCGGGGTGAAGGATGCGGTGTTGAATAATTGGTTCAATGTGGAGCAGATGGCGGTGCCAAACATAGGCACCAAAATAAACTTGGCGAGAGCCAGGCGAAACCAAAAGGCCAAAAAATAAACCAGAACGGTAATAAGAATGCCGGTAAGAATTGAAAGAAGTTTATCTGTATTAGCTGTCATTGATTACATCTCCTGTGCAAGTGCGGCGATACGGGAACGGTAGATTTTTTGGAGCTTGACCTCGCCATAGAAATCCTGACCGCGGAAAACCTGGGAGAGGCGGCGCATACCGTTGTTATCGCCAGAGTAGATATCGAGATCGACCTGGGCATCATAATCACCATCAATGATACAGATGGAATCTTCGCCGATACGCTGAAGAGCAAGCCGCATCATTTCAATATCAAGGTTCTGAGCCTCGGTAATATAGACGGCGCAGTTCATGCCGGTGGTATCAAAGCCGCGCAGGTCCGAGAAGGGGAGAAGCTGGATTTTGTTGGCGTCAATATAGCGCTGGAGTTCCATAGTATCGCCGAGTTTAGCGCCGAGCATGTTGCCGATTTGGCTGTCAAGCAGCTTTTCATCGCGGGTGCCGGGGTAAAAGCCAAGGCGGGCAGCGCCGGATGTGGCGCAGGGGTTGGTGAACACGATGATTTTATCAATCTTGTGGGTTTCCAGCAGCTTGAGCATGTGAGCCAGAGCCAGATAGCTTTTGCCAGTACCGGCAGGACCGCACAGCATGGTGATTTGGTTATGTAAGAGGCTGTCAAAGGCGAGCATCTGGTAGATATCTTTCTCCTTGGCCCTGACAGCGCCAAATGCCTGCGTTTTGAAGGGCTTATAATCCACCGCGACATGTTTACCGTCTACCCACTTAAACGCCTGTACGGAGCTGTCTGCGGGGCTGTGAACGATAAGATATTGATTGGGGATAAGGCCAAAGGTATTTCGTTCCGGCTGTTCATAGAGGGCAGCGTATTGCTCATCGGTTGGAGTGACTTCCAGGAAGCCGGTATAGCTTTGGCGGGGGAGAAGATCCTTGGAAGAACAGACGGGCAGGTGGGCGAGGGAAGAGGCCAGGTGTTTACAGCAAAGATCGTCCGTGCAGAAGATCATATCCTGGTTTTGGCTGTATGTTTTCCAGGCCGCATAAATGATGATGGAATCCGGGGTGTTGGGCAGTGTGCTGCGAAACGGGCAGGTATCATCGTTCAGATAATCGGTAGCATTGGAGACATGATAAAGGTCGGAATCGTGGGCGCTATCGAGATAGTGAGCCATTTGGCGGGCACGATAACGAACGGATTCATCTTTGGTGCGGCTGGTTTTGATGGATTCCAGCTCCAGTAGGGTTTGGACGGAGATAATAAATGGACGATCGACAACATGTGCGCCCATATTGAGCAGGGCGCAGGTATCATAAAAAATAAGCAGAGAGAATTCCCCCTTTGAACGTCTATTGCAGTTTGAAAACCGCTGTGATATACTGAACGCATAAAATATTTTGTAGGAGGTTAGCACTATGCCGAGAACCAAGGGAAGCAAGAATAAAGTAAAAGCTGCCGGTGTTGATTACGAAAACCTGATTGCCGCTGCTCAGAAAGAAAAGGAAGAGGCGGAAGCCGAAGTTGCCAAGACCAATGCCAGCATTGAGGAGCTGAAAACTGACCTGCAATCCATGAAAGAAACCTTGAAAATGCAGAAGGCGGATGTGAAGGCCGCGGAGAAAAAGCTGACCAAGCTGGAAGAGAAAAAGGCCAAGGCGGACATTGCTGCTGAGGCGGAAGCGAAGAAAATTCAGGCGCAGGAAATGATCAACCAGCTGCTGACAAACGGCATGAGTGCTGATGAGATTTTGGAAAAATTAAAGTAATGGGATGAACCGTGTGGGTGGTTGTGCCTGCACGGTTTTTTGTTTGTGAATCAGGACAGCTCCCAGTAAGATTTGACATCTTTACCGATTTCAACTGATAACTTACGAGCAATCAGGCGGGCGTGGTTGTACTGGGCCTTAATGCCGTAAAAATAAGAAGCGTCCATAAAGGACAGGCTATCTTTGGCAATAGCATCAGCTGTTTGAATGTTCTCACGGTTTTTACGCAAAAGATCGTCCTGATAGAGCTGTAACAGGTGCAGCAGTTCTGATTTTTCTGATAATGTCATAAATAATAAACCCCATACCCACCCGCGCGTTAAGAGCGCAACCTTGAATTGTTTTTGTTACTTATTTAGAGCGTTGATTTGATCCATCAGCTCACGAATTTCAGCGGTTTCCTGAACGGGTTCTGCGGATTCCAGAAAGAAAATACTATGTTCGGTTGTGATGGCAAGCTTGGCATAACCTATATCAAGGATAATTTCAAGCTCTTTAACAAGGCTGGTATGTAAGAAGCCAGACTTGGAAGCGCCGAGGTTGTCTTTGGAGTATTCAAACCAGGCAGGATAGCTGGGGCCAAGGATAGAAATCCCCTTGAAGGTGCTGCCGATGCGGCGAAGGTAATCGTCCTCGGTGCGGGTTATGATACCATCGGGGTATGTAATGTCTGACATAACCCAGGTGGGAGAGATTTTTTCAAGGGCGTTTGGAACAAAAGTAAGATTCATTAAGTGTTGCCTCCGATAAGACCGTGCTCCTGCAGAAAGATGATAAAGTCGTCCATGGATAAGTTTTCTTTGAAGAAATCAAAGTTATAATCCTTGGTGGAACATTCTTTATATTGCGTCCGGATGATAACAGGAGCTTTGAAGGTTTTGGCTGTGATTGTTAGATTATCTTCAGTACAATGAAATGTAACAAATCTATCATAAAGCAAGGAGTTGCCAGTGCTGCAAAATGAACAATCAGAAGAAGCAAAATCATAAAGTTCTTCAAAAGTATGAAAACTTTTGAAATAGGGAGGCGGCGCACCTTCTTTGAAAATATAGTTGTTGTAAATAGAACGGTTGCTACTACCTAAATCCAAGAAGCAATTCATATGATAAAACTTGTGCATTACTGTTTTCCTGTACTTCCGAAAGATCCACTACCGCGGTCTGTATCGGGGAGTTCGGCAACCTGGGTGACGGTGCAGTGGACAACGGGTTGGACGACCAGCTGGGCGATACGATCCCCGATGGCGAACGCCTGAGGTTCATTGCTGTAGTTATGTAAGGCCACGATGATTTCGCCAGTATAGTTTTCATCAATGACACCAACCATATTGGCGGGGGCGAGGCCGGTTTTGGTGGCAAGGCCGCTGCGGGGATAGACAGCGCCGAATGTGCCGTGGGGCAGCTTGATGGCGATGCCGGTATGTACTTTGGCGGTCATGCCAGGCTGGATAATACAGGTGGCAACGATGACGGTACCGGGTGCTTCCACACTGATGGCGTGCAGATCCAGGCCGGCGTCCGTGGGGTGAGCGTAGGAGGGGAGGGGAATGTCGGGGGCAAGAGGTTTGACGGAAAGTTCATCCTTAAAAACGACATCGCCTTCATCCAGGACTGTCCCAGTTGACACGATTTCACCGAGATGGTCGACTTTTGTATCACAGATGGGGTAGGTATAGTTTACATACGGGGTTTCATAGTGCATGGAGTACCTCCTTTACTTATACAGACCAATCATCTGGCGGCGAAGATAGCGAAGCCAAGCGCGGTACATGGCACGGTAATTAGGTTTGACCGAGGGGATAGGTGCCGGAGTGGTTACGGGTTCGGGAGTTGCGGTTGGTGCCGGAGTAGCTGTGGGTTCAACAGTTGGTTCCGGGGTAGGTTCCGGTGTGGCAGTAGGTTCAGCGGTGGGCGCAGGAACGGGGCCGAGCCACTGAGCGTAGAGGTCCATATTGCCGGTACAGACATATTCCTGATGAGGGGAATACCAGGTGCCGGAGCCGTCGGACTCTGTGTTCCAGCCGTTGAAGGTGTTGGCACCGTAGGTAGGCTTGGAATCAATGATCTGATAGGTTTTGCCTTCCTCCTGCTCATACTTTTTGGTGGCGAAAGAATAAGTCGGGCGGGACCAGTTGCTCCACCAGTAGCCGCCATTGGCGTGATAGGTAACGGTGTAAGTGGTGGCGGCGGTTTCGGGCGTGGAAGACTCAGCATAGGCGGTGGCGCTGAGCCGGGGGCAGAAAACAATCAGAACAAGCGCCGTGAAGAACGCTGAGAAGAGTACGCCAAAGCGAAAAAGTTTGTTGCATTTATTAAGATTCATAGTTAATCCTCCTTGAGGTAGAGGCCGCAATGGCACTGGCCGGAAACCTGAGAACGAAACTCCTGACACATACATTTGTTGGCCGGGATATGCTCAATGCGACAGGGACAATAGCCGTTATTGGATTTGATGGAGGCGCGGAATTCTTCGACCTCCTCTTTTGTCCAGCTGGGGTTTGTAATAATTTTCATGTTAAAGCCTTTCTGCATACTGATTAGAAGAAGCGAGTGTGACACCGAGAACAGGATCTTGGACTGGTGCGCTACCGGGAACATAGCGGCCGAACTTGATGATGATGGTGCCGCCATAGATGGTGTTTAACATACGCAGAGAAACCAGCTGCTGTGTTATTTCCTGCGGATAGTAACCGGTATAAATCACAAAATCATCCAGACACTCCTTTTGGCGAAAGTAAGCGATCAAACCGCGTAGTTCTTCAAACTGGAGAAACGGTTCCAGACCACCAACGACAATTGCGGTAGTGATGGGGTTGTGAATGTATCGGCCAAACAAATCAGCATAAGAAACAGTATGTACAGGCGAATTGGCAAGAGGGCTGTTCTGACACATAGAAACATCGCACCCGGCATCATGACAGCACTTCCAATCACAGGTGGCGGTGCCGAGAAACATAGCAGGCTTTTTATACTGAATAAAATCTTCATCCAGAAAGCCGCGCAGAGTAATAGAATCCGGCATAATCACATCTCACTCATCGCATTCAGGTCCATCCAGTCACGCATTTTGAATTCAGCCTTGCGCTCCTTGGAATAGGTGCGTTCCGGGGTAAGGAAACCAACGATACGCTGATAGGTGGTCACTTTGGGTTTGCCACAGATAGGGCAGGTATCACCGTAGAAGCCGTGGTTTTCCTCGCAAGCGCTGATACGGGTGCAGAATGCAAAGTAAACAACGCCCTGGTCGGCAACATAGTTCAACATCTTCCATGCGGTATCAAAATTATTGAACGGTTTATCAATGTTGATGTGAGCGATGGAGCCGCCGTTGCAGGCTTTATCGAGAGCGGCAGACAAGCGGACTTTTTCCTGCAGAGTGGTTTTTACACCGAGGGGAATCCACTGGTTGCCGTACAAGGGCAGTTCATATTTTTCATCCGGGAAGAACAGCATATCTTTCTGCATCAGAACTGCGGCGGCACGCTCACCTGGGATTTCCTCAATGTTGGCACTGTAGTCTTTATCCTTGATGTAATTGTTCTTGACGGTGTTGATGATTTGCAGGATATCCTCAGCGAATTTCAAGCCCTCATCGGTATAGAACGTGTTGCCGAACTCGTCCTTAGAGGTCATGTCGAAGTGCTGTAGGGTTTCGTAAATGCCAATCACGCCGATGGTATTATATTGGGAGGCCATGTTCATGATGTGCTTGGAATAGTTGGGGAGCAGGCCCTTTTCGATATTGCGCTTGATGATATGGCGAACTGAATCCAGAGTGTCAAGGCAGAGTGTTACGGCATTTTTGAGATTAGCAAAAAACTCTGCGGGGGTGGTGCTGGAATAAGCAAGACGAGCAAGATTGATGGTGTTGACCTTAATAGAACCAACCTCCAGTGCAGTACCGCCAATGGAATTAAAATCAGGACCCCGTATGTTTCCATACGGTCTGGGCTATCTCTTATACAACCGAAACCGCTGTTCAGTTGTAAATCCCCATTTCCATCTGCGTATCAATAACAGATGTACTCCTGTTGGCCAGGATAGTCTCTACAGGTTGCGAGCTTGCACGACCTCTGAACGTCCGAAGCGGATAGCACAATTTAGGATTAAAATGATTACGACCGGTGTTAATAGCTTTAATGGTGCTGACATTAAACCTAAAATAATCCGCTATTTGCTTCATAGTGCAGGTTGTGTTTAGTAAAAGCCAAATAATATCGTCAAGTTGTTTTTGGGAAAGATTGTAAGGACATTGGGTACGGATAGGGTAAATTTCGTTTTGTCGATGATGTGTAATACCAAAGTTGATATTATTAACAAGAACCTGACTGATTGGTGGGTTAAACAGGCTTCCAATGCTTGGCTCTGTTAAAACTCCACGCTTTAATTCTGCAATAATAATATCGACCTGTTCTTCGGTAACAGCTGAATTGTGGTGTTCAATCCCATATTTATGTGGAGGATCTTCACCACCCGGCGCGATATTATACCCATTCGGAGATAATGTACCATAAAAATGAATATAGTATCGTTCTTTCTCGTTGTAATCTTCTGTCCACTCAAGAATTTCCATCTTAAAATTTTCTTCTCCATATTTTAGAATGGCATGATATAAAGCTTGAGAGGAACGGAAGTCGTGATTTCTGGCACGAGATTTATGAGAGACAAAACGATGATAAGGATTTACAGATTGTCCGATATAGCTTTTCCCATTGACTTGATTTGTGATTTTATAAATAGCTTTTTGCATATATAACTCGCTTTCCCACGGGATTCCCATATTCAAAAAAGAACGTAGGGTTCCCCGTTAGCCGCTGCTGCGACCCCGGTGATGAGCCGGAAAAGGGATTATAGGGCATCTTTTTAATCTTCACCCAAGATCTTTGATATCGGAGACAAGGCGGCAGCAGTTGGAGAGGCTGGTTACATCTTCGCTGATGAAGAAGTTGCTGTCTGCCCAGGTGATGTTGTGAGCGCAGCACCAGCGGGCAAAATCTTCGTTGACAAACTTGCCATTCTTGCGCAGCAGGGAGTAGGTAAGAACCGGAAAGGTCATCATGTTTTTGCTGCGGATCTCGCTGACAACATCCATAAAAGCTTTTTCATACTCGATAATGCCGTCGATTTCATCAATCATAAAGGAGCCATCCGGGAAGGTTTTACCGCCAAAGATGGCCTCCAGGTAGGACTGATCCATGATGGTAAAATTAGTAAAGGCGCTTTGGTTGACGCGCAGGTACGGCTGATTAAGCTTGTAGACAATGCGCTGGAACTCCTGGTTACGGTAATATTCCGGGGACTGAATGTAATAACCGGATTCGACATCTTTTTTCCAGAAATAATAGGAATAAACCAGGAAGCTGGGCAGGCCGCAAGCGCCACTGCTGCGATTGGAGGTCCAGCTGACAAACTCACCGACAAAATCCGTGAAGGTGGTCAGGTGCTTGGGCGGCTGGGCGTTAAAGTTGTCAATAAAATAAAGGCCCTTATTGACAAGTTCCTCGATATCATAAGCAAAGCAATAGGGGACAAAGGTACTTGATGCAGCATCGTGCAAGTAGAAATAGCCGAGGTATTCAGCAGTTAGCCAATTCTTGGCGGTATCCAGGCCATGGGATTTTTTGAGTTCATAGAAGATTTTGTTAAAGGCAAGAAGCTTGGAATGGGGTTTGTGCATCTCGGTGGTGAGAGAGCAGATATCCTTGGTGCCGACATTGGCATTGCCGTCGATACTGGCATCGGCCACAGTCTGCTTGTCGATGAAGTTATCAATAAAATCGGTGTAATTCAGCTGTTCGTTTGCAAAGCCGTTGAGCTTGGCCAGGTCTGGGCCATACTTACTGATGAGGTAATCCAGTTGTGTGGTAAAATCTTTATCGAGTTTAAGGTCAATAGAAAAATCCATAGAATCACTCCTGTTTGTTAATCCAATCATTTGCAGTCTTAAAATCCATCAATGTGCCGTCCACCGAAAGCATCGGGACGGTGGTAATACCCATGGAGAGCATGGTTTCTGTGTTTGTTTCTTCTTTATAAGTCACCCCCTTTGCGGCAAGTTTAGCGGCCAGCACCTTGCAGCGCGGGCAATGGGTTGTATACATAATGATGTTCATTCGGTATCTCCCTTCAATGTGGCGGCGGGAGCATCACCAGAGGCGAGGATGGTGCCGTCAGAGATATACTTGCTGTAATCAAACTGCGGAGTTGTACGATATGTAACGGCGGAAGCAGCCTGAGCGAAGGCAGAGGTGCTTGAAGCGTTTGCTTTTTCTTTAGCCTTATCCAACTCCATGACGGTGAGGATACAGTAGTTGGCAAGATCCAGCAGGGTATCGCGCAGAGATTCATTGACCTTGGCGGGGGTGCCCTTGATAAGATTCATGAAGCGGTGGTACTTATGGGAGATCTGGACGGCGGCGGTGATGATGCCGTTATCGCCAAACTCCTGATAGAGCTGGGAGAAGGAATTGCCGTAATCTGCGTTTTTGGATTTGAAGGTATCGCACATTTCAACCTGGATGCGACCAAAGCGCTGAACATCATTCATGAAGTAACCTCCTTATAGATACATAAAAAATTTAATTAGCCAGCCGGCAAAGAGGGCGACCAACGCGGGCGGGCAGAGACCGGCAAGAGTGCCGAGGAAAACACACAAGCCGTCCGGCAGAGACCAGGAATCAAAGCAGCTGGACTTGCCGTCAATGACGTTTTGAACATCATTCTGCAGGGGGATTTTGTGGGGGATGCCGGTGGTATCAACGATGAATTCAAGAGCCAGGCCGATGCCGGCTGCATGAAAGACGCCGATGGTAGGGATGGGGCCAATGGCTAAAAACCAGTTCCAAAGTTTGGATGCGGCGAACCCCCAGACGGGGATATGCAAAGCCCAGGCAGCAACGGCGCAGGCGTTAAGCTTTACAGCGCGGGTGGAATCAGTGAGGACTTTATGGACAACTTCGGACAAGTCCCGAAGAGCAGTTTCATCGTCTTCCACCTGGTTGATATGTAACTCGTAAGTTTTGAGGAGCTTGCGGATTTCTTCTTGGGTCATTCGGACGCCTCGATATCATTGAAAATTTCAGGGTAGACAGTCTGCAGCTCCTTGAGGACAGGAATCATGAGGGCGCGGATAGCGGGGTGGGCATCCTTGGCGGTGCGAAGGCGAAGGACTTCATGCCATTCGCGCAGGTTCCAGGTGCAGACGATCTCGGTTTTGAGGCAGAGGGGAAGGACATCGCGGGCTTCTTCCGGGGTGGCACCAGCATTCAACATGTCACGATAGCCTGTTTCAGCAAAGCCACAATAGTTTTTCCAGGAAATGCGTTTCCTGCCGGTATAGCCATGGTCAATGACCGTGATTTCGTTGCCGAATTTATCTTTGTTGTAATTGCAGTAGCGGGTGGATTCCTGGGCGTAGGAGCCGATACGGTGACGGACGATCTCGTTGGCGACGCCGCGGTCGGTGATGAATTTAATGGTCAGGCTGATGTGCTCGATCATAGCGTAATGATGATTTTTACAGAGCATGGCGACCATTTTGGAATCACTGCCGGGCTTGATAGCATCCTCGCTTTGATAGCAGGTGCGGGCGATGCGCTCGATACGCTGCATGGTGACATCACGGTTGAGCGGGGTGATCCATTCGTGGGATTGAGGGATAATTTTCATTCTGTGGGTGCCTCCTGTAAGATGACGCAGTTGGATGGGTAGAGAAGGATATAATCTTTCTCCCAGGCATAACCGCGGTAGGTAGGGTTGGAAACTTTGACGCGGCAAGAAGTGAAACCGATTACAACATAAGTGTTCCAGTTGATGCCGCTGTTTTTATCCGTCTGCGCATAGGCAACGGTATCACCGACATGGATTTCGCGGCCAATGGCATCGGTAATTGGTTCAGTCATGGGCGGCCTCCTGTTCGGGTTCGCGCTGCTTGATAAGATGGCCGATCCAGAACAAGCGCTTAGGGGTGACGGGATCTTCTTTCAGGCAGGCAAGAGTGTGATTTTTGCGGAAACGAGGTTCAAACTCCAGAGTAAAAACGGTATCCGCATTGGAAAGAATGAAATCTTTATAGTCCTGGCGAAGGATAGGCCAATCGGGATCGTTTTGGATAGCGGTAAGATCAAATTTGACTTTATCACCATCTTTGTAATCCAGGATATTGCCGGTGTTCTGATAGAGCCAGGCGATGGCTTTGCCGTTGCGCTTGATGTTGACGGCGTTTGCGATTGCTTTGTTTTTGATAAGATCACCTGCTTTGGTAAGAGTGAAAAGGTTGGCGGGCATTGAACGCTGCACGCTGGGCGGGTGTTAGATCATTGATGTTATAGGTAATGATAAGAGCGGAACATTTGGAAGCATAACTGCGGCAGATAGATTCAAGCTCTGCCTTGGCACGCTCTTTGCGGTGGAGTTCACGGGTAGTATTCATGGGGGCGGTGAATCAACTCCTTTAACGAGAAGATAGGTTTTGCCCTGGAGGGCAGCCGGGAGAAAGACCAGGCGACCGGCAGCAAGGACGAAGCAGCCGATTTGAATGCGGGTGACGACCTGGTAGCTGCGGCGAGCACGGAGCAGGGGAGAGGCGGACGGATAATTGGCGAATAGGACGGCTTGCATCATGGCTGAACCCCCTCCAGGTGCTGTTTCATTTCGCGGTAGAGGATATCATGGATGAGCTTGCCGGAGGTTTGAGGTTCACAGAAAATGAGCTTGCAGTCATAGCGGGCAAGCCAGGTTGTGAGGCTGGCCACCATGGCGACAGGGGACATTTTGCTGCGGTATGTACCGGCGTAAAGCATTTCCCAGGTGGTGCGCTCAACAAGCAGATAGGTGCGGGCACCGGCTGCTTTGGCACGTTCAAATTCACGGGTAAAGCGATCACGCTGGGAGGTAAAGCAATTTGCGATTTCGTCGCTGGACATCTTCCGTTCAATCACGACGATATTTTCCAGGCTGTAGGGAACGCCGGTGGGCAAGATAACCTTGGCAGAATAATCGCCAAAATTGAGCTTTTGCCGTTCGACTGGACAGCCCATTTGCTGAATGCGCTGAGCGAGTGCCGAGGTTTCGTGCTCACGGGTATCAATCAGGATAGTAAAAGTTTCAAGGGCAGATTTAACAAAGACTGGTTCGATAATATCACCCCCTAGGATCTGAACCACCAGAACAAGCTGAAAACGATGGCTGTGAGATAGAGTTTGTACCAGTCATCACGAGATAAAAAAAACCGATTGTTATTGGTCGAGGGCTTTGAACCGCCCCACCGGCCAGGCGAGAATGAGGTTGAAGGAATAGATGAGTTCAAACTGGGAGGGGAAGAAGCCGCGGAAATCAAAGTGGGCGTATCACCAGGCATCGAACTCTTGGTGACGTTACCGAAAATAGTGGCAATAACACTGATGGCAGTATTGAGAACCGCCATAACCAGAAAAAAATTAACGTACATGGCTGTATTTATAAAGAAAAGTGTTGAAATCCGTTGTGGACTGGACCCAACCGGCATCGGTACGGGACCACTTGCCCTCCTGCTTGGTGCCAAGAACCTTGATGATGTCGCCTTTAGCGATGGGGTTTTGATCCATGGTGGAGGGACGGATTTTGAAATTAACGGTTTGACCGGTTGCAAGCTGGTACAGTGCGATGGTCTTGTTTTTATATTTGCCGTCAATAGAGAGAATGTAGTGGTAGGTGGAAGCGAGAGAAGGGTTTTGGTATTGGAGGTAGCCAAGATTATCCATCTCGTACTGAAGAATATCGCTGACCGGAGTGATGATTTCTGAGGTTTCTTTGGCGCAGTGACGGACAATGCCGAGCCAGTCCACGTTGATGTATTTCTTTTCAGTTTCTTTCTCACATAAGGTGAGCATTGCATCATGGTCAATGAACGGGTCAACGGTTGCTTTGGAGAGCTGAATGGAATCACTGTACTTATCGAACAATTCAACCTGGGCTTTGAGCTGGTTGGGATTGCCAAACTCGTGGAAAAAATCAAGTTCAATCAGGATTTGAAGTTGGCGGGAATTGACCGAGGTTTTATGCTTGATATCTTGCAGGAGGCTGATAAAATCAGCGTAAGTGTTATCCCGCAGAGCATAAAGTTCACGGCCAATGCGCTTGTTGAGGTATTTGATGGAAGCCATGCCTTTATAGATGGCGCGATTGGCAACATCCGGGGTGTATTGGTCCAGCGAGTGGCGAAAGCGGATGGGCATGATTTTGATACCGCGCTGTGCTGCCAGAGCTGTGCCGGCAAGGATTTTCTTTTGGTTGTCCGCGGTGTTGAGCAGAGCGGTAACGAATTCAACAGGGTGGTAATAACGATAGTAGGCGCAGTAATAGGTAAGGATGGAGTAGCCAGTAGCATGATTCAGCAAAGTGTTATCTCAAGGGCTTTTTATCCCAAGATTCTTACGCTCAACGCGCAAGGTCAGCATATATTTTCATCTCAGTAAGATGGCGGAAACTCGTGGAGGAATTATTGCTTTCATAGTGACGCGCACCCTCTATGCGTTACAGACTGCATTAGATATTACAGCCCTCGGTGTTGCCCTGACGGGGTTCACCGATATATCCCGCTTGTTCGATACCTGTTGCCAGGTAAAGCGGCCTGAATGTTTGACCGAACTGGTAGTTGCTACTGTCTTGAAGAATTTGAAGGAATGCTTTGGCTTCTTGCTCTGCCTGAGCGCGAGAACTGGAAGCGTGAGCACAGTAACCTTCCAGAATATGGGGGAGAGCTTCCTTAATAGCATTTTCATCTTTGTGACCGATAGCGCGACGAACAGAATCAGCATCACCACCGGACATGCCGCAGATTTGCTGCAGGAAGGAAATAGATTGTTCCTGAAAAATCAGCCAGCCGAGTGTGTCCTCAAGTAAGTTGTCAATCTCTTTGGAGGGGTTCTGGCCGCGTTCATGGCGGAAGAGCTTGTCCCGATATGATGCTCCACCAGGGCGGATAGCAGCGGTTACAATGCTGAGATCCTTGATGCTGTGGACATCGTATTTTTTTAAGGATTCAAAGGCGAAATCTTCCACGAACTGGAACAGACCATAGGGACTGGTTTTCATATCCGCCCAGACGGCAGGGTCATCAAAGTTAATCTGCCAGGTATGAGGGTAGGGGATGTGAGCGAGCTTACAGGTTTCATCGAGCTGGGCAATTGTTGACAAACCGAGGATATCGTATTTGGCCAGACCCACTGCATGAGAGGCGTCCATATCCAGCGCAAGAACTTGCAGGCCGTCTTTATCACGGAAGACACTGTAACGTTCGTACAAATCAATGGGAGCGATGATAACGCCGGCCGGGTGATGAGAAAGAGAAACTACTGTGTCCTTGATGCCATCAAAGTAATAGAAAAGATCAGGATAATTCGTTCTGCAGGTTTCGGGATCGGCATCGTATTCGTCTTTGATTTGAGCGATACGATCGAGCGACCATGGGTTAGATTCTTTAGAGCTGGTGGGATTGGTTTTCTGCCAGCGTTTGGCGAGGGCACGGCCAATTTCATCAATCGTACCTTTGTCGGATACAGTACCGAGAGCCAGTACATAGGCGCATTTGCGTTGGCCAAAGGATTCAAAGATGTGATCGTAAATCAGGGGGCGGTAAGCATCAGGAGTATCAATGTCCACGTCGCCAATTTCGACACGGTTTTCATTACAGAAGCGAGAGAAAACAAGGTTCCAGCGAACGGGGTCAACGTCGATGATGTCTGTAACAAAAGCCGCACGGGAACCAGCCACAGAACCACGGCTGGGACCAATGGGGATGTTCTTTTCATGTTTGGCCCAGATCATAAGGTCTGACATCGACAGCATGAAGCCCAGCATGTTTACCTTTTTGAAAACAGCCAGCTCTTCCTCGATATCTTTGCGGAAGGCAGCGACTTCATTTTGGGGAATGATGCCCTTTTGGATCTTATCTTCCAGCATGGTGTGGGTGCGCTCGATGTAGGCTTTAGCATCGGACTCCACAGAGCCGGTCAAAATGGGGTAGCGGGCTTTGGTATTGAGCTTGAAACCCTTGGTGGAGTCAGCCAGACAGTTGGTGTTTTCAATCGCCTGCATCCAGACTTCACGCGGTAAGGAATCCTGCTGCTCAAAAGCCGCAACCAGCTGCTCGTAAGTTTTGAAGGTAAGATCGAACTCATCTTCGCCAGTAAACTCAATACCTTTACCTTCCATGAGGACTTTGCGACACTCGGCTTTATATGTGGTGGAGCTGTGGGTATCGGTGGCCGCGATGAGGGGCTTGTGATACTTTTGAGACAGCTCATAGAGGTACTGGTTGAATTCGATCTGTTCTTTGCAGTTATGGTATTGAATCTCCAGAAAGTCGTAGCGTTGAATCAGCTGCTCATAACGGGCGGGGTCAAAATCTTCAACGTCCGCAGTGTAGTGATGCAGAGGGCTGGCAAGGCAGGCGGAGGTGGCGATAACGTTATCAGACAGATTGTAGAATTCATCGAAGGTGACACGAGGTTTGTAATACTTATGATCTTCCTGATTGGAAAGACTGATAAGGTTATTGATCTCCATAACGCCTTTGGTGTTGCGGGCGATCAGAACCGTGTGGTAGTTATCGCGTAGCTTATGAGGCTTATCTTCTCCGGGAGATTGGTGAGTAAGGCGGTCGGTAAGATAACATTCAACGCCGAAGATGTACTTGAGGCCGGCTTTTTCTGCTGCCTGCTTTTTAGCTGTCCAGTTCAGCAGGGTACCGTGGTTGGAGGAACCAAGGGCAGTCATGCCGCTTTGAACGGCCAGGTTAATGTAATCCTGATATTTGGTACAGGAATCAAGGACAGATCCTTCGTCATCGTGAAGGTGATAGCAGAGGTAATTGTTTGTCATGAAGCAAGCACCTCTGTGTTTTCTTGATATGCCCAGGGGATTTTGTGCTGAATAATATCGAGATTGTGTGGGAGGTTTTGAAGGATAAGATCGTCCAGCAGTTTAGAGGAGGGAGTATCAACAGTAGCGTAACGAGGGTCTTTATTGCGCCACATGGTAATGCCGAATTTATTTTTCAGAATAAAAATTAGCCGCTCAACCTCTTCGTCTGTAAGAACTCCTGTACATAAACTCCAGTTGGAATTATCACGGTATCCATCATCAAGAAAATATAATGAAACACCAAGTCCTGAAAGTAAGTTGATGATATCAAGCTTTGACATATCACGAATTTCTGCTAGTTCATCCAGAACACGGCTCGACAACCGATAGGAAGCTTGGCATAGATAATCTTTGCCGTTAAGCGTTTTGATTTTGGCAGGTGTATATTTGGGGAGGGTGGAACAGATCGTCGGGAGTTTAGAGAACTTCCAGAACAGATAGTTCTTCTGGTCCTCTGCGTGTGTTTCAGTATAAAGGGGTTGATCTCCTTTGGTGATATGTCCGTCCCCTAGCCGACCCGCCATTACGATTTCACGCTCAGTAGGTTTAAGTTTTGCGTAATGGCGATAGGTGTGCATGTTATACCCATAGACATCCGCGCACCATTTCTGGATGACACGCTTGCTGCAATGAGCTTCTGTTGCCATCTCGTCGAAGGTTTTCTGTTGGTTGATATAGCGATCAAAGCACCAATCCTTATCTTTATAGATAGCGGCCATTCGGACATCGTGTTTATCGAACACCTTGCGTTTGTACCCCATAAGGCAAACTTTGTTGTAGATGCCTTTTTCGCCATGATTTACAGCTTTTGCAATATCAGAAATAGAATCTCCGCGCTCATACATAAGCTTCAGCAAAGCTTCTTCATCTTTAGTCCAGTAACGTCCAAAAATTTTTATTCACCTCCTGTAATTTATTTCAAAAGCCCTGCGGGGGCGGGGAACGGGTGGTCATGGGCGGCTCCTTGGTTAAAACAAATCAGCTTCGGTTTTAGGCGGGTCTGCGATGAGGGCCTGGGCGTTATAATCCCGGATGGCGGGGCAGATTTTGCGGTAACTGCAAAGGTTATTGCAGAAGAAAGCACATTCCTTATCGACCTTGCGGGCAGGCCAGGGAGTGGTTTCATCCTGGGGCAGGGACTCATAGACATCGGCGACCTTGTTAATGTAATCAAGAGCTTCCTGCTTGAGTTCCGGGGTATAGGGGTAAGGCTCTACAAAAGGTTTGATGATGAACTGCTGGGCGACCGACATGGGAAACTTGGGGCCGAGAAGATTCGTTTCTTTGAAATCCAGCATGGCAAATTCAATCTCGGCTTCATCCATACCGGCATCGCGGCAGGCGGATTCGACCGCGGGGGCGATGGTATCGTAAATTTTGGAGCGGTTGACGATGCGGATACACTGGGTTTTGTTGCGCGAACGGGATGTGGCGTACCAGGTGTAACGGATTTCGACATATTTGAGCATGATCCAGGCGAGATTTTTGACTGTATAACCGGCCTGTTCCAATGCCATAGCGTAGATCACAAGCTGGCGGCCATGCTCCAATAGGGTAGATGGGGCGAATCGTGTGCTCGTTTTCCAGTCGTAAACCGACACAGAGCCATCGGGTTCCAATTTCATCAGGTCAATGTAACCTTGAATGGCGCGGGTAGGACTGACGCGGTAGATAAGCAACTGTTCTGTTTTGAACTCGCCCCTAGGCGGGTAAAAGTTCTGGCAGAAGTGGGTCATATCCTTGATCCATTTTTCTTTGATTGAATCATTGCCGCGGAAGTCCTTAGGAAAGGTAAGGCCGAGGGTTTCACATTCATCCAGGGCATTATGTAGGGCAGGAAGAAGGTCGTCACAGGTTGCTTGCTGGTGAATCAACTGTTCCAGAACATCGTGCATAGAGCCACCTAACCGTGAATAAATACCGTCGATTCCTTCTTCATGTTTGATGTAGGAGTACCACGCCTGGAGTTGGCACTGCTCAATGGTGCCTAATTTGGAAAAACTGTATACATTTACGCCGGCATTGAAAAGTTCTTGCAGGCGGGGGTCTTTGGCGCGTTCGATTATAACCACCTCACTTTCGTTTGCAGGCAGGCGACATAGGCATCGCGGCCAAGGTCAGCGGGATTTTGTTTGCTGCCTGCGGGGATAATATCGTGGTCAGGGTCCCAGACATAGCCGACCCTGGTAGTTAGGATTAAATTGTTTTGGACAAGCTTAGCAGCTTCTTCCCGGATAGCGTCTTCTTCTAATCCTTCATCGAGAGCGAGAACAATAGTTTTGGGGCGAAGAGAAAAGATCATGCTGCGCTGGGCCTGAGAGACATGGCAGCCGCAGAGACCGAGCGAGATATGGGCACCGAATGATGCGCATTGCATAGGGGCTTTTTCTGATTCAAAAAGGACCACGTTCTGGGTTTCGATGATGCGCTGGTAATTTTGCTGCAGGGCGAACAGGGTTTTGCTGCGCGGGCAGCTGACGATGGGATACCAGCGGTCCTGATGGGGGCAGTTGGGGTCATTGGAGCGACCCATGATGCCGCAGAGCTGGCCATCAAAATTGCGCTCCGGGATGGTGATACGGTTGGAAAGAAAATCATAACCAACCTGAAATTTTTCCTGCGTTACATAATCAATGCCATCGCGGAAGAACATCTGGTTGTACTTGCCCAAGTATGGCTGCAACGTTTCTTCTGGGATGGGAGGCACGGAGTAATCCTCCGGCTGATCAGGGAGGAGCTTGCGGTAGAAGCCGCCGAAGGGATAGTGAACTTTGGCCGAGAAATCATTCTGGTCGAGATCCAGAACGGTGGTGACAAAGGTTAAGCTATCTGGGAAAGTGCAGTTCAGGCGCGACATGATGAGGGTGAAAAGATTGCCTTTGCCGTTGGTGGAAAAGCAATAAAACCGCAGGGAATCAACATCTAGAACAATGCTGGTAGGGTTGGTGCCGTCCGCCCGTGAAAAGCGGAACTGGGCTTTGGCTGAATTAAACGTAATGTTTTCATAGCCGAGGGTTTCGAGGATGGTGTAGATATCATCCGAGTGGCCGATCAGGCGTTGGGAGAGGAGTGCCGCGTTCATGGGCGCACCCCCTTTAACGGCCGATGGCTACATGGTCATTGCGGATGGTACAATAGCCGACCTCTTTCCAGTTGTTCCAGCTGAGGTTTGCTTCATACAAAAATTGCTGACCGTCTTCATCGTTACGGGTTTTATCGAGAAAGGCGACGATGTACTTTTTGGTTTTATCCAGCGTGATGGGGGTGGTGAATTTTTCCCAGGTGCCATCCGGTTTGCGGGTGCGGGTGTATGCGTGACAATCACATTTTTCGCCGGTGTATTCATCCTGCCAGAGTTCCCGAATATAAATCATTTCGGAAAAGACCTCTTTGATTTGTTTGCCGTTGGAAAGGGTGGAGGCATCGAGAAAGCGCTGGTTTTTCATGTAGAGAGCCAGCTGATAGGTACAGACGATGGAGACGTTTTCCCGACTGGCACACTGAAAAATTTTGCGCGAGGACTGCAAGAGCTGGCGATACATTTCCATATTGCCGCCGTCATCGTCCGACTTCATGGTGTCCCACAGGAACATCTGGTAGCCGAGTTTGGAATATTTGCGAACCGACTTGATGACGCGGGAGGTGTCGTTATCGAACATTTTGATGAAGCGGATGGAAGAGTATTTCTTTTGGCTGATGGCTGCCGCTTTAAGCAGCATTTCTTTTTGTTCATCCGTGAACTTACCGACCTTGAGATGCTTGCGAGTCATTTTCCAGTAGCCGAGATCATTGGTGAGGATATGGATGGTGAGCAGCTGTTTGTAGGCACGGACCTGCATTTCGTTTGAAATGATGCAGCACTTGACACCGGATTCGGTTAAAGGCAGAATCATATTTTCAAACACGAAAGAGGTTTTGCCGGTGCCGGAGAAGCCGCCCAGCATGTAAAGATCACCAAGGGGAAGGCCGAGAGTGGCCCAGTTGAGGCGAGGGCAGTTTTTACCGTAATTCAGACCGACCGTTTCGCCTTTATCCAGCTCTGTGATATACGATTCATCAAAGGCGACAGATTCGACTTTCATATCGCGTGTGGAGTTCATGCTGATGGTGTTAAGCTGATAGTCGAAAAAATCGTAGACTTGGGAGTTGGACATGGAATCAAAGCGGGAGGTATCTTGGAAAGTTTTGAAAAACTGCTCGCAGAGATCGGAGAGAGTGTTGAGCTTGGAGATGCGGTCAAAGTAGGCTTCGACGTTATCAACATCCACAAGGGATTTGAGCTTTTCGACTTCCGGGTAGCCGCCGTAGGCCGAGAAGACTTTGCGGGTATCGGCTTTATCCGAAAGGTAAGTATCGACCGAAATGCTATCGAAATTGCGGAAGCCGGAATCATACATGCCGCGGCCAAGCTGGTAGTAGAAGAGGGCATCTTTGGTTTTGATGGTTAAATCATTGCCGAAGTTGACCTGATCGTACTCGCCAAACAAAACCGGTTCTTTCCAGAGGCAGAAAACAAAAGAGGCTTCGTCTTGAGCACGGGAGGTATTGATTTTATCAAGACAGGTTTGGAGTTCGATATTTAGTCACCGCCTTCCAGAAAATCTGTAATATCTTTTGGCTGAGCAGCGGAAGTGAAATCCTGCGGGGGCGGAGCCGGTTGGGGTGCAGCCTGACGGGATTCAAATTCCTGCTGAGATTTGAGGCGGCGGGCAACATCGTTGATATTGTTGGTAAGGATAGCCATGAGGTAGGATGCTTTTTGATAGTCCGAACCGAAAGAGCGGGAAGCCAGAGCGTATTCAATTTTGGACTGGCATTCCTCCATGGTAGCAAGGACAGCGGCATAGCCGTAATGCTTGAATTGCATGAGGCCGCGGGTGATGACCGTTGGGAAAACATCGCCCGGCTCATAGCCCATATAGGAGGCCATGCGGGTAACGACCTGACGGTAATAATCAGATTCCTGCTTTTTTTGCTCATACAGCTCTTTGGTTTGGTAATAAAAACCATCCGGGGCTTTGAAATAATCCAGCGAGTTGCCATAGATGCCGGTGGCGTGACAGATGACGCGGCGGCCTTTACGGACTTTGGGTGCTGCCATATCTGACACCACCTTTACGCTGCGAAGAGGTCAGCGATCTGGCGCAGGGTTGCAGCCGGGATGTTGGGGGAGGAGAACTTGGGTTCACCGGTGGCGGCCAACAACTCCTTGGCTTTGGCTTTGATTTCATCCGAGGCGTTGGAGAAGCCATTGACGATGGTGTTGTAATATTCATCACGGTGAGATTCGTCCTGTTCGGCCTGCTTTTCGGCTTCCTCTTTTTTGCGGGCTACGGCTGCTTGTTTGGCGGCGGCTTTCTGCTCGGCCTTGGCGGCAGCGTCGATCTGCTTATCTGTAACCGGAGCAACCGTGTGAGCACCGGCGACACCTTGTTTGAAGGCGGCGAGGAAATCCTGCGGATCAAGGGTGATTGTTTCGGGCAGGTCATTGAAGCGGGAACCGGCATCAATGGTGGAGGTGCCGCGCAGATGGATGACGCGCTTTTCGTTTTCGATTTTGCCAGATGCGATATCGCGCTCGATGGTGCCAACCATGACCATCTGGGCGTTATCGGCAATGGCGCTGTATGTACGGTCTTGCATGAGGTTTGTGAGCTGCTCATACTTTTCGCCGGTGAGGGGGTCTGTGCGCTCCTTAAACTTGGTATGGGACAGGATGAAGACGGCGATGCCGGCGTTGCGGATGCGAGAAAGCTGATCGTTGATGATTTTAATCAGACGGTCAGAGCCGCGATTGTAGCCGCCGAAAGCATCATTGATGGATTTGCAGGACTTGCCGGTTTCACGACGGGATTCCCGCATGACTTCATCGGTGGCGATATCAAAGAGGGTATCAAAAGTATCAAAGCAGACGCCCTTGATGCCGTAGTCGGCATTGTTTTCGATCAGATCATCGACGATCTGGACAAGGCCGCGGTGACCGGTTTCTTCATCGTAATCATCGTCCCAGGTGAGGGCTTCTTCGACCTGGAGGTTATCGAGGTGGTGGAAGCCGGACTCGGTGCCGCAGGAGATGAGCAGACCCTTGGAGGCATTGCCCCAGGCGGCGACAACGAGGTTACGCCACCAGGTTGTTTTGCCGAATTTGCGCGGGGACAGCAGCATGTAATAGGGGTAGCTGGCAAGATCGCAGCTGATCTGATTCATTTTGAATGCCATAGGTTCACGCTCCTTTTGTGTTGGTGGTTAATTAAAACAGCTCGTCTTCATCCCGCGAGGTGGGGGCGGTGAAGGGCGGAGTTTCCGGTTCTTTTTTGGCGGACTTTTCCATATCGGCAACCGATTCATCCTTGGTGGGGGTGTAGATCAGGTCAACAAACTCGGAATTCTTGAGGCCGAGGTCGATCGGGCCATCCTTGAAATCATTGCGGGGCATGGGACGCATGAGGCGGAGTTCCTGAACACGATTGCCGTAGATGGAGCCGCGGGGACGGAAATCATCGAGGGTGGCATTGCCGGCCTTGATGGAACGCAGCTGGAAGGGAGTAAGACAGGATTCATCGAACGGCTTTTCTTCAGCACCGTTGACAACACGGCCTTCCCACATCATGCAGAACATCGTTTTGGCTTTGGTATCCAGCTCGCCCATACGGTACTCATAGGTGGACTTTTCACCGGGGTCATCCATGTTGTAGACGGCAGTATTGAAGATCATCTGGAGGGGCAGATACTTATCGCCTTCGTCCTTGTTGATGTAGGATTCAACATAGCCGTTGACGTAGATCTTGCCGGTTTCCTTGAGGTCGGCTTTGTCGATACAATCCTTGTTGAAGATGAAGGGGACCATGATGGCCAGCTTGGGCTTTTCGACCGGTTCGCCGTCTTTATCGAGCAGGGGTTTCCAAACGGAATCAATGTTGAAGTTGCGGCGCAGGATGCCTTTGGAATCGTAACGGAGGACCATGCGGCCATTGACGGTGATGCGACCGGTGTAGTTCTTGAGAGCTTCGGCCAGGTACTCGGCCAGGTCATAGCCGGTGATGAAGGTTTTTGTTTCATCCGAGCCGATGTTGGTGCGATAGGTGCGGTAGGGGGCAACCTTGGAGATAACATCGGAATCAAGGCGGTCAGACCAGCGGACATCAATGGGGTTATTATCCCGGTCGTAAGTTTTGATGACATCGCCGGAGCGAGAAGTATCCAGCAGAGAGACGAACTGAAGGCTGCTGCCGACCTTGACACCAAAGCTGAGCTGGAGGCGGGTATCAGACATGCCGCCGTAAGTAGCCGGGGTGGAGGTAAGCAGATCATTTTTGGTGGAAGGAGTAAAATCACCAACAAAGTTGAAGGTGATGGTGTTGTTTTTTTTAGGCATAGAGGACTCCTTAATATGGCATATTTACGAAAACTTGTAATTAGAAAAGAAAAAATAAAAAGGCAGGGTTAATCAGCCGCCAAAATCAGGGTCAAAATCGTCATCGTCATCGTCTTCATCGGTCTCATCATCCTCGAAGTCGTAGGATTCATCGTCCTGGGAGGCGGCACAATCACCGGAGCAGTTAGAGCAATCGCCGGAACATGTTTCATCGCAGGGGAAGAAGGCATCATCGACGGTGAGATGGGGGCTGATGACACAGACGGATTCAATGGCGGCGGCAACCGTATCGGCACAGGAATCGCAGACGGTGAGGTCAAAGATATCGCCGTCATTTTCTGAACCATAGCCGAAGCGGTAGTTCATGCGCATACCGTAACTTTTGAAATCAGGAAAAATCTTTTTGCAGACATTGCAGATAAACATGTAAGAACACCCCCGTTAAGATAAGTGAAAAAATGATTGCGGTGGTTTGACAAAAAAACGGGGGCGGGGAGCGCGGTAGGATGAACGTGGCGAACACCTCCTGACAAATCATTTCAAAGCGAGAAGGGCGGTATGCAGGGCAAAGAGTTCTTCCGCTGTGGAGGCCACAACGCGAACCGATGCGGAATAATCCAGACTCATAAGGGAGAGCAGGCTTTTGGCATTGGCCTGGTTGCCGTTGCGGTCGATGACAACGACCTGGCCGCATTCTTTGGCGACCTGGTTAAGACGCTGGCACTCGGCAAAGCTGCGGATGCGGGTGGTAAATTCGTGTGCTGTGCCCATCACGCAGCATCCTGTTTGGTGTTTTTGTGGGCGATGAAGCCGGGGATGGGTTCACCCATAGCTTTGCAGGCGGCGACACACTTGCCGATCCATTCATTGAAGGGGTCGTGATCGAAGGGCTTGGCGAAACCTTTGGAAGCGGATTCATCGTCAAAGCTGGAGGTGTAAACCATGCAGCATACGGTATTGCCGGAACGCTGGAAGATCATATCGCCGCCCTGTTCCGTGACGCGGGAGGACAGTTCAACAACCTTTTTGCGGGCTGCTGCGATTTCGTCATCAGTCCAGGTGATGGAAGCGGGATCATTGGTGGCCTTGGTGATAGCGGCATAGGACTTGAAAGCCAGCTCGACAGCTTTGTGAGCGATGCGGTGAGCTTCGGCCTTGTCGTCCAGGGAGACTTCGATCTCGATGGTGACGGTATCCGGCTCTTCGTCATCGTCTTCCGGGGCGGGCTTGGTGGCTTCGATCAGCTTGATTTCATCTTCCCACAAGACAAAATCGGAACGCTTGCCGCTTTTGCCCTGGTAAGAATAGGCATAAACAGTTTTGCCGTCGGAACGGGTGCGAGGTTTGGATTCGGCTTCAATGATGGTATAAGTATCACCGGGCTTGACACCACGGATATCTTTATCCAAGCCAAAAACCTTGTACAGATCGTTGAAAATTTCGCTGTCCTTGACATAATCGGGGATGGGGGCAACATAAGGGTTGATGACGGTGACACGATCGCCAAGACGGAACTTAGGTTTCATAATTATTCTCCTTTGAAAATGATAAAATTATTAAGATCTAAAGCGTTGGTGCCGAAAGACGGCACAACAAACACCTTGGAGCCAATGGGAGGGACTTTGGGTTCTTGACCGGTAAATTGGGAAACTGACACGCCACCAAGACGGCCGCAAATGGTGCAATAATTGACGGGTAGGTAGCGGGTGAACGTTTTGCCGGTAAGATGAGAAGCGAAAGTATAAGAGGCCCAGCCGAGGGTATACATGTGCTTGTGCCGGGAGCGGGGACGGCCGGTGGATTTGCCGGGTTTGCGGTGAGGCGTGGGTTCATCAAAATCAGATTCCATGACGGTAGTGGGGGTGATTGTGTGCGGGTTAGGTTTGGAAGTGTTCATGATCTAGTCCTCCTTATCATGAAGATGGGCGCGGACACCGATGGCAGCATCAACAAGGAAGCCGGCAGCAAAAGCAAGCAGGACAAGAAACAATAAGGTACCGGAATTAAGAATGACCATGAGAACACCTCCAAATATGGAACAGGATTTAGTTGGTGGTATCAACAATAATGGGGATATCGGAGCCGGACTGGACGGTGGGGAGCTGGCCGTTCCATTTTTCATACATCTGCTGCTGGATGAGTTCCGGGGTGAGGGACTGGGAGATCAGACGGTTGGCATCGGCCTGAGCCTGGGCTTCGATCAGTTTGGCTTCGGCGTTGATCTGAGCGGTTTCTTTTTCCTGGTTGGCTTTCGTGATAGCGACTTCTTTTTCTTTTTCGGCATTGACATTGGCGGTCTGCTGCTCGATCTTTGCCAGCTCCAGATCCTGCTGAGCGTTGACCTTTTTCTGGACAGCAGCACGGGTTTCGTCATCGGGGTCGATATTGATCAGAGAAACGGATTCAATGATGATACCGTAAGGCTCGAACTTATCCTTGAGGTAAGCGGTAAGTTCCGAGTTGAGGGAAGCACGCTGGTCGCCAAGCAGATCAATGACGGAATACTTGGCCGTGACCTCTTTGGTCCAGGACATGATGTTGGGCTTGATAAAAACCTCTTTGACGTCTTTACCGGACTGACCCTTGAAACGGGTAAAGGTATCCGCGACATGATCGGGATCAAAACGGTAGGTAAAAGTCATATCAACCGTAAGGCCCTTACCATCATTGGACGGAACTTCGAAGGATTCATCGCCTTTGGAATCACCGTCCGAACCGGAGGTGAGGTAAGACTGTTCGATGCCGATGGTGTAGGTGGTAACTTTTTGGGTAGGTTTGACAAGATGGAAGCCCTGAGTGAGGGTGGTTTCCGCCACGCCGCCGTTCATGTTGTAAATGACGCCGACATAGCCAGCAGGAATACGGACAGTACAAAACAGAGCAATAACGATACAGAAGATGATGACAAGGGCAGAGATAACTGCGCCAACGGTTTTGTTCATTGAAAAAACTCCTTATTTTTTGTTTGTGAACTGACGGAAGAAATTGAGAATTTTGGAACCAAATTCATCATAGTGCGGGGAAAGCCAAGCCCAAAAAAGGATGGCTGCGAGGATTATGAGAAGGACAAATGCGGCTGGAATGGAAACACCCCCTTTGAAAAAAGAGTAAAAAATAGAAAGCCCCGCAGAAAAATGCACTGCGATGCTTTATGGCTTTTTTGCTGAATAAGAATTCAGTGAATGAGGATTCAGGGAATTTTAATTTTGTGATAGTGGCCGGAAAACGTTTCGGCATCGGGGATTAAAACTTCATGCTGATAGTCTGTAGGATAATTGGCTTTGAACCAGGCACGTTTTTCTTCGATCTGTGACCAGATGGAAGTGCAATCATACTGGGAATACTGCTCTGCGAAGCGGAGGAAACGGGGGATGATGCCGCCGAAAATAACTTCATCATAAAGCCTGGAATCAGGGGAGGAGAGGTATATATCTAATAAAGGGAAAGATGAAGTGGGATGTTGATAAGAGATGTAAAGGAAATCGTCCTTAAACATGTGATTGGTATGATAACAGGGCTTATACCAGAGACCTTTGATTGAATCCGTGCGGAGATAACCCCTTGCGCCATAGTAAGTGCCGGAAAGAAAACAGCCGGGAAGATCCTGATAGGTTAGTTTAGTGGGGTATTTGCCCTGAGAGAAAAGGGTTTTGGATTCAGGATCTTTATAATGGGAAAGGCCGGTGCGGCGGGTGGTATAAAGGTTGGCAGGAGTGGGACGGGATTTCATTTGACGGATCTCCTTCGATTTATATATCTTCTCCGTTGAAATTCATCATTAAGCTGAAAAAATTCTGGCGGGATAGAATTTGCACAGTCATAACGTTCAAGACAAAACAAACAGTCCACTTGTTCAGATTCAGGAATGTCACGACAAAGAGGAGAGGATAATAGTTCTTTCATACGAGAATAAATAAATTCATCAGAGAAAGATTGAATTTCCTGTTTTGTATATAACAAGATAAATTCCCCCTGAATAGAATCAAAAATAAAATCCCGGCAAACGACAAGTTCGAGCCGGCATAGCGAGAACTTGTATGATGACATCATCTTAGGAAATTCAATCTTCCGGGTATGACCGGGAAGCGGTATGCGGGGCAGGCCGTGAAGGCGGTGCCTGTAGGTACCAGGGACTTTGCCGGGAATATGAAACGCCGTGAAAGGCGAGACACCAAAGAAAAAAAATCATCCCACCGCAGTTGAAGTGATTGTCTATCACAGAACCCAGCCGACTTGGATAAGCGCTCGGATATGACCGGAGTGCGGTGCTAGAGCACGGTTTTACCAGCGGGATGATTGGGTGGCAGGTTTGGCCATTGATCGGTGCTGCCATACCGAAACGGTGGTTTTTATGTTATCACCGATAAACCATCAAAAAACGGTTTCAATCCCTTACGGCAAGTCCGTAAGGCTGGTACCCCCACCCTGACTTGAACAGGGATTACGCACTAATCTGGTGCTAGGCGGGCTATAAGGCCGCTTCTCTACCATTGAGATATGGGAGCATGTTATACCGTCTATAGTCACCTGCGACTTAGGCGGTGAGGAATGCGCTGGCCAAGAGTATATTTGAGGTATACTTGGTAAGTACAAACGTTTTTAAGATACTTTAGTCCACGCAGAGCGCATGGAGTTTGATGTTTTAACAATTTTTAGTTTTTTGAGACTGGCAGACTTTTTGCCGCTTTTTGATGGAGCTTTGAATTCTACGCCTACATAACCATTCTTTCCGGCATGAGTGCTATGGACAACAAGAATTTCTCCGTTAAGAGAAACCAAGTCACCGGGATTGAGGGCTACCTTTTTGCGGCGTAGAGCACGGTAGCCTTTACGAGTCCTTTTCCCACGATACTTGTGCAGGTTCTCGGAATTCTTTTTATGGCTGCGGTTGATTCTACCGTTAAAGAGGCTTCTGCCGTTAGCCACTTTGCCGGTGCGGATGTCAATGTACTGGGAGTCATGAAATTTTTCGAGAATGCGGTTATTGCGTTTCACCTTTTTATAATGTTCAAACGCGCAGCGGTCAACTGGATGAAAGTTCCCCATTGCATACGCATCGTTGTTATGACACTTTTCAAGATGAAAGGCAATCCGCTTTTCCTTGGTCATCGCACCATAAGTGAATGTGACGAACAGCTTGCCAAAAGCAGTGTAAAGTTCATTGACGATTTGCCAGCGCACAGTATTCATAAATGCCGCACCGGAAAGATTGGCGAACTTTATATTTTCACCAAATCTGTAGAGCTTGCCGCCTTGTTGGTGGTTAGCCGGTGTATGGCATTTTTCACACACAGTAAGAAGTTCGCTGAGACTATTGCCGTGACGACCCTTCCAGTAGAACATGTGATGCACATGCAGAATTGCACCTTCATTAGCCTTGCGCCCGCAAACTTGGCAGGTATATTTATCGCGATAAAAAACCGCTTCACGTAGTGTGGCCAAATTGTAGCGAGGGCCTTTTTGATAATCTGCGCCTTCCGGTATAGCTTTACCCTCTTGGATGGCTTTTACAAGCATTGTGTCGAAAGAACCAACTTCAACAGTTACATGCGTAATAGGAACTACCTTGCAATACATCTTGATGACATTAACATTGAGTTCTTTCTTATGTTCAAGAGAGGGCGCAAGCCAACCTTTATTACGCTTACGATTATCGAAACGCGGCTTGCGGTAACGTAACCTGTTTCTACGGATGCGGCGCATCTTACGACAACTATCGTGGCAGTCTTTCTCATCCTGCAATGTATCATATTGTACAGACACATATTCGTGAGATTGGCTTTTCACGCTGATGCCAATGTAGTTGTAACCCACATCCTCGCAGATTTCGATGGGTTGAATATTCGTTTCGCTGTCATACAGCAACTGGATGGTAAACGGATGATGCTTAATAATTTTTGCCTTTCCGTCTTTCAGGAGATGGCGCACCTTGCCAAGACGGATGGTCGGCATCAGACGTTCGCCATTCTTACTGAGAACACAAGCGCAAGTGCTCATGCAAGGCACTCCTTTCGCAAATAATAAATCAATAAGTCAGGGCTTGCGCCCTGTGGTCCACATCGCCAATGTTGTTATACCGTTTTAGCCTTTCGACATGACGTTCGCACTTCTCCTACCCTCAGAGATGTTTAACGAGCCGTCCGCAGAGCTTACCACTTGTGGAGCATGAGTAAGGTGCCTATATTATTGGTACACAACGTAGTTTCCTGTTGCCGGAGCAGCAGACTTAGGCTAACCAACCGGACTTACGAGTTTCCCTGTAAATCTCATCTATAACCGGAGGACCGGTTTAGGCGGGGCTGTTGGCTACGTCCTTAGCAGGGACGCCTCTTAAACCAGCTTGAGTATTGCTCCATGTGAAAGGGCATCCCACCCTTGAGGTACCAGCGACGTGCTTAGCCGTCTCGCCATATGTCGATAGGTACTTACCGCTGCTTACCACTCGCCGCAGCCCGGAGGACTTTCCCATCTTGCCACCAGTTGGAAAGGTGTTTGGAAGCCAACTGGAAGTTCCGCCGATCGGTTTCATGCCGGGTGCTGCGTGTTAAGACTGCCGTAAAGACGGCTTTGAACCCGGCAAGGTGGACTGTTACCTGCCCGAAGGTGCAAACGGAATAGTTTTGAGGCAGTGTGCCGCTGCTCTGCCATTGCTTTAGCATCTGGGGGTTAGACCAGAATAAAGCGTCCAGCGAGTTTATTTCACCCACTGATTTGACGGAGAGATTGCCCTCCGCGTACCCCAGACTTGACCGGCGCTGGGAGCCATGACGCCCCGGAGTGAACCGGAACGGTGGAGCCAGGTGGGGGACTTGAACCCACAACCTGCCGCTTACAAAACGGCTGCTCTGCCTAATTGAGCTAACCTGGCATAGTAACAGAATAAATTCATGATGGAGACGACACCCCGCGATATGGTGCATATATTTGTACTGGTGACGGATACATAGATTCAAATTCAAACACCTGGATATACGCAGTTACAGGAAAATTGTAACAACGCCATTTACGACAAGTGGCTTGCGTTTGGTAACAAAGAGGGCGTAAGCTTTTCGCAGTTCCTTTTGAAATACGAGCAGAACATTTTCAGCCGCAGACAGCTCGACAAACTGTTTGAACTGAATGAAAGCAAGAACCCCGAAAAAGCCGCTGACCACTGGATATGACCGAGGTGTGGAGCCGTTTGCTACCCGGTGCGGCCGCAGGTTGGCCGCGCCGGTGTGACGGGACTTTACGGTGTGAAACCAAAATGAAGTTATTCTGTTGTGGAGCGGCTGAGGGGTGTCGAACCCCCATCCCAAGCTTGGAAGGCTTGTATACTGGCCGTTGTACGACAGCCGCTTACCAGGGCGGATTGTTTTAACGTGCTACCGCCTTCGCACGTTGCCCATGTACCAGCCTTGAGGACAGCGAGGTGCCGACACAGCCATGCACATGACCTTGCGCCAAGGATTTAATAGAGCCTTGAGCCTTGGGGGTTGAGGAATAAACCTTGATGAAAAAATAAAGTTTGAAATTTGAGCGTTGAGGTTTAAGCGTTAAGCATTAAACTTTCCGGGCAAAACATTCATTCTGATGGGCTGAGCATACAAAAATGCAGCCACAAAGAATGAACCAATATTTTTATCATAATTGCAATGATCGTGGAACAGGTGTTTATAGTTTTAACTTTGTCATTATTCCACAGCGGACAAAGCGGCTTGTGGTTTGACGCTTTCAGTACACAGGCAAATGGTATCAAAACAGCTTAGTAGCTGAATGTGATCTGGGTAATGGCGTTGGAAACAGAGAGGGCAGAATCAATTTCGTTGTTGAAGGAATTGATCTGGGACTGCAGGTCTTCAATGATTTGAGTACAGCCTTTGGTGAGGCCATCGACCAGCTCCATGGAGTTCTGTTCAAGATAGGTGTTGCGGACCTTGGCGACAGTTTCAGGATCGGCATCCTTGGTTTTGGAATCGCCGCCGCAGATCGATTTGGCCATATCATCGGCCTTGGCTTCCACACGGAGATTGGCGGAAGTGATCTGAGAAGTTTCGTTTGAATACTGGGCCTGAATATGGCTACGCAGGTAGTCCAAGTATTCCATGCCGTGCTGTTTGAGAGAGATGGCTTCGGCCACGGTATAAGTTTTATTGTTGACTGAAATTTCTGTGACCGCGTTGGACTTGGAGACAGCGGCCTTGATGGCGTTGCGGCGATTGATGAGATCCATAGCGGAATCATAACTGGCCTGAGCGGATGTTTTGAATTCATCCACCGTGATTGCACCGAGCTTGGTAGCTTTGGCTTTGGCGGCGACACAGAACTTGGCGGAATCGATCTTTTTGATGATGCGGGAATCAATCGTTTTAAGTTCCACCAGAGCGCGGTGAATGGACATGGATTCGGTAGTCATGGGAAAAACCTCCTAAAAATAGTGTTTGCGAAAACTTGTAATATAGCACCCGTAAAAATGTGGGACGACGATGCCCCACGATGAGAAAAAATTATTTTAAGTTGAGCTGCTTGTAAGATAGCCACTTTTTGTAAGAGTAAACGAAATCATTGCTATAAACGCCCCAGAGTTTTTCTGACAGCTGTTGTGTTTTGAAGAGTCGCAGGAACCGGCCGGATTTATAACAAGAGCTGACGAGAACTTTTTTGTTTTTGAAGGGATTGTTCACCGGAAGCTGTTCTTGGCGCTGAGAATAGACGCGGTTGATGTTATTGACGATATAAAAACCGCTGGCGTCCGGGTCCGGCGTTTCGGCCTTGTTGGCGCCTTTTACACCGCGGATCACATAATCATCGCGGCCAAAAAACAATACTTCACGCATACCGGTACGATTGGGCACCAGGATACTTTGCGCAAGCATGGCTTTTTCAAGGTTGATACAGCAGAAAGAGGAAGAAATCACAATATCCTGCGGGAGGTGATTTTGTTCGGTGGCGTAAATTACCATACGGGTAAGATCGACATCCGCTTTTTTGATAAGAGCAATGTTTTTGACCTCCACACCGCACCAGGCAAGGGTATAGATTGCACGGGGCATACAGTCCAGATCGCTGTTATTAAAGATAGCTTCCAGCAGAGATTCGAATTCTTCATCAGAAAAGAGCATCTGCTGAGAATAGGAATCAAGGGACTGCTGCAGAGTGGGTTTGCTGGGATTGGAAACGGTAGTGAGGGATGGCTTGGATGAAATTTGAGAATCGTCCTCATTATCAGCCAGTGACATCTGAAGAAACTGACGGAACGGATGACCTGTTGACTGATCCAGCGTGATAACGTTTTGAAGAACCAGGTAATCCAGGTAACAGGAGAGAAGGACCAGCTTGTTGCGGTTGATAACTGCACTTGCCGAGTTGCCGATGATTGCCTGCTTATAAAACGATGCGTACTGCTGATAGGAAAAGGATTCAAACCGGGTGCCGTACTGATGCTCATACGTTTCGAGCGTGTAGGAAAGCCGGGGAATGATTTTTTGGATATACTGCGGAACGGTTTTGCCGTGATTGACCGTAATATAAGCATTGGTAATATCAGAGATAAGTTGCTGATAACGATCAATACGAACAGAATCATTGTTATACCGATCGATAATAGTTTTGCCCATACAGATCCTGCCTTTCTAGTTATTTATAGTATAACGTATGTAGACAGGAAATGCAAAGAAAAACTATGCAACCGGTGTTGGGCGGGGTTCCGGGATGACCCAGCGGGTAAGGAATGGGTTCTGGATAAGAAAGGCTTTTTTGGCCAGCTGCCAGTTTTCATCTGAGAAGCGGGCAATCGGTTCACCAAGCTGAGAGTTCAGGAGGGTATCCCGCGCTTCGACCACGAGGGTAGAATCCCGCGTAAGGCCGCGGATGGAACCGGCTGGGTAATCAACATGCGTTGGACTGGCACTTGCAAAGCGCTTGGTGGTGAAGGGGATGACATCACACTGGCCGCTGAATTTGTTATAAACATCATTGCTGACGACCAGATAGGGATGAATACCAACGTACTTGTGCGTACCGAGCAGGGCATGGTCTTGCGGAGCACAGCCCAGCCGGATTTCGCCAAATTTGGGAACCGAGGTACTGGGTTTGAACATAGCGGGGAAACCTCCTTTACTTATTTATTGCTTACCTTGTGATATTATCATACCACGTTACTTACAAGAAGTCAACAGTAAAATTCAAGATTTTTGAAAAATATTTACGGAATAATTTACACCATCCAGAACGAAATCATAGGTGGTGTAGGAGTAGGTACAACGGCCAAAAGGGATCTCGTTGCCGGGGGTGCTGGGGGTGACGGCGGCCTGAATGTTGAGAGCCTGCAGGACGATGGTGCTGGTTTTGCTTTGGAAGCGAAGCAGCGGGACGCCAGTGGAGGCAGACATGAAGCGGATTTGATCTGGCTTGAAGGTGGAAAGGGAGGACATGGCCGGGGTGTAGAGGTGGACATTGATGTAGGCTGCGTTTTGGCAGGCGGTGGCAAGCTGGGCAAGGGTGATAGTTTGTGTGTTCATGGCTCCTCCTTATCAGTTGACGTCCGAAAAGATGGACTGGAAAATGGTGGGAATTTAATCCCAATAGTTGTAATTGACAACCATTTGTTGTATAATGCGAGTATAGCACAAAGGAATTCAAGATACTAGAACGGAAACCTGTACTAACATTGAAAAGGGGACACGAAAATATGGAGATTGGGCAAATTATACGAGAGTGGCGCAAGGCAAACGGGATAAGCCAGCGGGAACTGGCAGAGCGACTGCGATGCGGAACCCACACCGTGATGGGGTGGGAGAACGGAATCAACTACCCAGGGTTTTGGGCGTTGGGTGTATTGGCGGACGAGATGCACTGCACGGTAGACTACCTGATGGGGAGGGAAGATCATTCTGTAGCGGCCTGTAAAGAGTCCACGATGGAATCAATGGCATCGGAGGCTTCGGAACAGAGATCAACAGCGGACTGAAGTTCATCCATGGCGTCCTGCATGGCGGTGCCGCGGTCGGAATCCTGCATAGACTCCGGCATATTATCGAAGGCTTCTTCCTCAAGATCGTGCAGGTCCTGAACCTGGGAGGAAAGATCGTTCTGGATGGTGGAGGAGAGATCCTTGAAAGCCTTGATAAGGCCGCGAATTCTGGAGCGGCGTTCTCTATTCATAGCAAATTACCTACCTTATTATATAGTGATTAGAATGAGTGGGTTTTGGATTCGGTTACGGTATGGATGATAGCGGGGCTGCAAGACCAGGCAAAGTGGGGCTGGCGGCCGGTGGAAGTGATGACGGAGGTGACAAGATCCATAGCAGCAAGGACGGCTTTTTGGCGGATGATGTTGCGGTCGTGATCCTGAAAAAGATAGCGGCGAACGAAAACATTTTGGATCTCCGAATTGGCCACGGCGATATAGACAGTGCCGGCAGGCTGAGATTCCGCATGAGGACCTGCAATGCCGGTGATACCAACGCCAAGCTCTGCGCCAGATTTTTGAGCTGCGCCGATTGCCATTTGGGCAGCGATAGGACCGGAATAAACAGTATAATTCTTGATAGTGTCCGGTTTGACAGAGACAAGGTTCGTTTTGGCAGCGGCAGAGTAGGTGACAAAGCCATACTCCATAACGCTGGATGCGCCGGGGATGCTGGCGAGAGAGGAAGAGAAGAGGCCGGCGGTGCAGCTTTCGGCAGCAGAGATGTGAAGAGATTTGGATTTGAGCAGCTCAACAAGCTGTTGGGAGGACTGAGGGATAGAATTCATAAGCAACGCTCCTTTGAATGGGAGGATGTACGCCAGGGTTTTGCGACCCTGGTTTTTATTTTTTTAATAGGACAGAACGAAGAACAGCCAGGTAAAAAAGATTTGACCGGTATGAAGGAGCTGGTCGGTGGTAAGAGAGATAGAACCTTCGTTTGCTTTTTGGTGGTCAATAATAGCATGAAAACCGGTATTGGTAAGAATGGAGGAACAGAAATAGGCAATTGCATGTGGGTTATAAGGGAAGAACAGAGAATAAACCAGAAGCGGGATCGTAATGCAGGTTGACCACATGAAGGAATGTTCGATGAGAGCGGTGATGTAATCAACAGGATAATGCTCCTGAACGAACACCTTGGAGTACTTGAGGTCCCACCACAAACGCTGCTTGAGATCGGCGAGGATGCCCTGGAGATTGTAATCGGCAATGAGGTGGGAGAAAAACATAAGGAGGAGGAGAAGAAATTTGATAAGCATAAGGATTCACCTGCCTTGATCTTACATAGTGTAGAGTTTGACAGCGATATCAAGAACTACAAGGACAAAGCAGATACCGATAAAAATCAGAGTACCTTTATCATTATTCTTTTTCATTTTAGTGCTCCTTTCGATTTTTCATGGCTTCCTGAGCCTGAGCGTAAGTGAGGGTTTTGCCTTCGTGGCCGGGGAGAGGTTGAGATTCCCAGGTACCGGGAACGTGGTATTGTTCAAGAGAATGACGGTTGAGTTGCTCGATAGAATAGCCGGAAACATTGGCAGCGTATTCATGATTGACCTGGATGCCCATATCTTCACAGTCGTGGCAAATCATAATATAGATTGCCTCTGACCAAGAACAGTGGCGTTCTTGCTGGACCTGGAAAGCGTATTCGCCACGCAGGTTGTGACCATTTTCAGCAATGGCAAGCCAGGAATCTTGGACCTCTTGCTGTTTGCGGGCACACATGGGAAGACCTTCGTTGGGGTCGGATTCAGGGAGAACTTTAAGGACGACTTTGGCAATACCATATGAGAAGGCATATACAGCGGCGAACATAAGAGCTGCGATAACAATAGCCGCGAGAAGACAAAGAATTGGCATATTGTCACCTCCTTAGATTTTGAAAATTGAAATTTATTTGGAACGAAGACGGCAGCGCATGACCTGGATGGACTGGACGCTGCGCTGAAGACGGGCGGAAAGCTGACGGTCGGGGATGGAGTGGGCGAGGATAAGATTCATTTCCTCGGTCGTCCATTCACGCTTAGGGTAGCCAGCTGTTTGCCGGTAGTTGTTGCGGCGATAATAATTGCGGGCAAGAGGATCAAGACGGGAAGACATGAGGGGAGTGGGTCAGCTCCTTGTTGGATTTGGGTATTTGCAAAATTAGGTGATTTTCTATTTGAAAATAGGTGGTCTACTAATTTATGCAAATACAATTCCTTCGTTTTTGACAACAAATTTACATTTATAATATGGATATGCGTTGCCATTCGTATTGTAATATCCATCTGCTTTGCCATTATGTGAGCCGCTAACTCCTTGCATCACATGAACTTGCCCGTCAACAAGAAATACACTTCCTGGATAGTTACGGTTCAAGTTTCTATATGCAGGATGATGCTCTTTCACCTTGAGCTTGCAAACATCACCTGGATGGCTTTGACGAAACTCTTCCAAACTGTCGGTAGTCTGTTTAATAGCCTTGTGGCGATTCGTTGCCACTGTTTTGCCATTGAGTGTGTACACGCGGCTCATGTTCGCTTTGTGTAGCACTCTTCTATCATGGCGGCGGAACTGCTTTAATTCGTATGGCACATGGCTGTTTATATTGCTATCACAAACATCGTTGGGTAAAACAGAACAGGCAATGCAATAAGCATCAAGCCAATGGTCTTTACTCACACCGTGCGCTGTACGATAGTCGTAGGTACTTTTACCATTGGTCACAAAGAAATGCTTCGGAAAAAGAGAATTCATCTCTTTCGTCAATGCCGGAATGATTTGATTCAATACGCTCAAAGCACTGTACTTTTTGACGAGTCCGACTTTTTCTTTGGCGAGTTTCTTTTGCCAGGTAGCATCCTTATGAACGAGATTGTGATGCTCCGTGCATAGACCAACAATATTGGCGATAGTGTTGCTACCGTTTTCGGATTTTGGTACTACATGATGGTAATGTTCAATGGGCTTCTCACAAAATAGGCAATGGTGTTCCTGCATTTCAGAAACAGCATTTTCAAGGCTCCCTTTTTGGTAGAGTGGGCCTTGCTGATACTGCCATTTCTGAATGTTAGGGTTGTCAAGCTGCATGAACGCAAATTTGTTGACTTCAAGCACAACATCACTGATAGGAAGAAACTTCTGAATTTTCTTCACCAAGTTGATGTGTGTCTGTAGCAACTGATTTGCAGTAGGCGTAAGCCATCCTTCCGGTCTTGCACGATTGGTGAACTTTGCCTCTTTGTTTTTGATACCAATGCAAAGTACATCTTTCTCACAACCCGGAAGATGGCGCTTGATAACGCCAATTTCTTTTGCACGTTTACTAACACTACCATTTTGAGCAGTGGTTTGCTTTACGCACTTCTTAGAAATAGTGCCGTTGGTTTTTGCTCTCCGCTGACGGCGGCAGCGTCTGCCGTTGGTGCGTCTTGCGCAGCGTGATTCCTTACGCTTTTTCATCAGCTTAGGGACTTCCTTATTGCGGGTCTCAAGATGCGCAGTAAAGACCGCCGCCCCGTCTGCTTTGACAACGGCAACGCCGATGTTGGTCCTACCAGGGTCGATACCCAAGTATAGGGGTTGAACTACATCATCAGTTTCATAAAGCAACTGGATAGTAAACGGTTTTGATTTTACGACTCGTGCTTTTCCATTCTTAAGGAGATGGCGCACATGCATACAGCGAGTCGTTGGCATCAAAGGTTTACCATCTTTGTTTAACACATATACAGTAGGCATATACGCTACCCTCCTTTTACTGTAAGTCTCTCCTGCTGAAACAGGAGGTTGTGTTTCCCTTGGCTGGGTGTTTGCTGTGAGCGGTATTGTACGAGACAATGCCACTCGTGCGGAGCTATCAACTGGGAAAATCGATAGGCGCAACAAACATCCAAATGCCTGTGGTATTTGTAAAAACAGATGGTTTTATTCAAACCACCTATTTTTGCAAATACCCGATTTATTGGGTGAAATCATAGGCGGACTGGGCAAGGGGCAGGCAGTGGGTACGCAAAATCTGCCAGAGTTTGCAATCCGGTTTTGTGCGGGAAAGGAGTTGCAGGGCGCGGTCCTTGGACATATCGCGGTGGGCAAGAGGGTAGTTTTGAGCCAGAAAGTTGCGATGGGATTCATTGTTGGTGAAAAGAAGCTCGGTACCGGGGTGAGTTTCCGTTAAGTAGAAGTAGGGGCCGGTAACTTGCAGGCGGATGCCAGCGGACGGAGAACAGTAGAGATCGAGGGGAGAATCATCCTTTGTCGAGGTGTAGCCTTCGCCAAAAGAAGAGAGCCAACGGTGGACGTTGGGACCCCAGGGGCAGACGGTGGGCGGCGGCATGAAATCATTGCCTTCCCAAACTTTTGGGGTAAAAGTTTCATCATAGGAGTAAGGACAATCCTGTTCCGGGGTAAGAGGCGGGGTGTAGATTAAAGGCGGATAGACGGGCTGGGTGGTGCAGACAGCTTCCAGCGGAACAGAAGCACCTTGGGGCAGAGGAGTGAAATCACAGGCTTCGGTTGGATAGGAATAGCCGGACGAAGAATGAATGTTTTTGGTTTTGACCTGGCGGTAGACGGTGCGGAGCTTACCATCCTGATAAAGGTTGCCGAAGATAAAATCGTTCTGGCTGACAAAGTAAAGAGTGCTGCGATCGCCATTGAAACAGAAAACAGCGGCGGCAGTTTGGTCGGCCAGGTTGGGACGGGGGATATCCGGGGCGGCGTGATCAAAATAATCCTGGAAGCTTGTCCAGTTTTTGAAGTAGAACGGGTAATTGGGATTGGGAGCAAAATCAGAACAGATGCCATGATAAGAACCGCAGTGAGGATGGGCGCAATCCGAAACAAGATTGACAGTGATGTTATTGGCACGCTTACATTTGACACCATGATAAGCGCAGTGACGGCAGTGAAGCTCTTCATCGTAAAGCGGATTTGTGGCGGACATGGGACAACCCCCTTTAGACGGCGTAGTGGATATCGCGGGAGCGGGTGCGGCGGAAAGCGAGAGCGGCGGGAGTGGTGGATTTGATCTGGGCGATGGCATCATAGCAAGCCTTTTCATCCGGGTCAGAGAGTTCATCATCGGAGATGTGGCGGTATTCAAATGTGAGGTCCTTGCCTTCAACAAAGGGAGTGCCGGAGGTTTTATCGAACTGAACGGAATCATTGTTGTAGGTGACTTCGAAGATGAAATCGGCGTTTTTGTTGAAGAAGCGAACGTATTCTTCCGAGGAGGGATCGAAGAGATCACAGCGGACATTGCTGGCGGTATAGACAACACCGTTTGCGAATTTCATGGTGATGTTATAGCGCTCAGCGTTGAGGTTGACAATGTTCAGATCCTTGATGGCTTCCGTGAAAGGCAGGCCGGTGTTGAGTTCAAAGGCGATGGAACGCAGGCAGTCATAATTGAGGTCAATGCGACCGGCAAAACCGATGACGGCATCGATCTGGTCATAATATTCCGGCTTGAGCTTATCCTGCATGTAGGTGCGGATTTCATCGGCGGTGGGATAATCGAAGCGGAAGTGGTAGTGGAAGCGGCCGGGGCGGTTGACAAGGAAATCATTGAGACCTTTGAGATCATTGCAGGTGACAACGAAGAGGCGTTTGCCGTTGGAGGTGCCATCGAACAGGGAGAGCATGGCGGACTGAGGATCGGTTTTATCATTATCGGAAGGATGGGCGAAAGTTTTATCGAATTCATCAAAGAGGATCATGACTTCCTGGTCGATGGATTCGAGGTAGGAGGCAATGCCGGGGATGGCTTCATCAACAATGAGGACGGGTAAGCCAGCAGAGATGGCGCGGGTGGAGAGCAGGCGGGCAAACATGGACTTGCCGATACCTTTTGCGCCGCTGAGGATGACGCCAAGAGAACGCGGGAAAGCGTTGTAGGACGCTATAACTTTTTCGACCTTGGATTCATGCGGGCCATAGACAGTTTCGTTGACCTGCATATTGGGGCGGGATTCCAGATAGAAGCCGCTGAGCTTGGAGAAGCGGACGCAGTAGGTGGCAGCTGGCAGGGAATCAAAGGTGCGAAGGGAATCATCGTAGATCTGGTACTTGATGCCGGTGTTGACAATTTTCATAATTATGTAACTCCTTTTAAGTTTTGTTATAGGACAATGTTAAAAGTAAAACAAGGTGGTGGAAAATATTACAAAGATGGGAAGTGGTACGGTTATCAGTACGGGGCTTCGAGGTTGCGGGGATTATAAGGGGCGTAAGTGATTTCGATTTTGCCGGGGCAGGTACAGGTTTTTCCATTGACAAAATACTGACGCCAGTAGTCATCGTCACATTCGCCTTTGGAGGTAATACGGAAGGTGAGGGAAGGGAAGGAGCGGGAGAGTTTAATCATATCGTTGGCAACATCGAACGGACATTCGTTTTCGGGGTCGAAGGTGAGGATATCGTTCTCGTCATCATAAAAATAGGCGGAAGGATCGAAGGGTCTGAGGCAAGGGGAAGCATCGGCGTAAAGGGTTTGGAGTTCATGCTGGATGGCACGGCGGGTGGGTTCCGGGATAAGAGTGGGGGCGTCATCGCGAAAGACATCGAGGGTATAGCGGTTGAAGTAGGACATAGAATCATCTTCTTAATTTAAGATGCAGCGGCGGGATCGGTGAGGGATTTGAACATTGCTTTAGGCAGGCCAGGGATAGATTCCTGGCGGGAAATCCACTGGCGTTGGTAGGAGACAACACGGGGATAATCAGCAGCAGGGGAAACAAGTTTTGGGGTTTCAATATTTTCAAAGATACATTCCGCGATGATTTGCAGGATTTCCGGTAAGGTGGTATCAGAACCATAGGCGGAGACAAGACCGCGCAGAGAACAGTAATAAGGCTCAACGGCCTGTTCCAGCTGGCGGATGGTGTAGGCAGAGAGGTCAATCGTTTCGGCGGCAACGGCATAATAATTGCGATTGGGAGAAGCCGATTTGGAGTGAAAAGGAACGATGTCAGTGAACTGGTATGTAGTGGGAGAGAGCGCACGGCAATACTGGCAGGTGTCCGGGTCAGTTTGGAAAAATTGTTTCATTGGGGTGGTCCTTTCAGGGGGTGGTGAGAGGCTGGATGAGGGAATCAAAAGAGATGGAGGAAATGGGAATGGACTGCAGGGAGGGAGAATAACTGGCAAGAGCACAGATAGGGAAGATATAATGGAAACCGTAAAAAGAATACATTCGTCTATCAGATGTATTGTAAACATCTTTCACAATGTAAGAGTAGCCGCAGAATTGTTTCATACCTTGCAAAATGGTGATATACGGAGTTTTAATTCCACCACTTTCATTCAAACCGTATTCTTCTGCCATGTCATCCCATGTACGGATGGTGATCGTATCACCGGGCTGAGGATTGAAATTCATAGAGTGGCTCCTTTCAGAAGATCATCAAAGGTGAGAGAGGATTCAAAGACGGGCAACACAAGAGAACAGACAGGAAAATCATAGCTTACATCCGCAAAAGAGCACCAGGAGCCAACAGCGGTAGTGGTTACACGTTCAACAGTGTAGAAATGACCGCAATATTGTTTCATACTTTGAAAGATGGTAGCAGGAAGCGTTGGGATATCTCCATAGAAATCAGTGCCAAACTCTTTTACCATATCATCCCAGGGGCGGATCATAACAAAATCACCGACTTGAGGAAAATACGAACTCATTATGTGGCTCCTTTCATAAGATCGTCGAAAGAAATAGGAGAAGCAGGAACAGGTGTGGCAACAACGAACATGTCTTCAGTAAAAGGGAAATAGCAGCAGTCCAACATATAGATCCAATATTTATCGTTAATGGATGGCCGGACATGTTTGACTTTGAAAGAGCGACCGCAATACTGTTTCATACTATCGCTAAAGATTATATAAGAGGTTTTAATTCCTAATTCACCGCTGTAGCTGCCATATTGAGAGAGCATATCATCCCAGGCGCGGATTGTGACCGTATCGCCAGGTCGAAATTTGTGAGGGTAAGACGGCATAGGTTAAGCACCACCTTGAAGTAAATCATCGAAGGAAATGGAAGAGGGAGGAGTAGGCACGGGGGAGGATTCAATAAGAGATTGGTAGGCGGCATAAATTTTTGAAGCGTAATACAGTTTGCCGTCCTGAGTGGTGAACCCAAAGAAATGTTTATTGCAGACACCTGTGGCGGTGACGGTTTGAGGGGAATCAAAATCACCGCGGGAAACAGCGGTAACGTCAGAAACAGGACAAAAACCGAAATGAAATCGAGCTGATAAGTTCATATAGGGAGCGACGGATTGTTTGCGTAGATCAGAGCTTTGGCGAAAATCATCATAGAGAGCTTTACATTGAGCGAAGGAGGGGAAGAGAATTTTTTGGTTAGGAAGGATGGTGGGGTAAAAAAGATCGGTTGTTTCGGGGATCAAAAGAAGTCACCACCTTGGAGAAGAGAATCAAAAGAGAGAGAAGAGGGCGGAACGGATTGGAGTTTGGATTGTTCAAACATAGGGGAAGAAAAAACCACGGAAGTACCGTCGAAAAAATAAGAATCAAATTTTGGAGATGGATAGCGGTTTACATGAACAATGGGAAGTGTTTGTCCGCAATATTTTTTCATATACATTGTGAAAGTTTTTGGGACTTTGATTCCACCATATTCGTCCAAACCAAATTCGGATTCCATATCATCCCACTGACGGATGGTAACTTCATCTCCGACGTTGTAGGTAGGATAATCGGCAGGGTTAAGAGATTTCATTGAGGGAGTTCACCTCCGGCAAGGAGTTGGTCAAAAGAGATGGCGGGAGGAATGACGGAAGAGGATTCGTTAAGAGGGGCGAGCATGGCGGGTGAGAGGAGCCAGCGGCGGAATCCAATTGTAGAGGGGGTGCTATGAAAGAGAGAGAGAATAGGATCATCAAACTGGAAGATATCGGAAGAAAGATAACATTTATCTCTGTCAAAATAGGAAGGTTCGTTTACGATGGTGAGAGTGGCACCGCAAAGGTATTTCATTTCGCTATTAAAGAATGAGTTGTCCGGCAAGTAAATACCATAGGCACTATCATGATGGCTGATGGAATTGAGTTCATCCCAGGAGAGGATGCGGACGCGCTGGCCGAGGTAGAGGTCTTGGAAGGTCACAGAAAATCACCTCATTGAACAGTATGAGCGCCATAACAAGCAGCGTCAGGGACGATAGGACTCGGCATAGGGGTGGGGCTGCCGGATTTGGACTGGGGTTCGGGTGCCCAGGAATGGGGTTGGCCATCCAGGATTTGCATTTCCTTGGCGATGGAAGCGATAACGAAATCAAGAGAGATGGGCTGACCGGTGGTCTGGCGACCCCAGTAGGACTTGCCCCAGCAATCAAGAACGACTTCACCGCGGGCTTTGAGCTTTTCACCGAACCAATCAGAGACTGCCCACCATTCAAAGATTTCGGGCGGGGTGGTGTCGAGGTCGTCGTATTCATCGTCGCTGTAGACAGCACCGCAACACTGGCAGACATGAACAGTTTCGGACTCGCAGCAGGCACGGGCTTGGGCGAGAGTAGGGTAGGTGAGGCCGCAGACGGGGCAGATATAGGGGTCAACAGGTTCCGGGACGTCAGGATCATAATTCGGGTTTTGAAATTTGGAATCATCGAGGTCCGGGACATCAACTTCATCAAAGTAGCTGGAATTACCGCACTCGGAGCAGGTTTGAGAGGAGGCATCACAGATAGCGGATTCGTAATCGGATTCATCGAAAGGAGGAGCTTCCGGGATACTAGCGTCATAAGCGAGGGCGGAGAGGATAAAATCCATTTCCAGGTTCATATTGCAAAAGACTTCGCGGTTGATGAGCTGGTCGAGAATTTTTTGGTTGGGGGTGGAATCGGAAGAATATTCGTGACCGTTGACGGTGTAAAGCATAAGATCAACTTCCTTTTTTTGTATGTAGGGGGGGGTTCAGGATTCAAAATCGGGGTGGTCGAGGGCGGTGGCGTTGGAAAAGAAGACATCAACCATATCCTGATCGGATTCGATGTTGTAGCAGCCGCCGCAGGAATCGTTTTCTTCCCACTCATTGGAATCGGGGTTATATTGATAGAGAGTGAGAGTTTTTGCTTCGCCGTTGAGGTACTGCTGATAGAGTTCAAGCTCACTCTCGATTACGTTCTCAGCACGAGAGCGCCAATCCGGAGTGGAGTAACCGAGGTCAGCTACGTTCTGGCGGGTGCAGACGGCGAAACCGGCAAGGCCGGAATCAAAATCATCATGGAATGGCGTGGTGGAGAGAGCGATGGCGGAGTGAACGTAGGCATAGATGGGAAGCTTGACGTATTCAGGTTCAATGCCGGCTTTGACATCAGGGACAAAAGCGCTGACAGGTATATCACCGGAGAAATAACGGTTGGGGGCAATATAGAATGTGGAGTAGCAATCCCAATCCGTGCGGGGGTTGGGCGGGAAGAGGTCGGGTTCTTCGGAGATGAAATAAAGATCATTGCCGGATTTGGCGTAGGTGCCGGTGAGGGTTTGTTTGGTTTGAACAGGGATGGTGAGGGTGGACATATTTCAAGCCTCCTTCTTGGATGCGGATTCAACTTCCGGCTTGGATGCGGCGTTAATATAAGTGTTGACGGCGGCATTGAAGCGATCAAACAGGACACCGCTGTACATGACAAGGGTTTTGAGCTGCTGGGCGGTACGGTTATAGCGGTTGCGGAACTGGATGTGAGCTTCGTTCCAATCGGTGTTCATGGTTTTATAGACGTTGCGGTAAGTGACGGAGAAGTTGCAGGAGGTATCATAATAGATAGCAGCGGCCTTAGCAATTGCGGCATTGATGGCGGCAGCACGTTCATCCAAAAGGGACTGAGAAGGGGCGGGCTGGGGCTGCTTTGCGGATTCATCCGGCAGGGGAGCGGGGACGGGCTGTTCATCCAGAACGGAGGTGGCCGGAGATTTGATGATGCAGGGTTCGTCTTTGATAAGGCCGAGTTCCCGCTGGACACCGAGGGGAAGCTGAGAGTTGGGGTTGGAATCGTTTTTGCGGACGTGCTTGATGATGGCATCGTTATAGAGATCGTTCAAAATAGAATCGAAGATTTCGCGGTAGGTAGTGGAGGATTCGATAATTTGGATGGTGGAGAGATAAGAAACATCGGGGTGGGACTTGCGGTAGTTGATGCGCTCCTGCTCCTGGACAAAGCCGTAATCGCGTTTCATTTTGGTGTAGATCTGGCTGAGGATATCGCGGCGGGAGGAGTAAAACTCCGGGGCGTTGCGGATGATTTTATCCATGGTCTGGTAAACTTCATCACGCCAGGTGACGGGAGCGGATACAGGTTTGGAGGTTACAGCAACAGAGACATTTGACTTTTGCGGGGCAGGTGCCAGGGTAGATTCGATTTTGGGGCTGGGGGCAGGTTCATCATGGACGGCATAATCCTTGGGGATGACGGTGACGGGTTGCGGGGCAGGCTGCGGAGCGGGAACAGCGCCGGCAAAGTGGTTGGCGAGGGCAGCGAGGGTGGAGGTCATTGTGACCATGCAGCGGGTGGTTTCGGCCTGGGTTTTGAGGGTGGAATCAACGAGGGCCTGGATGGTTTGCATGGCGACGGCGGAGGTTTGGTCCGGGGTGGCGAGGACGCTGCGGCCATGGTAAAGGGATTCCATAACGTCCCATACGAAGTCCATGAATTTATCCGCGTTGGGCTGGCGGGAGAAACGGCAGATTTCCATAACACCGCGGAGAGTGTAGACACGGGTATTTCGATTTACCCATCTATTTCCTTCAACACCCCCCAAAATGAGGGTTGTTGAAAGTGGATCAAGACGGTCTTTATTTCGATCATGAATTTGCTGAATAGCATCATCAGCTTTTACATAGCCTAGTGCTTCACCAATTTGACGCCTTGTCATATAAAATTCGTTTTCAATGGCATCATCTTTATAGAAGTTGCAGGTGAGGGAGCCAAAAGGCTTTTGGGTAACGAGGGTAAGATTTTGAGTCATTTTGAAAGTTCCTTTCTGTGATATGAGATAAATGGATATTGGACATTTGTTATGCTTTGGCGGTGTTTTTGCGGGTGAGTTCGAGGACGGTGCAGAACGGGGCAAACCAGCCGCCGCCCGAATAGAAGGCGTGTGGGGTGGAGGGCTGACATTCATAACAGACAGTACCGTTAATGATAGCGAGAGTGTAGGTAAGTTTGGTCATAATGGTTGATCCTTTCTGATGGTAAAAATAGATTCAAAATAAAACAGGGAACAAGCTGGTGGGAAACGGTCTTCTTGGGTGGATCGCTGGTTGAGTTTGCGCATAACGTATTACCGTTTGTTTTGGCTCTAATGGCCGGTCTTTTGAGGTCCCCGCGAATCTTATGGAAGCGCGTCGTCTGCAGTCGGCGCCTGCGATCCGGGAGGGGGGAGGCGGTAACAAATTCGAACTCTTGGATATAACCGAAGAGTGAAGCACGAACTGAAATATAATCAGCAAATGATTCTATACCTTGTTAAGCTGTTTTATTTTTGAGGTTGATAATTGGGACACGGCGGGGTGTGGCTGGCAAAATCGGCCATGGAAGCGCCGTGGTATTTATGCTTGGGGATTTGCCAGTTATGAAGTAGCTCCTTTCAATAAATCATCGAAGGAGAGAGTGGAGGCGCAGACAACTGTGGGACAAGATTGTTCAAACATAGGAGAAGAAAAAACCACGGAACTATCGTCGAGAATATAAGAATCAAAAAATTGAGGTGCATAGCGGCGTACATGAACAATAGAGAGTGTTTGCCCACAATATTTTTTCATAAACTCTGTGAAAGCTTTTGGGACTTTAATGTCACCAAATACGTTCAAACCAAATTCAGCGGCCATATCATCCCACTGGCGAATGGTAACTCTATCTCCGACGTTGTAGGTAGGATAGTGATTGAGGTTAAAGACAGCATCCATAGTTATTGGACTCCTTGAAGTAAATCATTGAAGGTAATAGTGGGTTCATGGGGGAGGGTTGCGGGGAGGAGCATGGCGGAGGTGAAAAACCAACCGCGAGGAGAATCACCATCATTAAGGTCTACATAAACATCCGGTGAATAATTGAGAAAATAAATGGGTTCATCAGGAAGATCTTTATCATGAACGATTTTGACAACAATAAACTCTTTGCCACAGTAAGGTTTCATGTCAAGAATAAAAGAAAGTTTATTGGGATGAACAGTGATATCACCGTAAGGATTGGAGCCGAATTCTTCCATCATATCATCCCAGGTGCGGACGATGACGCGATCACCGACGTGGTAGGTGGGGTAGGGGGCTGGCATTCAAATGCCTCCTTTCAGGAAATCGTCAAAGGAAACAGAGAAAACGGGAACCGAGGTGACATAGGGGTGAAATTCATTGGGGGAGAAAAGAGCGGAGTTCCAAGAGAATTTGGCAGCGGCGGAGGGATCGACAGCGGTGGAGAGATCGTAGGGTTTTAAGAAGTAAAAGCCAGAAGCGTCAAGTTTACGAGCAATTTGCATGATGCCGCCACAAAGAGAACGGCGTTTAGGGGGTATAAAATCTGCGTTACCATTAGGAAGGGGATCGAGAAACAGCGCACAGCCAGCATCATTTTTGGGAAGAGCGTCAAACTCTGCGGCAGAAATGATTTGAACGAGGGTGCCAATGGGGTAGGTGGGAAAATTCATTGCGCAACTCCTTTCAACAAATCATCGAAGGACATGGAAGGAACCGGGGGCGGAGAAACGACACGAGGGTGAAATTCAGCGGCGGAGAAAAACCAGTCATTCCAGTTAAAAACGGTTCTATCTTCAGCGAAGAGAGGGGTGAGATCGTATAGGTTCCTTTCATTGCCTTTGGAAATGCGGGTAATAACAGCCGGACAGCCGCAAACAGGAAGTTTATCTCTGTGAAAAGAATCGTTTGCGCCGTAAATAGAAGGAATAAGAATAAAATTGCCGCAATCATCCGTAGGATGGGAACGAACTTCTTCTTCGGAGATAATTTGGACAACATCGCCAACTTTATAGGTAGGATTCATGGTAGGCTTCCTTTCTGTGATGGGGGTTAGAGGTTTGCGATAAGAGAATCAAAGCTGGGATACGGAGCGGGGATAGTGCGGGAGATCATGCTGGGCGGGATGATGTGGTAGGAATCGCTGTGAGGAAAATAGAGGCGGAGAAGGCCGGATTTGCCGAGGATGGCAACGATCTTGCCCTGCTTGCCGAGGATAGGATCATAGGGGAGAGAATCGGTGAGGGTGAAAGTGGTGCCGTAATCATACTGGAGGGAGCAGAGCATTTCCGGAGCGGAGACGATCTCGACCCAGGTGCCGGGTTCATAGCCGGGGAGGAAAGGGGTCATGAGGAATCACCTGCCTTGAGAAATAAGTTCATCAAAAGAGATGGAAGGAGTGGGGAGAGGAGCGGGGGTGACGGCTTCGGGGGTATCGTCATAAGTAAGGGCGGAATGGGTGGTGACAAATGTTTTGTTATTCATACTGGGGACAATAACGGTGACATAAGTGCCAGTATCAGATTGGACAAAGCCGTGGAGGGTACGATGGGCTGCGCCATGTAGCGTTATGATTTTAAGATAGACGGGAGTGCCGGGTTGAATGTAATAAGGGTCCATAAGAATCACCTGTATGAATTAGAGGGCGGAAATAATTTCATCAAAAGAAACGGTCGGGGAAGGTACGGTGTTGGGAGACTTATAAGTGAAAGGATCGTTGGGGTCCTGGATTTCGGTGATGTATTCATGAGGGACGTGGAAGGTGCGGGAATCATCGGTCCAGACGGTGACGTAGTTGCCGTTATCTTCTTGGACGGTGCCGGAGAGATAGATGATTTGAAATTTAGTTTTCAGGGGGTTGTGATCCGAGCTGATAACTGGTCCTACGGTAAAGAATTTGACCCGTGAGCCGGGGGAGATAAGTTTCATAAAAAATCACCTGAATTCATTGTGTGAGTGGGTTCCGGGGTATTACCAGGCGCTCCAACCATTGGGATGGCCGGAGGCCCAGCGAAAGGAAAGTAAAACCATGACCGTGCGTTTACCAGGCGCACGAACAGGGGGCGCAACGAGCTGCTAAGAAAGGAAGAAACAACTGAAGTGCCTGGGAATGCCCCGGAACCATGGGGCGGAATGGAGAAAATAAAAATCAATTTGTGAAAGCTGATGAGAGGCAGCCACCGGAATCGGATGGTGGTGATGACTGATCTTCTGAGTTTGATTGGGGCGGCCTCCGATGTTGCTCGCTTATTTTGTTAAAGACTGGGGCATTTGGCCCGCCCTTTCTGATGCGCTGTGAGGCGACCCATCGTGTGTCTGGGAGTACGATGACTCGATGCAGTCGCTGCTGCGACGGGAGTGTGTCCCTGCCAGGGGGTGGGACAGGGGGACAAATTCAAACCCTCGGATATAACCGGAGGGTGTTTGGCTTTGACTTGAAATAAAATCAAAACGAAACTTTACCTTTGAACAAATTGATTTTTGGATTATGCGGTTACGTTGGGTGGGGCGAGATCGGCCTTGATACAGGATTCGAGGTCAAGGCCGTATTTGGCGTTATACTTTTGGATAATGTATTTGGTGGTATCGGGCTGGACATCCTTGAACCAGGTAATGTTGCCCTGGAAGGACTGAAGGTCTTCATCCGGCCACTTTTTGCCCTTTTGTTTATCGCGGAAGTAGGTATCAATGGTGGCTTTGAAGATTTTATTTTTGCGGTAGCCGACTGTGATTTGGTTATCCTTATTGAGCATGACGCCAAGAATCCAGTTGCGGCCGGCGCGGGAGTGGAACTGGGTTTTGGTTTCATTGAGGGTGAAAGGAGCGTTCATTTGGGAAAGAAGCTGGACGATGAGGCGCTCGACAGCATGGAAATTGAAGATGACTTTGCAGGAGACGATGATATCATCGGCGTAGCGGGTGTAGCAGAGGCGGTCGGTGATGGGGGTTCCGTCCGGGTTATGCTTGCCAGATTCAAAATGGTTGACGGCCTTGGCGAAGGCGTGGTCAAAGGGGATCATCATGATGTTGGTGATGAGCGGGGAGATGGGGGTACCCTGCGGCAGTGCGCCGTTGAGAAAGCAGAGGTCAAGGGCTTTGAGCAGCTCCGCGTGGCCGGTAGGGCTGGCGAGGATGAGGTTGAAAGGATAAATAAGTTCAAACTGGGAGAGAACAAACGCCGGCGTGGTGGAGGGGAAGAAGCCATGGAAATCAAAATGGGCGTACCACCAGGCATTGAAATTTTGGTGACGTTTGGCGGCGGAAAGGACGCTGCGATCCTCGACATAGGCGAAGGCGCAGGTGTGGTGGTCGGCAAACATCCAGGACTGGAAGAGGGTTTTGAGTTCCTTGAGGGCTTTCATTAAGTCGGAGTTGGGGGCATCGATCCAGCGGAGGCCGCCGGAAGCTTTGGGGATGGGGAAATGGTTGTACAGGCTGGAACGGGGAGTGGTGAGGCGAAGGGATTCATACTGCTGGTTGAACGCCTGGAGCTGGAGGATCATTTGTTCCACCTTGGTGATGCGCATGATACGGGGAGGAACTTTGTTACAGATGACGGTACGGGTAGCACCGTGGCCGCCGGTGGAAAGGTTGGCGAGGTTGAAATCCCCGCGGAGGAGTTCTTCAAACGTCATTTCCCGGAAACGTTCCGGGCAGTTATAAGTGATGTAAACCATGTGAGTGCTCCTTATGTGAGGGTTGTGTTTGTGTTCTGATGGGAGATGGACGCTGCCGCGGTACCATCCTCGTCGGACTGAGCTGGATCGTTGCTCTGGTTGATGCGATGGCTGCCATATTTGGACGCACCATTTGGGTTACTGCAACCCTTGTTAGCCCGCATCTGTGGATTGGACTTAGTATTTTCTACCAACCGGGACTTGACGGAAGGCTCGGCCCGTGCGAATGTTATAGTCGGGAGTCACCTCGAGTTCCTTTGGCCAGGATCAGGTGTGGGGGTGGGTCGGGGTAACAAATTCGTGCTCTTGGATATGACCGAAGAGCCTGAAGCGAAAAAAGCTTACAGTATACAACACAAACGAAATTTAATGGAATGCTAAGACGACAGGGTTACAAACCGAGGAATGCGGATTCACCCTGGAGGTTGAAGGGGGCAGAGAGGCCGGTGTGGATCAGCTCGCCTTTTTTGATGAAGTTTTGGAAGTTGGTGACGGTATAACAGGCGGCAACGCGAACCGTGGGGGCAACGCCAAGAGTAGTGCCGCAAGCCGAAACGGGGACCTGGGCGGTGGCTTCGGCGTGAGTGAAGTTCATTGTGGCGCGGAATTCCTTGACCTGTTTGGGGTCCGACCAATCGGCAGCGTAGAGCTGGGCGTCAAAGAGGGCGGTGCGGACATCAAACATGGCTTTAATGAAAGTGTTAAAGCGGTTGGCATCCACGATTTTCTGGCGGATCTCGATATTATCCACGGCGAGAAAAACGTAACCGGAGAGGGGCTGGCCGTTCCAGCCGGATGGTTCCAGACGGATATCATTTTTGGCTTCCGGGTTGATGGCACAGAGGATATCGCGGAGGGCTTCCACTTTGAGCTGGCCGACCTGAGGGTCAAAGAACATCTGGTTGACGATGTTTTTCTTTTCCACCGTATCAAAATCATAGAGGGTGAAGTTGGTCAGACCATAGCGGGCAAGAAGCTCCGCGATGGTGGAGCCGACCGAACCGCAGCCAATGATGTGGATGCGGCCTTTGACATCATGCGGGGAGAAGACATCCAGGCTTTTGGCAAGATTCATAAAGCGCCTCCGTTGGTGTGATAATCGTAATAGGTGGGGTAGTGGTCGTAATAATTGCCGTCATCGTCCATCCAGCAGCGGGCGGCGTTATCCCAGACGACGTGGGGTACGGTACCGCCGGTGGGCTTGACGGGAGGGTGAGCTGCGGAATAGACGGGCAGGGCTTTGGTGACAAGAGACTGAGCGGTGGCGGCAAAATCGGAGAGGGTATCGGTGTAGGTAACAGAGATATCGTCTTTATCGTAGATTTTGTTGGCGGCGTAGTCATACAGGCGGGCGGTAAACTCGCCGCGCTTGTTCCAGATCATGAAGAGATAGAAGTCATTGCCTTTGAGCTTATTGACAATTTTGGACTCGTTTTCGTCATCAACGCCGGAAGGGGAAGTGGACATGTTGACGTGGCTGTGGGCCTGGTAGCGGATGTTGTTGAAAATTTCATCGGGCTGGGAGAGCAGCCAGTCGTTGTATTTATCCTGGTCGGTTTCGACGGTGACGCCAGTAACCTGCTGGGGGTAGACGAGGATATCATAGATTTCATACTCGGTGGGGGAAAGCTGGCGCATGAGGCCGTGCCAGGCGACCTCGGAAGTGAAATCATCAATGAGGCGGGACTGTTTGGCCCAGGCATCGGCGGTAAAATTGATGTTGATTTTATCTTTTGCCTTTGTTTTTGCGAGCTTGACAGAGCCGGTGAGGAGCTGCTGGCGATAGAGTTCGATGGCGGCATCCAGAGCGGTCTGATCAATGTGGATAACTTGCATGATTATTCTCCTTCCTTAGCGGAATCGTTTGCGGATTTGAGCTGTTCAATGGCCTGCTTGGGGGTGATGGATTCACCGGTAGCGGTAAGGATGACGGGGATATTTGTGTGATAGGCGGTGGCGAAATCATCAAAGAAATATCTGGTGGAGATTGTTTCGACGAGGTTCATGCTGCTGGCGCTCTGCTGACAGATAGCAATGGCGGCAATAAAATCTCGGCGATCCTCGGCATCCTCCAACATGGGTTCATAGTTACCGAGGCAGGAGTGATGATTGATGTGAGGGTTGGGAACTGCCTGGATAACGTTCATATTGATTTCATCGGACATGGCTGTGACATGGCAGTTGTAATTAAGCTTATAGGTGGCAGCGAGTTTGATTTTGAAGATATGGTCAATGAACACAGCCCGGAAAAGGATGCGGACATCGTGTTCTTCTTCGCCGGTAAGATCCTGATAGGGGCGGTCACTGTTGAAGATAAAGGTTTCGACATCATCCGGGTCATAGTTGGAGAGGAATGTGGTGATGGTGAGGAGAAGCGCTCCATCGTCAGTATCGACGGAAATACCTTTTTGAGTGTGGAGGTAATCCTTGAGTTCCGTGATAAAGGTGGATTCATCTTTGGAGTCAAGGCCGGTCAGCTCACAGTTGATGCTGGTGATGTTGGTAAAAATTCCAGAGATACGGGCGCGGGTTTCTTTCAGCTCACGGTAAAGGTTTTCAATAGAGCGCTTGAGATCCGCTTTACGGCGGTCAATGGTACCTTTGAAGAGGGATTCGATCGCTTTATCTACGGCTCTGGAGGGCAGATCGGTTTTGTTATAAAGAGGCTCCGCCATCCGGGCGAGGGTTTCCGAGCCAGTATCCGGGGTGGAGAGGGCGCGGAGGTAAGCGAGTTCGTCGGAGGTGAGGGGGTGATCCTTGAAGAGCCAGGGCAGCAGGCGGGGCATGGCTGAGGCAACACGCTGGTAAAAAACACTGCTGTAGAGGCCGCCGTCGCCCTGGAACTGGACGATGGTGATACGGGCGGCTGCATCCTGATAAACTTTGTACTTATCAGAGAGATAAGCGCCAATATCCTTGACTTCCTGGATGGAATCGGGGATGGCGGCTTTATCGGTGACAAAGAACAGAAGGGATTCATTCGAGTTAGGGGAAGGCTGGAGGCCGGAATCATCGCCAAGGATGGCAAGGGTTTTGCCTGCGGTGAGGCGGGGGTAAACCGTGCAGGCCAGAGCCTTGGTGAAAATTACTTTGAAAGTGGTGCGACATGGGGTGTTGTCCTGCCATGTGATGGTGGGCGACATGGTGTTGAGAATATCGGTGTAATTGGGGAGTGGCATGGTGATTCATTTTTCCTTTCTGATTAGATTTGGAACGATTGGCCGCGTTTGCGTTGCCCGCTGCCTGCCGCGTGGAGGCTGTTCCTGTAAGGCAGCACCCCGGTGGGGGAAGAGACACCACCGGAGAGGAATCAATTAGGCGTTATCCTGCTTGGCAATGTTGACCAGGTAGCACTTTTCCGCGATACCGAAGTCCGCGAAGGTCTTATCCAGGTCGCCTGCGGCCAGAGAGGAACCATCCAGCTTGGTCTGGCCGGTGGTGTAATCGACATCATGAGCTTCCAGGACGGAGCGCAGGGTGGTGTTGGGGTCAACGGGGTAGGTGTTGCGGTGCAGGTTATCGACGATAGTGACGTTAATCATGGTGAAAATCTCCTTATGATGAAATATTTTTGTGTTGGATTGTGGATTGGGGAAGAAAAATCATGGCCGGGCTGCTTGTTGTGGGGGTGAGCACCGGCCATTTTGCTTACTGAGCAGCGGTTTCGTTTTCCTGGGTGGCCGGGGCGGTCGGGGTGGAAACTTCAATGCTGGCGATGATGGCATCGTGATCGGCCTTGAGCTGAGCCAGGGTTGCGGCGGCCTGGGTTTCGATTTCATCCAGGTGCTTCTTGGCAAAGCCGATGCGCTCGGCGACATGCTCCTTGGCCTTGGTGATGTTTTCGAGGTCGGCGGGCAGGTCCTCAACGTAGATGGCATTGTCGGTACCGAAGGCGGCCTTGGCGAAGCAGATGCCGTAGGTGGACATGCTCTGCTTGGCGGACGGGGCAATGGCAAAGATGATTTCATCGTCATCGCCGGACTTTTTGCCGGGCTTGGTCAGCTGCAGGGCCTGGGGAGCCTTGGTGTAGAGGGTTTTGAGCTGGGCCATGGTCAGGGTGGAGGTGATGGAGAAGGTGGTTTCGTTGATTTTGACAGTAGACATAATGTGTGTCCTTTCTTTGGCGTGTAGCCAATGTAAAAAATATTTGCAAGTGCGGAATGCACGATTGCCTAGGTTGGGGAATTGATGAGGGAAGCGAGTTCATGCCAGGCTTCGCGGTAAGTATCGGCGGACTGGATGAAGGTGGGGCCGTCACGGATTTCGTAATGGCCGTGGGTGGGGATGATGATGTACATGGGGGTCAACTCCTTTTTGTTTGTGAAAACTTGTAAATAACAGGGCGAAATAAAACCTGCCAGACGGGGCAGGGCGGGGAACAAATTATAATAAGGCTGGGATGCGCTGTGAGAAACGAGAAGAAAACGGGCGAGAAACTGCATGGCCACAAGGAAACACGGCCTGTAGGGGCTGTGTGGGGCGCTGAGAGGGATGCGGTTTCATACTGGCGGGTGACTTTGTGATTTTGATTATATACAAGTTTTCGCAAATGTTCAAGCCGTAAAAATGTTGCTTGATGCGGTGAGAATGTTGCATGGCCGATGACAAAATATGTTCGTTTTTAAGCGGTACAAACCCGGTAAAGTGGTGGGTTAGTAAAAGCAATGTTCCAAAACGGCCTAAAAGTTGCGTGTCAATACGACTAGGAAGGTTCAAAATCGGGCTGAAAACAGCACGTCAATAGCGTTTATATATAAAGATAAAGAAAGATATATAAGAGGGCGGTGCGTCCGGCGTTTGGAATAGGAACGGGTTTTGCGCTTGCGTTACGGTTTTGCGGGGCTCTGGGGTAGGGGTTTATAGGCGGCGCAGGTTTTGGTGGCGGAACAGGAAACGGTGTTCGTTTTGGTGATGGGAATGGTGGGTGCGATGGGAGGAGCGGCGAGGGTGGTGGCGGACTGGAGAGTGAGAGGTTTCGTTTCGGCTTTGGCTTCCGTCATCTTGGTAGGTTTGATTTTGCCGTCAATAACATCGTGCAGGTAGTTATAGCAGCCGATGACGAACAGAGACTTGCGAAGAGGGTCAGCGAAGAAATCATCAATGGTGTAAGGATAAGAAGCTTTTTCGTGAATGGCTTCGTTGCTGTAGTTGTAGCCGTAAGAGTAAACGGTGGTGGGGCTGTGGCGGACATTGAATTTGCGGGTGATGTAGTTGCAGCCGAGCTTGACATAGTTCATGAAGGCGGCAGAGCTGTAGTTGAGGACATCGCGGACGGGAAGAGAGACGGGGAAATCAGCAGCGGCAATAATTTCATCGTAGAGGGTGACGATGCGTTTTGCCAGACCGGTTTTGGTGGTGAGGAACCAGTCGTCCTGGGTTTTGAGTTGGCGGATGGCGGCGTCAAGAGCTTTTTCGGAAGTGATTTTTCTTTCAAAGTCAGTCATGGTAGATTTCCTTTCTTGATTTGATTTTGAATGGGTAAAAGAAAAAAGCCTTGCGGGTGGGCAGGGCTTTGGGGTGATTGATTTTTAAGTTTCTCCCAAAGGAGTTTTTTCATGGTACTGAAAATCCAGATCATAATTACGACCACAGATACATTCCAATGTTACAACAGGTTTGCTTTGCGGGGTTTCAGGTTTATAGATATGAAGAATGCCCTGTGTTTTACCACAGCCAGGACATTTGAAGTCGGTAAGTTCATCATAGAGAGGCTCGACTGTTACCCAGCCGTCCGGGTTGCGAACAATAACATCCCAGATGAGAAACTTAATGCTAACAGGAGTCAGGACACCGGGGGAATCTTTATTAAGATTGGAAAGATTGGGTTCTTTGCCCCAGGGTTTATCATACCGGAACTGGGAACCTGCGGGAATACCAGGGAGGTCTTTCAAGGTGGTTACTTTATAAACCATAATGCAACGCTCCTTACGAGTAGGTAGGGATATGATTCAAACTAGAATACGGTTTAGAGGCTGAGCTTGGTCGGGTTTTCATCGGCGGCTTGAAGGGCGCGATAGAGAATATTGGAGATGGCTTTATTGGTGAGAGCCAGCAACTTTAAGGTCTCGGTATCGCTGGTGCAGGTAAAGGCTTCAAAGTGGGAATTGAGATAGTCAACATAAGAGCTGAGAAGAAGAGAATCGTTTTCGTCGTGGTAGGCTGTTGCGGTATCGGCAAGGATGCGGGTACGGGCAAGGGCAGAGATGACAGGGGTGTCACGGAAGTTGATAGGATTATAGCGGTCGGTCACATGATGAACGGTCCATTTTTCCTTGCCGGCACATTCAAGGATGAAAAGGCGGGCGGTACTGTACTCCAAGTCGGTATCAATATCATTCTGGACAGCATCAATCTTATCAGGGGCAGGGTCGAGATTATAAATGCTCTGGCCGGAAAGTTTTGAGATGAGAAGCAGGCGGGGATGACCGGAGGAAAAACCTTCACGGCTGCCGTTGTTGATGTTGGAAAGATAAGCGGAGGTCATGAGAAGGTCCTCACGGGAAGCGGGGATGGGGTAAGCGAATTCATAGAGGAAAGATGTGAGCTGCTGAAAATCCATAGGATCGCGGTTGACCTGGATGACCATATAGGGTTCATTGTCGGCGCCGAATTGTGTGACCGGAGGGGTGAAGGTGCGGAGCTGGGAGAGGGTGATGTGATGAATCATGGTTAGTCCTCCATATTATCGTTTAGTGGACGGCGGCGAGGACGGGGGCGGCGGCACAGCAGAGGGTTTTGCAGCCGATGACGCGGCCTTGGGTATCGCGGACCATGCAGCAGGGGTAAAAGACATCAGAGCGGGTGGGAACGCGGGAGGCGACAAGCGCACTGACAATATAAATCGTATTGGGCATGGGGTTTGGTAGGTTTTCGACATCGCCATAGTAAGAGTGGGAGATGGGGATGGTTACGCCGGAAGCAGTAGTGAATTCGCCGTCGGAGATGGATTCAACATAGACGCGGGCAACCACGCCGAAGGGCTTGATGGAGGCGGTGCCAATGTTGATTTCGTGCGGGGTGAGGTTGAGAATTTGGGTAGACATGGGGCGGTACTTCCTTTCATGCTGCGCAGCTTTGTGGCTTGCGGATTCGTTTTTTGAATTTACAATTTGTTCACAAGATTTGTTATGATGATAGAATTTATGCGGATTTTGACTTGAAAAGTTTGGTGGAAACGGAGAAATAATTTTGTTTTGCGGTTTGGCTTATGATTGGATTATACAACCAAACGTTGTGATGCGCCAGTACAAGATGTTGGACATCAGTAATAATAGCGGCGTTCCAGATCATATTCGCCGTGGGGAGTGAGGCCGTTAGGGGCGGACCAATCGCAGGCATCTTCTTCGTTTTCGGCAGAGGGGCGGATGATGGGCCAGGTGACGACATAGCACGGGGCGGTGAAGTCCTTGGCGATTTCGTTGGGGCAGATGGCCGTGGCAACGTACTGGGCGATACCGTGGTAACAATCATAGGCACAGTAGGCTTGTTCCAGAAGAATGAGGGGCTTACTATCGTAAGAGCAGGCACCGTTAAGTTCCAGGCGGGAGAGTTCGGACTGGAGGTCGAAGGGGTGGCGGGTTTTGGTTTTCATTTTTTGGTTCAACCTTTCTTTAGCAGACTGTGTTGTTATGAATGGGGGAGCGGCGTTTGCGGATCATGGGGCAGATATGTTCATTTTCAATGTAAGCTTTGCGGTCGGCTTTGGCTTCCCGCATTGTGCTGCACTGGGTAAGGACTTCAAGGCCATCGCCATAACCATAATCATAAACGACCTCGTATACATCCTCAGTTTTACGTTTATAAGCCATGATGGAATTTCCTTTCGTTCTATCAATATATCAGTTGATTTCGGCCAGCATTTCAAGCTGTTCTGCGGTAAAAATCCGCGCAAGGTCGGCATATTCCTTCTGTACGGCAAAATAAGTTCGTACTGCTGTACGGCTATCGGTATTGTAGCCAAATTCCGAACAGAAATCATCAAATGTGCCGGGATCGGACTTTTCGACTGCCGCAAGAATATCATAGGCATTGGGCCTTGCTTCGGTTTTCATTTTCCGCAGCTTTTTGTGTGCTCTGGTCTTTTGGGAGGCGGTCAAGTCCGCGAACGGGGTTTTGTATAGCTTTTCAGCATAGGATTGAATCGTCTCCTGCTGGATGGCTGTATTGTTGATAGAATCCCAAAAAGTATCAGTCATGGAACCTTTGGGCGTGGTCAGCTTAAACTGGTACATGGCACGCGGAGTGCTTTCTTTCCAGTTGGTGTTGCTGGCGAAACCAACGAAATCAATTTGCATGGTAGCGTTGGTTTTGGCAAGGAAATCCTGAGCCTGCTGAAGATATTCGTTCATTGAAATCATCCTTTCATGATTATGCAAAAATGATATAGTTGCCGTTGGAAACATGGAGCACGGTAGTACGCTGTTCCAGCTTTTTGACAAGAGCAACGATATAATCATCCTGGTCAAATTCATCATCGGTTTCGATATCGTTGTCGGCTTTGTAGTCTTCGATGGGGTAAGCATAACCTTTATCGTTGATAAGGTCATCAAACGAACAGCAAGCACCTTCGCCGTATTCGGTGCAGTCGCCGCAGATGGCAACGGCATCAAGCTCCATGTTGGGATCGATATCGTTGTAATAGGCGAGCAGGGCTTCATAGCCTTCCCACGAATAATAATCGCGGCCACAAGCGGCAAAGCGGTTTTGCATGGTGGAAACATCAATAGTGATTTTCATTTTGATACTTCCTTTCAGCGGAGCTTAGAGGTAGTAGGCGGGAAACGCCTGGCCGACTTCTTTATAGGTGGTGAAGATGGGGGCGTGGTGGCAGATAAAATCATGCAGGCCGGCACGCAGAGCACTGAAGATTGCGTCTTCGTTGTAATGGGCGGACGCTTTGTTATAATCGCGCTGCCAGGTGGTAAAGTATTCTCGGATTGCTTTGGATTCCCAGTCATTTTGGAGGAAGGCGGGAACCTTGCCGGAATCATACTGCTGCCAGACTTTGGCAAAACGGATATCGCCATAGATGCGGGAGGCCATGTTATAGGCGATTTTCTGCTCTGCGGTGCAGACGGACTTGTCCACGCCACGGATTTTGTGGTATTGCAGTTCCATTGCGGAACTCCTTTCAATCAAAGAATAATCTGGGTGCCTTCATCCAGGGCTTTGCGGAGGGTATCGGCAAGCGCGTTGAGGTCCGTGAAGTTTTCATTGGGCAAGGGAGAGTTGACGGCATGATAGGCAAAGGTTTCAAACTGGCTGCGGGTAATGGTGCCGGATTCGGCCAGCTTGGCGAATTCAGCGAGGGAATCGGCGGTGGGCTTGGGCTGCTGAAGGGCGAGGGCATCCAGCATTTCCGGCTTGACTTCCGTATAGCCAACGGTTTCAACATGTTCATCCGGGAAGGCCGTTACGATAACTGTGCAGTTGGGAACGGTATGGGAAACGATACGGGTGGCGGTGAGGTCCGTGACGGTTTCCATAACGGTGAAGTAGCGGTCACCGGCTGCGGTTTCATAATAGACGCGGAACGGGGTTGTTTCGGGGTCAGAGAGGTCATCGGCAGGTCGAATGCGCAGGTCTATATAGTGCGCGGGGTTCTTTTCGATTGCGGTGCGGCACTGGTCAAGGATGTTCATTGCGGCGTTGGAAAAGCAGTTGAGGTCTTCGACCGACTGGGATTCACCTTTCAGCCAGGCGTGGGCACTCTGGCGGGCTTGACAGGCGGCGGGACGGGTATTGAAATAGCCGATGGTGGTGGGCAGGTGAAGGGAATCGGTGAGGATGAGGGCATAAAGAGAATTCAACATTTTAGGTACTTCCTTTCATTTCATGCTGTTTTTTGGCAGGGGATTCAATCGGCATCAATGGCCAGGGCGTATTCATCCGACTGGCCAAAGACGGTGAGGGTGACGGTTGCAGGGTTGGACGGGTCATAATCAATTTGGATGTTGGTCATAACCAGGCGGCAGGTGGCGGCGAAGGTCAAGAGGATAAGGCCGAGGGAGAGGAGGAGGGCGGAGAAAATGCGGCGAGGTTTCATTTGGTGGACTTCCTTTCATTGGCAAAGCCGATTCAATTTATGATGCAATAAAAAACGCCCTGGCGGTGAAGTCAGAGCGCAAAGAACTTATTCATAATGGGATGGTGGGGTCAGGCCGCTTTGCGGTGGGTGGCGGTGCGGTGCTTTGCCGCTTTGGGTTTGGCTGCCGGTTTGTGAATGGCATACACGGCCAGAATCAAAACGGATAGGGAAACGGTCAACAGAATGAAGGGGTGGTGAGTGGCCAGGGCGGGAAGGCCGAAGAGAACGGCGCACGCGGCGGCGCTGAAGAGGGCGAAGCGGGCAAGGGATTTTGTTAGCTTTTTCATGGTAGTACTTCCTTTCATTTCATGATTTGGATTTGGTGGTAGGATGCTTTCTTCCCCCGGCCTACCAACTCCGGGCATAGCGGCGGTTTAGCCTTTAATGGTGGGGGCAGTGACGCCAGCGGCCTTCTGACGCTCTTCTTCCAGCTTGGCAGAATGTTCTTCAATAGCCTTGCCATGCTTTTCTTCCAGGTCAGTGATGGCGGCTTTGATAGATTCAATCTGGCCTTCAATGTTCGTGACCTTCTTGGTCGCGGCGGCCACCTGTTCGTCCATCTCTTTGGTGTGGTTCTTGGCGGCCACCTTGCCAATGGTTTTCTGAATAAAATCAAGTTCCTTCTTGGCAGTTTCCAAGTCTTTTTCACGGTCGGCCAGAGCCTTCTTGGCCTTGCGGATACGCTTGGGCAGAGTGGACATAGCCTTCTGGTAGTCGCGTTCCCAGTCGGGGGCAAAGGTGGTGCCGTTCAAAACGACCGCCAATTCAAGTTCCAGCTTTTTGATGAAAGCATTCAAAGCAACGTTGACATGGTACGCTTTGCCATCGTTGAAAACATCGTTCCTGATAGCGAAAGCGCGGATATTCTCAAAGAAGTGCATACCGGCCTGGGTAGAGCCGACACGCAAATCGGGGTCACACAGACGAAGAAGACGGGTCAGGTCATCGGCCAAAAACTTCTTGCGCTGGTCGAGGTCTTCCGGCTTGCAGGTATTCAGACCCTTGGCAGACAGGTAGACGGCGGATTCAGCGTCACAGAGGTCGTTCCAATCTTCCTGGGAAAGTACCCACTCACGCTTGTCGGGGTCGGGCATTTTGCCCTTTTCGATAGTGCCGTTCTTGACGGCCTTGAAGCGGGCAACGTTGGTTGCAAACTTCTTGTCATCATCCCCACGAGTGCGGTTAGTGTTGACAGAACGGGCGGCGGTAACGATAGCAGTAGCGGTAGAAGTGAACATAAGATACTTCCTTTCTTGCCTTTCGGCGATAAAATATTGACAGAGTGGTAAGCTCTGTGGTAAACTACAAATAAAAGGACGGGGTGCCGCCGTATAAACAGTGACACCCCGCTTGCCTATGCGGCTCCGGCTTCTATGGCTTCGTCAAGTGTTGCATACTCAACACCGTCAGAACCTATGTAGCCAAAGTCGGTGTACATTGGCAAGACCCCCTTTTCTGCCGCCTGGGTACTACAAGGGCGGCTTTTTTCTACCCTTGCGGGCAGTGGAAAGCAGGCCAAGAAACAGTGACCTGCTGGGCTGTGCTGGGGGTTATGTATTTGCTATCAAACCTTGACTAGCCTATTGTTTTTTAACGTTCCAAGGTTGATATTTGTAAAGTTTACAAAGTGTAGTCAGCGTATACGCACGCAACTTTAATCAGACTACCAGCCGGAACTTCCGCCGTTTGGGGGACGACTTTATATCCGTGCATTTTCCTGACTTGCCGCTAACCCGAATAGCGGTAGTTTCTGGAGACTATCCCCGCAGAATGCAGGGCGGCCACATTTTTTCTAACTGTGACTGTTAGTGCTTTGTTGAACCGGTTATTCAGTCTCACCTAATCCTTCAACCACAAGTGCGGCGCGTTCCTACAAACGCCCTTACATAGGCTCGATTTGCTTCCGGGTACCTAGAAAAACGTATTTCTAGCATATTATTCAGTTATCAAGATACTTCACTTGAGCTGTACTGTTAGGGTACAGTTCAGGCTTTTGACACCCTCTTACTAAACATTTGCACACTTTTCGGGCTGAAAACTTGTGTTTACTTGTACCGTGTTTCTCAAACACTTTTGCACGCGTTGTTAGGTTGACACCATGCCATTGGAATACCCAAAGGGTACACCTGTAGCTTATGCAAGGCGGCTCTCCACCCCTTGCCATGCGTGTTTTGCGGAAAGATACGTTCAGCGCAAAATTTACAACTAGGACTTTTGCAAGGGCTATTGTAGTGTTAAGCAAAGAGCGCACACCACGCAGGCCAAAGAAAAGCCAGTGTACAATGTTCAGTTGTCTAGGTGCTATGCCGTGGGCGATTATGGACACCGCGCTAGCGGGTTTTGTCCGTGTCGCTTTCGACAATCACATAATACCACAGTAGAATTTTGACCTGATTTTTGCAGGCACACCCACAGGGGCGCTTTATATGCATATAAAGGTAGAAATCCGCAAAATGTGGCGTGTAAAGTGGGCAAGGCGTACTAAATATGGGGCTGTATAGGGCAAAATTTGACGGTATACCGCTAAAAATCCACTACTTGCAAACCACGTTCAATAGTTTGCATAGGGGGGGCAGGTTAAAAAGAAAAAATAACGTGTGAGCGTGGAAAATGGGTCAGTTATTCCATCTCACTCCCGGCTCTCAAAACACAAACCGTCGTACCTACGCCACTTCTCCCCCTTCCACCTCCCCACCTCCTCTCCTCCTTTCTCCAAGCCCCTCCTTTCCTCCACTTTCCTCCCTCTAGATCCCTGTTTCCTTAATCGTTCCCTTTCTCGGAGAAAACCGCATAACAATCCGCTTTCTAGGCTCCTTTGGGGCCTTATTTTTTTACCCAAAAACGCCATAAAAACGCACAATTTGGCCACTAAAACACGCAAAAACAGCGCCAAAACGCTAAAAAACACATTATTTCCGCTCGAAAACGCCTCGGAACGACTCTGGCGGAGCTTTTTGATCCCCGAAAACACCCTCTTTGGGCCTTCACCAGAGGTAGATCCATCCATTTTGAGACTAGATCCGGCCAATAACGAGCACCACGGGGCTATCACAGGGCACTCTGATCGCCTGTTGGCCGTTTTCCTACCTATTTATACTGTATAGCTGGTTCTATCCGGTTCTACGGGCAAAAATTGGGTCCCACTGTCGCTAGACAGGGGGGGGGGAAGATTGGGCCTCGCTGTTGCCAGGTAAACAAGGGGGGAGGTTAATCCCACTGTTGCCAGGTAGAGGGGGTAAATCGGGTCCCGCTGTCGTCAGGCAGAGGGATTCTTTTGCCCCCTACAGGTGGAACCTAAATAACCTCAAGCGCAGCTAACTCCCGCCCCTACAGGCGGAGCCTGTGTTACGCTTTCTCCTGAAATTTATTTTTTGCCACTGTTGACTTCTTGTAATTAGCAGTGCTATAATAGAACCATAAGATAAAGCTCCGCAGGATAAAGCTCCGCAGGACACACCACACAGGAGGGAAGCCCACTATGAAAAAAAGAAACAGCGTAGCTCACTTTATTCCCCGCACTGTTACTATGCAGGAAGCCACAGAGGCCAAGGGTGGGCTGGACCTACAAGGTGCCGCAAGCTTACTGATGGCAATGATGCAGGCAAGCGCCGATACTGACGGCCACAACGCCCTGATGGAACAGCTGGCATCCGCCATGGGTTATAAGCTGGTACGCGAAACACCACAGCCGCGCCAGCGGAGCCGCAGTAAGAAAGCCCGTGCCGCCCGCTATGCACAACCCAAACTGAGCCTGGTAAAAACCAATGGTGTGGCAAAACCAACGCCGGCAGAGCCGATCCGCAGCCGCGAAGACTTTAACGCCATAGCCACCTATCTGCACACCCAGGGACGCCCGTATAACAGGCAGCGGAACTATACCTTATTTATATGTGGTGTGACACTGGGCCTGCGTGTGGGCGATCTTTTACGCCTTACCGTGGATGATGTATGGGATTGTGAGCACAACTGCCCGCGCCACCGCGTAATTATCATCAATGAAAAGACCGGCAAGCGCACCAATGACTTGATTACCCCGCTGGCAGCAGGCGCGATTACCGCCCTGATTGAAGAGATGCGGGGCCGAACCATGAATGTGCTGAAGCCAGGCTGGCCATTGTTCCAGAGTATGCGCAGCCCCAAGGGAGTGCCGCAGCCACTGGATGAAACCCAGGTGTGGCGGATCTTGAACCAAGCGGCCAAAGAGTGCGGTATTAAAGAGCATATTAGTACCCACAGCCTGCGTAAGACCTATGGCTATGCTGCAAACCACGCTATGACAAAGGCCGGGCTGCCGGCTGGCCAGGTGATGGAAACGCTGCAAAACAAGTTCCACCACAGCAGCCAGAGCATTACGATGCGCTACATTGGCTTGAGCCAAGAGCAGATTGATGCAACGGCAATGGCGGTAGATACAGTGTTGGGAGTGCCGCCGTTGGCTACTATATAGCAATGCCCATTAAATTTGGGTGCCTGGCAAGCACCCACTTTTTTACTTTTGCTAAATACAAGTTTTCGCAAACAAAGGAGGCAAATAATTCATGGAAAATCACGACACAAGCACTATCAATAACTCCGCTAGATATTGTTTGGTAAAACCGGGCGACAAAGTACGAATTACCAAAACACACCGGGCGGGCATACACCAATATTTGGCCTGCGAGGGCGATACGTTTGTTATTACCAAAGTGGTGGACGACCAGATCCCCTATGGGCGGTGGCTGCAGCCGAGCGGTATGCTGGCGGTCAGGGAGCTGAAGCTTGACCCAAACTGTTGTACGTTGCTTACGTCGGAGGAATGTGGGGCACCGGCTGCTACACCAGAGCCAACCACGCTGCGCAGTGTGACGATTGATGTGGGCGACCCAAAGGCAGCACATAAGGCCGTGGATGATGCGTGCGCAGAGTACCAAGCCAACCGGACGAGCCGCTGGAGCACGGCAGAGACATGCAGCGCAAAACTGAGCGCCCGGAAAATGATGGCCACGCTATGTGAGCAGGGTGTCAGCATGGTTTGGTTTATTGAATCAGATCCAGACCTCCAGCACGTTTGCTTGGAATGCGACAATGGCACGCCGGATACATGGGCGAAAAGTCATGGCTATTCTACCAACTATGTGCAAATCACCTTTAACGAAAATGTAGACTTCGATGAATGGATTGGCCGTTACGCCTGCCTTTGCGCATTGACGGGCACCCCTATTGCCGATGTCGTTATGCGCAGCATCAAGATTGACACCTGAATAATTAACAAAGTTTTGGAGGTAAAAACCAATGAAGAAAATCCCTACCTTATATAAGCGCGAATTCAGTGGCCACAAGATTACCGGAATCCGTGACGAGATTACGCCGGGTTGTGAGGCGGCGCTGACGGATGAGAGCATTGCCACATTGAAGCTTGACGGTGCCTGCTGCGCGATTATTAACGGCGAATTCTACAAGCGCTTTGATGCCAAGCCGGGCAGAGCAGTACCGGAGGGCGCGATCCCGTGTGACGAGCCAGACCCAGTAACTGGCCACTGGCCCCACTGGGTGAAAGTGGCGGCAGATAACCCCGCGGACAAATGGTTTGTGGAGGCGCGAAACAACAGCTGGGATGACCTACCGAATGCAACTTATGAGGCGATTGGTCCGCACTTCCAGAAGAATCCCTACGGGCTGGACAAGGACGTGCTGGTGCGACATGGCACGATCAGTATTGATATCCCAAACCTAAGCTTTGAGGGAATCCGGCGCGGGTTGGAGTTGGCCGCCATGGAGGGCATCGTGTTCTGGCATGAAGGAGCGCCGCTGTGCAAAATCAAGCGCAGTGACTTTGGCTTTAAGTGGCCGGTGACGCAAGACGAGCTGAACGCGGAGTTTGGGGCAAATAATCCTGATCCGTGCGAGTTGGTGCGGCGGACGGCGGCTATGTACAGCAGGCATGAATTTCCGGCAGATATGACCAAGATGTTTGATGCTGAACATGAAGCCACCAAGGAGGAAGCGAAGGCATGAAAATTATTGACTTCGAGCGCAAGGGTAACCTGGTACGGTTCTACCTGGGTGATGATGACCTGGTGGAATGGTACGGCGATGACTGGAACGATACGCCATATGAGCATAACGCAGAACGAGTCTATGACGAATATATCAAAGGCTACTGCGATATGATGTTCCCGTTTGACGATCTGGTACTGGAACCTTGCTGCGGGACCTGCAACAGTGGCTGGTGTAAAGATGATATGGTGGCGCAAAAAGTGCCCTGCATTATTCAGGTGCCGGCTGCAGTACATAGTGACAGCTTTGATGAAAGTTTTGACCACTGGGTAGGGGCCAAGGGCGTACATAAATTTTATTTTGGCGACCATATGGAGCCGAGCGCTATGGCTGCTACCAATCCTCATTCCTAAATAATAACTTTGGAGATTTTTAACAATGGAACAGACATGCTTTAGATATTCCGTACAGCCACAGACGGAACACATTAAGGATTACACGCATACAATCGCCGTAATATTTGAAGACATGGTAGATTATGCAGACCGCAATGGCCTTGACCGGAACGAGGTAGTAAACGAGATGCTGCACGACATGAACGCTATGAGCGGTTACTGCGATATGAATAAATACCGGCCGTTGCCGGAATAAAAAAGGTGCGGCATGACGATTGAATTATGGCGGGGCAGCTGAAAGCCAGTAGGCAAACTTGATCTTGAATAATTGGGTCAAGGACAGTGACACCCATATTTTTACAAGGAGATTTTTTATGGGAAATTTGCAGGTATTCAAATACGAAAACAACGATGTGCGCACGGTGGAGATGAATGGCGAACCGTGGTTTGTAGGCAAGGATGTAGCTGCTGCACTTGGTTATGGAAAGGGAAAATCTCTTGCTAACGCTGTAACAAATCATGTTGATTCTGAAGATAAAGGGGTCACTGAATTGATGACCCCTGGCGGTAAACAAAACGTAACAATTATCAACGAGTCCGGCTTGTACAGCTTGATTCTTTCCAGTAAACTTCCCACCGCAAAACAGTTCAAACGCTGGGTTACCGCGGAAGTCTTGCCGGCCATCCGCAAAAACGGCGGTTATATTGCCAACCAGGAAACCATGACAGACGCGGAACTGATGAGTCAGGCTTTGTTGGTTGCCCAGAAAACGCTAGAAGCCCGCACTAAGCGACTGGAAGAATTGGCTGCTGCGAACAAATAGTTGGAAAGCGAGAACGCTGAAATGTCTGGCAAAGCACAGTATTTCGATGCCGTGATCGATCGGAATCTGCTGACCAACTTCAGAACCTTTGCCAGCGAATTACATATCAAACAAACTGTGCTGGTTCAGTTCCTACTAGACAAAAAGTACCTGTACCGTGACACACAGGGCAAACTCAAAGCTTATGCGGAGCGCAACGATGGATTATTTGAGATCAAGGAATTTGTGAACCGCGGTAACGGGCATGCCGGGACCCAGACACTGATTACGCCCAAGGGACGCGAGACATTCCGGCTGCTGATGGAAGCCGAAGGACTGATTGGTATGTCGGACGATACTGAGGACATGGCCGATGCTGGTTGAAACAATTTATACGGGTATAAAGATTTGCGCTTTGGCTAGTGTGTGCGCCTATGGCTGGCTGAGAGTACAGCAGGAACGCAAAGCTGAGACAGCTAAAGAACAGGCAGAAAAAACTACATGCAAGAATTGCTGTTACTGTCGGATGATTATGACTGATAGCCGGATTGTCTGCGAACTAGAAGAGAAGCCGATAGAACAACCTGCCCATTGCACGCTATTTACAGAATGGCCTGAAGACTACACGTCCAGCTTATGTTTATACTGCAAACACTGCAAAAACTATGGCAAGTTTTTTGTTCGTTGCGATATAAGCGGGTTACGTGATAAAGCCGAAATTACCTGTATTAACTATGAAAAGCGCCGCAAATACTTCCCAGATCTAGGAGGAATACACTAATGACCAATGAAGAATTTGAAATCCGCAAGAAAGAGACTGCCAGTAACCTGCAATTATTGCTTGACGAGATGCGGCAGCTGCACGACTGGATTGTGCTTAACCCGGTAAAAGAAGTCACACAGGAAGACTATAAGGACTGGGAGAATTCGTTCGGTGCTCTACTTGACAGTTTCGAGATCCTAGACTGCAACTAATAAGGAGAAACTTTATGTCAAAGTTAAAAATTGCCAGTGCCATAACTTACGCTTGCGCTGCAGCCACTGCGGTATTGGCTGTTGGAGCCGCCGTACACTTTGCCCTTTACTTAGAAGCTAAAGCGCCAAAGGCTGTAGACACAGCTACTGTATATACCACGCACAAGATCTCCTACGCATTCCTTGAAACGCGGCCGTATACAAACCGATATGGCGGCATTTGCGGCGCTGACACATACCTGCACTGTGGCGTGATACAGGATGATGGGAACGTAAAAGAAGAAACCAATGATGTAGATTACGTCACCATAAAATATTCTGATGAAGATTACAGCTACAAGGCCGACTTTTACGACCGCACCACATATGATAACGGATCGTTCGAAGATCGGTATACCAGCACCGTGTACTACCTGACCGACGAGATGATGCGAGACCTGGGTACTGGAGGCAGCATATGAACGAGGCGTGGGAATCTACGGTGGACGCCATACTGATGATCTACATATGGGGACCGCTGATGCTGTTGGCATTGGGGGTTGTATGTACGCTGTTGATTTTTGGCGCGTGGAAGATAACAACAACAGCAAAACACATCGCCAAGAGATATTACGAAAAGTTCATATGTAAAATTTTCATGAACAATAAAAACGAAAAATAAGGTGAAAAAATTTTTATGGCACGACTGATTGATGCGGAGGAGTTTGAGGCGTACTGCATTGAGCGCGACTCGAAGTATTCAGAGGCTGAATGGCAGGCTTACCTGGATGGTGTACAGCGGGTTTTGGAAGCCATTGATGCGGCACCCACTATGACAAAATATGTGCGGTGTGAGGATTGTGACGAGGTGGTACATTCCATTATACGCCCAGATTTATACTACTGCACACTGCATGACTGCGAGACGACAAAGGAGGGATTCTGTGATAAAGGACATGTCGAATAAAAGTCATTGGGAGCTTGGCAAGCTGCTTTGTGCGCACCTGTGCGGCGAGAAAACGCTGGATGAAGTTATGGATACGATTGAGCTGATGCTGGCGCGGGATGTGTGGGCAACGATGGATAAAATTAACCCCATTGGCGGACATGGCCCTGCAAGCCCCTATGACCAGCCTTTGATAGTAGAAACAAATTATTCAGCCCAGCTAAGATACGAGCTGGAAACGCCTGTACGGCGGGCTAAGGAGGTGGATAAAGCATATGACAAGGCTTGAAAAGTTACAAAGCGCAACGGCGGACGATCTGGCCAGTTTGTTCACTATCATGGATGACGACGGCGAGTACCTTCCGCTACTGATGCCGATGAACCTGGTGAAAGATCCTGACAACCTGGACGAGATTATTCAGAGCCAGAGCGAATGGTTACAGGACGAATATTGGCCGGGAGATTTTGGACTTGGCTGTTTTGATGAACCGATAATGCCAGAACCAGCGATCTATTCATAAACCGCGACACCGCACGACATAACATAGCCTGAGACGCGCAGAGAAGCGTTGTGAGCCACGACACAAGGAGATACGACATGCGCGATACATAAACCAGCAGGATGCGTTAAAAGCGCCGGGAGACGAGCCTGAAAGAACTATTTAACGCAAAAGGAAAGAGCGTGATTTTATCAGCACCGGATCGGCCAGGACTAAATAAACGAGCCGTGACCTGCAACGGCCTGAAAACCAGAGGAACATACCAATGGCTTGACTTGAACGGACAGCGCTACGATCCTGGACTATTTTTGAACCGATACGTTACGGCCTGGGCGATTGTATAAAACCAGGAACGAAAAGAACAAGGAACGATCCCACCAGAACCCATGCGCCCACACAGGGTTAAAGGGGTACGGTTGAGCTTGGGATGCACGCAGAACAAGCGAAATGGTCGGCGGATACGAATTCCCGGAGGGCCAAACGCCGAGCAAAAGTACCACCTATATTTCTTTATTAAGGTTTTTCTTATTAAGCGTAAGTGAATGTTGGTTTTACCCCAGGTTTTTCGTTGTTCAAAAACGAATTGGACTGCGGATTTTGCATCGTTTCTGAACATCATTTTCCAAAATGCGTTTTTCGAGCCGTTTTTGAAGAATTGAATGATTATTTTCGAGCCGTTTTTTAATGCGGCAAAGGAGTGTTTTTTAATGTATACGAATGGTTCCTACTTAGCGAAGCAGGTTATGCAGGTGCCGGAAGAGTTGATTTTGCGCAAGGACGTGTCGGAGTTACTGCCGGTTTACATGCTGATGTACGCAAAGTATTCGCCGTTTTACGATTTACGATTTTACAGTTATACGAGCCTGTCAGAGCTGGTCGAGCTGGCTGGAACGTTTGGGAAAGATTGCCAGCACCGCAGATACTACAACCGTGCGGCAGATGCAGTTGAGTTTTTAGAAGCATGTGGCGTGATTATGACAGAGGGGTACAACCGGGCAAAACCGACCAAACCGTTTAAGTATCGGTTCAAAGATCTGAACGAGGTGTTTGGCAAAGAAGACAAGGACGGAAAGTTTGGTTATGCTTCACTGACCTCAAACGAATATTTCTTGCTGCTAAACAGAGTGGCTACTGCCTATTCTACGGGGCGTGGCACGAACAATTTGTACCGGATCTACTGTTATCTGCGGTTGCGGTACCGCCTGTGGCAGCGTACATACGGTAAGGAAAAGATGGGGTTTGTGGCAACGTGGGTAGGATATATTAAAGCGATTTCCAAAGAACTGCACTTGGCCGACAAGACCGTATCAAACGCCATCCGGGTTATGTACCAGTGTGGGCTGGTTATCCCGTACTACGGAGCGATTGAAAAGGGAAACCTGGAATCTGACCGGCCGGAGATGATTTTGGCGTTCCCGCTAATGTGTGGCGACAACATGGTGGAAAAGGTTGTGCGCGAAACAAAGAACCGGTACCGGCGCAAACCCAACCGAGCAGGCTCCAACTGGTACCCGGCAGGCCAGACATGCGGAGCGGAGGACAAGCCAGAACCAGCAGAGGAGGTAATGCCGGAACCGGAACAGGAAACCCCGCCAGAACCGCCGATGGAAGAGTTGTGCAACACCCAGTTTTGCGACGGGTGGGAGATTCCGCCTGATAATTACAGTGACTGTGGATTGCGTGAGGATGAAATATTCTAAGCAAAACGAACGTATATTGCCCACTTTACCTTTTCTACAAAAAATATTTTTTTGGAGGTATAAAACTTTGAACAAGAAAGAAGCTGAAACTTTGTTGATACTGACAAATTTTCTGCATGACCTGTGGCAGGGATTTAAGGCCATGGTGCTGGTTGGAGGCTGCATTGTGGTGATCCGGCTGGCGTTGCAGATGTTGGGCACTGTGGCCACGGTTGGAATTTTTGTGGCGCTGCCGGTTTTGTACGCACTGCTGTGGGCAGCACTTTCCCGTGAGGCGTTTGACAGCGGGCGGGTTAGCATTGAAAAGATTTACAACCTGGAAAAAGCCGAGAACAAAGAGGATGACCCGAATAACAAGGAGGACGAGTAATGTTCGCACCACCACTATATATTGTGCGAAAGTTGAACCTGACCTACATTATCAACCATGACTATAACATCCAGATCAGCCAGGAGGAGGAAGAGCGCTTTTATGTAAAGCAGGGTGATAACATGCTGTTCCGGCAGATCCGGCTGCTTACATATGAAAGCAACGAGTACAACCGGTTTGTTGTGTTTGTGGATTGCGTGGGTGGCCAGAACAAAAAGGCGGCCATGAAGCGGTTGATCCAGCACGGGTTTAAGATTGGAAAGCAAGAGTTTGTGCTGAGTGAACGCAGCGCCAGTATGGTGCGGCAGGGTATCTTGAGCTTTGTGGACAGGCGGTTGGCCCACGACCTTGACGTGAGAATTACGATGGGAATACAAATTCAGGAAACAGTATTGAGTAGTTGTTAAAATTGCTCCTATAACAAGTAATTGTTATTAGCAAACTCCTTTAATTGCTGGAACGCCTTTAGAGCTTAGTAGGCTACAACACAGTGATGAAACAAGCGCAAGTGTGAGAGCTAGAAAACTACTAAGATTAGGTAATCAGCAGCGAAGCTCCGAACAGGGGAACGTTCATCGACTACCGCGAATGCGGGTAAGGCAAAGCGCCGAGAATGGGGAGCATCCTACTGGGATGAAGATATAGTCAGTGCATCTATGGAAACATAGAGAAATGAGGCTTTGATATATAATTGCAAGCTGAAACTTTTACGCCTAGCGAACGCAGAAGAACAAACCAGAAATTTTACGCTTATCGCGGCCTGATGTATTCCAGCTGCCACTGCATTGAGAACTGGTATCCGACCATTGTGGTAGTGCCGGACTGCTTTGTGACGATACCAAACCAGAACATTAAATATGTATATGACCGCAAGATCCAGTTCAAAGACCGCAAGACCGGGGCTGACCGCGAGTGGGTGCAGAAAGATATTGCGGAAACGACCCGCGACATTGAGATAAACGCCTTTGATGGCTGCGGGATTGCACACCCCAAGATTATGCAGGAGATACAGCGGCGGTTGGGCAGTGAGACGCCCGTGACCAGTGTGGTGTGGCGTATGCCGTATTTTAAGGGTGTACTGAACCAGATGGATTATGAAACGTTTTTTGCAGAACGCGGGGTACGGTTTATTAAAGACATTTGGGGCGTGGAACACGATGTCAGCCCAGGGGCTGAACCCAAGATTATTGCGTGTGAGAGCATGTACAAGGGGTACAAGTATTTTAAGAAGACCGGCACGATTGCGGACTGGGAGGAATACTGGTACCAGTTCAAGAAGAACAAGCACTGCATTGGCATTGCAAAGTGGCAGTTTGACATTGACACAGAACCGCTATACACCCGCGGCAACTACCAGATTTTGCAGGACCTGGATTTGCCGGTAGACGAGTTTGAGCATCTGGCAGATTACAGCATTGATTGGGTTGAAAAGATTGAGAACGGTGACCCGGTATACACCTACTGCTTTTTGGGCATGCTGGCTGACCGGCACAAACCGCTGAATAATTATTGCGCGGCGATTTTGAAGAACCCGGAGATGCTGAAAGAGGAGGGGGTGCGAAAGTACATAACCAACTTGCTTGGAAAATATAAGGATGACATGAAGTGCGGCAAGTTGTGGCTGCGCGGTAGCTTTAAGTTCTTAGTACCTGACCTGATTATGCTGATGGAACACATTGCCGGCCTACCCTTGAAGGGGGCGCTGGAGGCGGATGAGTTTTACAGTTTTGACAGAACAGGAACAACGCTTGGCGAACGGCTGATTGAACGCAACCCACACATTTGCAAGAGCGAGCATGTAATCCTGAAGGGCGTGACCAACCCGCTGCTGGAAAAATATTGCGGCCAGTTGGTGAACACGTTGATTGTTAATTGCAAGAGTATTACCCCGCAGAGATTAAATGGCGCGGATCGAATGATGGTCCGGGGCTGTGGTAACACAGCATTTGGAACGGTGTGAACCCCTCGTCAGGGGTGTGGCCCATATGGGCTGCTAACAGGGAATGCCTGCCTGAGAGATGGCAGGAGAATCCTGTGGCTGGAAACGGCTGCAACGACTATCTGGGATGAGTGTACCAGGGTAAGGCTGCTATTGACACGCAGTTTGGAGCGCACCGCTGCCGGGAAACCGGTAGAAGATATAGTCTATACCTATAAAAAACAACGTAGGTATGTACGATGGCGATTTAACATTGCTTCTTGACAGCCCTTTGATGATGAAGGGTGTGGACAGGAACGCAAAAATTGTAATTGACATTGAAGATAAAGTAACTGCGCTGGCGGAGAAGGACACGATCCAGAACCGCACGGCGTGCATTATGCGCAGCTTGAAGAGTTTGATTGGTGAAATTTCCAATTACGCGAGCTGCTACCACAACAAAACACCAAAAACCGAGAAGCAGAAAGAAACATACGCCCGGTATGTTGACCTGCTCTCCATAACCAACGGTAAAGCCATCGATTTTGCAAAGACCGGTGTGTTGTACCCGGTGCCGCGGCAGATTGCCAAGTATGGCAGACCTTTGCCGTATTTTATGAAGTATGCAAGCCCTTACTACAAGCGGATGAAGCGCCTGAGCTGCGCCCACAGCAACATGAACGAGATGTGTTGGGTTATTGAAAAGTGGGCGGACGGGCTGCGCCATAAAAGGAGTGACGGGTTTGATTACACAATTATGATTGACGGGGAGGTGGGATTTAGCCAGGAGCATTTTGATGCGATTGAAAAAATCTACTTTGAGTTTAACAAAACGGTAGCCGAGCTGGCAGAGACTGAACACCACTGCCGTTACTTTGACCGATTCAAAGATGAGCTGGAGGCTGAGGGCGTTACAAAGGAGTTTGCCGCCAACTTTGAGGTTGACTGGCAGCTGTACTACAACAAGTTCCGTGCCCGGTGTGCAGAAATTTGCCTTGACCCCAAAGAACTGGCCAACATTGCCGTGATGCTTTGCTACCAGAAATACCCCCGCCGCAGCAAGAAGTTTATGTGGGTGGTGGCCGGCACTGGCATTGTGGAGAACATTCAGCAGGTGAACATTTGCTTGCCGCAGCTGTGCGATGACGGTGAATACGAGTACCTGGGCAAGCGTTATGCCCTGGTACCGGTTGGCAACGAACTGAACATTGAACCGATCGAAGGAGGAGAGGGGTAATGTATTATAGCTATTATTGCAATGAAAAGATGTTGCTGGATAACTTTGATGATTACAATGAAAGCCCGCGGCTGTTACGGCGGTTGTTGGCGCAGAGTGGGTATGAGCCAGATTTTTGTGCAGATATGCAGCTGGCCCATACAGACCCCAAGTACATAAGGCAGTATGACCGGTTGGACCTAATCCAGCAGTACAAGAAAAAACAGCTGAAGAAGTGTGGACTGCGGCAGGTTGACAAGATCTACCTTTATGAGAGCGACCTGACTTACATCCGGCTGGCGATCCGTACTTATGGGCTGACGCAGCGACAGGTGAAGGTTTTGCTTGGCGTGATTGTTATGTGCCGGCTGAATGGTAGTGACACGCTGGATTTGATGAACCGATACAGGATCAAACAGTTCTGCTCTTGCTTTGGGCGAGATGTGACAGCGATACATATTGATGGCGTGAACTGGTGGGACGGTTATGAAGCGCCGGTGGAGCTGGATGTGCTGAGTGACAAGTGCGGTATATTGAACCGAATTACTTGCAAGCCGGGTCCGGGGCGGATTGGCTGTTTGTATGAGTATCCGTTTTATGATCACAAAAGCGAAGGTGTTTACTGCTGGGATGTGACGGCAGAGAACAACCGGTTGGATATGGATAAATTGTGCGCAAAGATTGGGCTGTTTGACAACCGGTACTGCGAAAAGTGCGGGGAAGAGATTGCGTGGAATGCCAAGACACACTACTGCAAGACCTGCGCGGAATTGGAGAAAAACGCCAAGACATTGGCCCGCGTGATCCGCTACAGAAACAAAAATAATACCTTGTAACGCTTGAAGCTGAAAACCCCCTATATATGATTATAGAGGGTGGAGTGCCCCTGACCATTATGGTCGGGGGTTCTTTTATTCTCAGATTATTTTTTTATAAGGAGATTTTTGAAGATGATTGTTATTTCTAAGGAAGAAGCAAAAATGTTGCGCAAGAAGTTTCCCGGTGTGCATATGGTTACGACCGTGAACAAGACGATGGTGGACGAGCTGCCGTATGTACTGCAGGCTTTGCCCAACAACTATTTTGCGCAGGAAGCTTTGGCTGAGATGGAGCGTGACAAGCACCACACCGAAATTGTGAATACACGGGGTGACGTGAATGCTTGAGCTGCACAAGCTTGCCAAGGAAACGGACAATGAATACATCTACCGTATTTGTGCTGCCAAGGACCAGATCGGCACCTGGGACGATGTGGCGGATGTGATCAATAAAGAGCTGGGCCAGGACAAGGATGAGTGCGTATACCGCAAGAACTGGAAGGCGTTCAGCATGCTGGCGCACGCCAGTGAAACCAACTTGAGTGACGCCCAGCAGATTTTGGGCGAGATTAAAGAGCAGCGCCGCGAGCTGGAGAAAGAAAAGGTTAAGCTGCGGGACGAGCGCAATGAAGTGAGCCGCCTGATGCGGGTACAAGCCCGTGGAGAGAGCATGCGAGAGCTGATTGAACGGCGGTTCAGCGCTTATAAGCCGGAGACTTTTGAACACATTGGGGTAGTTAGTACAGAAGCACTGACGACCGACCTGATTGTTCACCTGACTGACCTGCATGCGGGGGTTAAGATTGAGAACCTTTACAACAGCTTTGACCAACAGGTGCTGCGTGCCCGGCTGAAGCGTTATGCAGAAAAGGTGTATGTGATCCAGCAGCGCCACAATGGCCAGAACTGTTTTTTGGTGCTGGGCGGAGACCTGGTAAACGGTGAGATCCACCTGAACAACCGGCTGGAAAACAACGAGAATGTAGTGGACCAGGTAATCAGCGCCGGGGAAGCCGTGAGTTGGTTTGTGGCCGAACTGAGCCGTATGTTTGAACGTGTATACATTTATAGTGTGCCGGGCAATCACAGCCGGGTGTTCCCTGCCAAGGAGGATAACCAGCACGGTGAATACCTGGACAAGCTTGTGACTTATATTGTGGGCGCACGCTGCACGGCGCTGGGTAATGTGGAAACCTACCAGAATACGATTGACGAGACGATTGCGGACTTTATGGTTCGCGGACGGCTTGTATACGCGGTGCATGGCGACAAAGACACACCGGGCAGCGTGGTACAGACCTTGACTATGATGACAGGTGATAAGCCTGACATTGTGCTGATGGGACACCGCCACACCAATGCCTTGACTACTGTATACGATACGAAAGTATACGAAAGCGGCTGTGTGGATGGCGCGGACTGCTACTGCATGGATAAGAGATTGCGAAATAAACCAGAGCAGAACGTGCTGGTGGTGAATGCTTACGGCGTGGACTGCTGTTACGATATTACGCTGGATTAGAGCGTGGGATTTTTTGATTGAGAGGGGATGGTTTTTAGAGTGGGTGAGTATGAGAAGAAGCAGCCCGAATACTTTTGCAGTTATTCGGCGCGGCTTACGAATTTTTTGAAGGCGTTTGGTTTGAGTTATGAGAGCCGGCAGATAAACCCCATTACCCAGACAAGTTACTGTGTGTTTAAGCGCAGCCAGAAATTGATGGATGTGGTAGAGTTTTGGAACGAGTGCCGGAACAACTTCCGTGATTATGATGAGAACGGGAACCGCGCCAATAAGGCGGGTGACTGAAGATGGCCGGAAGACCGAAAGGCTCTAAAAATAAAGCTACAATTTTACGAGAAAACGCAGAAGCGCAGGCCAAGATCCGCCGCATGATGGCAGAGGACGATGGGCCTGCGTATTTTGTTTGCGCCTGTTGCGGCAAGCGGTTTATGCACCAGAAGGATAATTTTTCCCCTGCGCAGAGTGAGCTGTGGCGAGGGAATAACCATTACTTCCCGGTATGCAAGAGCTGCATGGACAAGCTGGTTGACCATTATACCCAGGCACTTGGCAATGAGGATGAGGCCATGAAACGGGTGTGCATGCTGTTTGACATTTATTACAGCGAGGGCCTGCTAAAAAGCACGGCAAAGCATGCCCCGAACACAAGCCGGATGACAGCTTGGATCAGACATTGCAACATGACCCAGAACCATGGCAAGACCTTTGATACCTACCTGGAAGAAATCAACGGGCGGGTGATCAATGATGTAAGCGATATCAGTGAGACACGACCAAACGGCGGCAAGGTAAGCCAACGTATGGTTGGGTTTTGGGGGCCAGGGTTCAACGAGGCCGAGTATGTGCGGCTGGACAATGAGTACAAGGACTGGATTACCCGGTATGAGTGCTCCACCAAGGCGCAGGAAGAATTGTTCAAAGCGATCAGTATGGCGCAGATTATGCTGACCAAGGCATACCAGACGGGTGACACCAAGAAGGTAAAAGAGGCCAGCGATACTTTGCAGAACCTGCTGGGCAGCGCCAATATTAAGCCGAACCAGACAAACGATAATGCGCTGGCAGAGGCAAATACCTTTGGCACTTTGATTAAAAAGTGGGAAGACAAAAAGCCGATCCCGGAAGCTGCACCCGAATGGCGGGATGTGGATGGGATTGGTAAATATTTCCGTACTTGGGTGACAGGACCAATGATGGAACTGTTCAAGATCAAGAACCCATGGCAGAAAGAATACGAGGAAGGCATGGCACCTTATACGGCGCACCGACCTGAATACACCGGCGGAGAAGAGGAAGAGAACGAGAGTATCCGCAACGCTATTTTTGGCACCCCCGGAGAGTGAGGTGGTGCTTGAATGGTGAAGAAAACTGCAAGAGAGGTTACGGAAGATAAGACAAGCCGGATCATGAATGCCGTGGCGCTGTGGGCCAGCTTTTACCGGGCAAACCCGCAGAGGTTTTGCAAGGATTATTTGAACGTAAACCTGAAGATGTTCCAACAGATTTTGATTTATTGCATGGCGCTATGCACAAATTTTTGTTTTATAGCGGCGCGTGGTCAACACTAGGCCCCCAGGTTGGGAAACCAGCTTGAGAGAACCGGACAAAATCGGTAGAGGCTGTAAAATGCTAATACCGAGATAACCTACCTTTTTAATAGAAGGAGGTATTGTAACGCATAGGCAGTGAACCTGTTACTGACAGAATATAATCCGCCCACGAGTGCCCGGCACCCTTAGAGGGTGAAAATGTATGCTGAACTTATGGGAAACCATAAGAACTGCCGGATAAAAAGCCGGTAGGATAACATTATTGCTAGGCAAGACGTTCCTATGTGCAATTTTCTGCTGTTGGAAAGCGATCTTGTACCCAGGCAGCTTGATTGTGATTGCGAGCAAAACGCGAAACCAGGGCAGCTTGGTACTGAAAAAGATTGAGCAGGAGTTGGTGCCGCGAAGCCCATTACTGCGCAGTGAGATAAAAGATATAACGATAAACCAGAGTGTGGCGAAGATAACCTTCCGCAATGACAGCGTGATTGAGGTTGTGACCGCCGCAGATACTGCCCGTGGCGGCCGTGCGAGTTTGCTGATCATTGACGAGTACCGCATGGTTGACAAGGAAGTGCTGGATCTGGTTTTGAAGAAGTTTTTGAACTATATCCGCCACCCCGGCTACATGGACAACCCCAAGTATGCCCACCTGGCGGAACGCAACCAGCAGATGTACCTAAGCTCTGCATGGTTTGAACAGCACTGGTCATGGGATTTGTGCAAGGATTACTTTGTGAACATGTTTGACACCACGAAAAATTACTATTGTTTCCGATTCCCGTACCAGATGAGCATTAAGGAAAACCTGCTGCTGAAGAGCCAGGTAGAAGACGAGATGACAGAATCGACGTTTTCTGACATACGGTTCCGCATGGAAAATGAGGCACTGTTTATCGGCACGACAGACGGCGGGTTATTTAGTTTTGATGACATTAATAAGCAGCGCAGGATCATAAAAGCGTTCTATGCGCCAAACATGATTTTGAACAATAAGGCGGCTTGCCAGTTGCCGGCCAAGAAGACTGGCGAGAAGCGGATTTTGACGGTCGATATTGCCCTGATGAGTTCTAGGCGCCGTGACAATGATGCCACCAGCATCTTTTTGAACAGTTTGGTGCCGGACAGTACAGGCAAGTGTACCAGCAACATGGTGTACACCGAAAACTGCGAGGGTATTATTACGCAGGATTTGGTGCTGAAGCTACGCCGCTACTTTAAGTATTTTGAGTGTGACTACATTGGCATTGACGCAAAGGGCCTTGGTGCTCCCATTATGGATTTGCTGATGCACGAGTGTTATGACCCGGAGACGGGCGAGACATACCCACCGCTGAACTGCTGCAATAACCCGGATTTCCAGGAGCGGTGCCCCGATAAGACGGCACCCAAGGTGATTTGGGCGATCATGGGCAGCAGCCAGTTTAATAATGACGTGACAATTGCGTTGCGAAGCGGAATCCAACAGGGAAGAATCCGGTTTTTGGAATCCGAATATGACTGCGAAGAGATTTTGCGGGCGAACATTAAAGGTTACGACAAGCTTTCACCCATGGAAAAGATGGCGCTGCAGATGCCGTACATCAATACCGGATTGGCTGTAAATGAGCTGGTAAACCTGGAATATGAAGCAACGAATAATTTGATCCGTGTGCATGAGAAGCCCGGCGCACGCAAGGACCGTTACAGCAGCCTGAGCTACAACTATTACATTGCGCTGCAGGTTGAGCGCATGATGAGCAAAAACTTTATGCGCAATAAGAAGATTGAAATGAACTTTAGAGCGCCCAGACTGCGGCATTAAGGAGGCGGCTATATGGAAGAAATACAGCAGAAAAAGGTCGCCATGATCAGCCCGGACGGCAAGAAAAGCTTTGTGCCATTGACGGAATTTATGAGTAAGGTGCGGTATGCGAACCTGGCAAACGTGAAGATCCGCGACCTGGTAAATAACCGCGACTACAACCCTACTTATAAAAAGTACACCAAGAGCCAGATTGTTACCTATTTGGGGAACCCGGCCAACTATGAAGTGCAGCTGCGGCAGATGAGCCAATACCTGTTCAATATTTCGAACTATTACAGGCGGCTGATCCAGTATTTTGCCAACATGAGCACGTTCAGTTACATTGTGGTGCCGTATGGCATTGATTATTCCAAGAATGTAAACCTACAAAAGTTCAAAAAAGGTTACTATGCGGTGACGGCACAGCTGGAAAAGATGAACCTGCGGCACGAGTTCAGCCGGGCGTTGATGGTGGCGTTCCGTGATGATGTGTATTACGGATACGCATGGGAAACGAACGACAGCTACACATTCCAGCAGCTGGATGCAGACTATTGCAAGATCAGCAGCATTGAGGATGGTGTATACAACTTTGCGTTCAATTTTTCTTACTTTGATTCCCACAATGAACGATTGCCAAATTTTCCGCCGGAATTTACCACGATGTACAGTGCGTACCAGAAGGATTCCGGCTTGAAGTGGCAGGAGTTGTCAAGTGAAAATTCTATCTGTTTGAAAGTAAACGAGCAGACGTATGTGCCGATTCCGCCGTTTGTGAGCTTGTTCAGCGCACTGGCGGATATTGAAGACTACCGGGCGATCAGCAAGGATGCCAGCGAAGTGAATAATTACAAGGCGTTGGCGCTGGAGATCCCGGTAGGGGATGACGGTACATTTTTGATTGACTACGACCTGTGCAAAGAGTTTTACGACATGCTGTGCAACGTGCTGCCGGAGAACATTGGCGCGATTATGAGTCCAATGAAGATCAGCAGCTGGGACTTTGAAAAAAGTGGAGCTGTGAGCGGCAGTGACGATGTGGCAAAAGCTGAAAATTCGATGTGGAAGCAGGCGGGTGTCAACAACATCTTGTTTGGTGGCGGTGAAGACCCCAGCAGCTCTACGCTGAGCCTTTCCACCGTGAATGACCAGATGATTGTGTTTGCGATGATGCGGCAGATTGAACGCTGGATCAACCGTAAATTAAAGAGTGTTTCGACGGCAGTTAAGTTTAAGGTAAATATTTTAGATGTGACGTATTTTAACCGGCAAGAAGTGCATGACCGCCTTGTAAAAGATGGCCAGTACGGAATGCCGGTGCGCAGTGCCATTATGGCAACAAGCGGATACAGCCCAAGCGATGTGGAGAATATGCAGTACCTGGAGAACACGGTATTGAACCTGTCGGCCAATGAGGTGCCGCTGATAAGCTCCAACACGCAGAGCGCTGCTGACAGTAATGCCGCGACAGATGAAGGCGGACGACCCACCAATGCAAGTGAGGGTAAGGCGCTGACAGACGCAGGCGAGAACAGCAGCGAGGAAGACCTGGCGACAGGAGGCTGATTGAGCGATGAAGCGTGAAGTTAAGGTGCGTGGCCGTGACGTGGTACTATATTTGCTGCGCCAGAAAAAGAAATTGGTGCGGGAAGAGCGCGACAGTGGCGGCCATACAGTATATATTTTTGAACTTGACGACGATGATTTGAAGGCTGTGCAGGAGTTTGCCGCACAGCAGAAAAAACGAAATTACTTTTGAGAGACCGCTATGCAAGCGGCCTTTTTTAGTTTACGGGGTGATTGGATGTGAGTGAGCGGTTGAACCGCCTGCCAATTACCTTTGAAAAAACCGGAGAAGTGATGGGTAAAGATACGCGTTTTATTAACGTGACGATTGATGTGCTGCATACTGGCGGCAACCTGAACGGATCGCGGTTTGAAAAAGAGGTAGTTGACCGGGCAGCAAAGAGTATTGCGAATACCCCGATCCTTGGATACATTGAGCAAAATGACGATGATGAGCTTGATTTTAAGGGCCACGAACATGAGCTGATTGTGGACGAGGACGGGATTCGATATGTATATGCCGGCAGCGCTTACGGTGTGATACCGGAAAGCTGCAACCCGCGCTGGGTAAGCCGGGATGACGGCACAGGAAAAACACGGGAATATTTGCGCGTTGACGGGTTGCTGTGGACCAAGTTTGACGATTCCTGTGGGATTTTTGAGCGGGATGTGGTGAAAGGGCAGAGCATGGAGATCACCAACATGGAAGGCTATGTGGATAAAGACGGCTACTATGTTGTGCAGAATTTTGATTTTGATGGTTGCTGCGTGCTTTCCACCACTGATCCGCAAATCCGACCAGCAATGACGGGCAGCACAGTTACGGCGAATTTTACCGCCGCGACGATTGCGAGCCAGGTTAAGGATATGCTGGCGGAATACACAGCTTTACAGAGATCTGAATCCTCCAAGGAGGCTCAGATAGATAATTTTGCGAAAGGAGACGATTGCTTGAAAGAAAAAGAAGAAATTCTGGCTTCTTACGGCATTGACGCTTCTACGCTGGAGTTCTCTTTGGAGGAAATTACCATTGAGGAACTGAAAGCGAAGTGTGAAGAGATGGCTGCAGCAAAATCTGCCGAGCCGGAAGAGCCGCAGGGTGAACCGGAAAGTGAGCCGGCTGCAGAGCCTGCTGCTGAACCCGCAGAACCCGAAACCCCGGCAGAACCGGAAGGCGTTGCAGAACCGGAAGGCGGCGAACCTGCTGCGGATTACAGCTTGAACCTGTGCGACAAGCTGAACGAAGTAAACGAGGCCATTAGCGCTGAAACCATGATTGACCCGTGGGGCTATGAAGTGAGCCGCTATTGGCTGCAGGATGTGCAGGATGACCTTGCCGTTGTGATGGATTGCCAGGATTGGAAGATCTACAGCTTTACCTTTACCATGGATGGCGACAACGTGAAAGTTGATTTTGCCAGCAAGAAACGCATGAAGGTAAAGTACGAAGCCTGGGATGAAGGCAGTGCCGATATGGGCGTGCCCGCGCTGTACAGCACCATGGGCGACAAGGCCAAAGAGCAGACCGAAAAACTGGAGGCTGCCAACAAGCAGTACAGCGAACTGAAAGCAAAGTATGACGAGATGAAGCCGAAATATGATGCTTACGTTGCGGCCGAGGCTGCTGCTGCCAAAGAAGAAGAGAGCGCTAAACGCGAACAGCTGTTTGCCGTTATGGATCAGAAGCTGGATGGCGATGCTGATTATGCCAAGCTGCGAGATAACAAGACGATGGAGTTTACCGTTTTGGAAGATGCTTGCTACAAGCTGTTGGGCAAAAAGGCCGCTGAGTTCAGTTATGTTCCGTCCAAAGAAAAGAAGGGCGAGGTAAACAAGGTACGGTTTGGCGTGAATGGCACCCAGAAAACAGAGAAGCGCTATGGCGACCTGTTTGAACGTTATCTGCATACGAAAGAGTAAAAAAAAGGAGTTACATATTATGGCTAACATTAAACATGCTGTTGTTGGCACCGATATGCTGGTTGGTTCCAGCAACGCTGCCTACCTGAAGAGTGTTGTTTTTTACAAGGATGGCAGCCCTGCCGCCATTGATAATGGCAACATTGTTGTGATTGGTGATGCAATCGGCCCCGAAACCTACAAGGCTGAAGCACCTGCTGCTGATTCCAAGCGCTCCCTGCTGGCCCTGGTTGCCGGTGTTGAGCTGTTTTACGATGAGACCCGCACCCATTACCTGACCGAGTGGGAGAACGAAGCTGGCAAGCCTGTTCGCGTTTACCTGCTGGTTGCCGGCGCTGATTCTTTCCGCGTTACTGCTGAAGCTTTTGACGGTACCCCCGAAAAGGGCAAGTTTGTTGCCTTTGCTGCTGGTTCTACCAAGCTGAAAATTGAGGCTGATGCTTCTGCTGACAATGTTTTTGGTGTGATCAAGCGCGACCCTGTGAAGGTTGGCTTTGGCGATGGCCAGTATACCTATTACATCGTTGATGTGATCGCCTGATTTTTTTTGTATCAGCGAGTTAGTTATAACTAATTACTGGTGTAGCCTATGGCTGCACCTTTATATGTAAAGGAGTATTAACATGGATGAGAAACTGATTAAGCTGGCCGTTGATGGCTACCATGGCCACCTGGGCGAATACAGCGTGAAAGACAGCCAGGAAGTTCTGCGCCAGGCCATGATTGAGGCTAATAATGGCAAGACCAGCATGAGCTACAAGGATATCCGCGACGGTAAGTGCAGCAACCTGTTTGCTATTACCGAAGTTCTGATTGAAAAGGTCAGTGAAGAGGGTCTGAAGGGTGACGAGTTCTTTACCAATTTTATTGAGGACCGCAATACCTCTCTGGGCGATACCAACATTTTCCATACCACCAAGCCGTGCCTGCTGACTGTTGCCGACATTGCTGAAGGCACCCAGGGCATCCGCCGTCAGCGCCTGGAAGCCGGCCAGGATATTACCGTGAACACCCAGCTGCGTGCTGTGAAGGTTTACGAGGAAATTAACCGCGTGCTGGCTGGCCGTATTGACTTTAATGACCTGGTTGACACTGTTGGCCGCAGCTTTACCCAGTACGATCTGGACAGCGCTTATCTGGCATGGACCAGCATGTTCACCAAGCTGGACCCCGTTTATACCCAGAGTGGTTCTTACAATGAGGACAAGCTGCTTGACCTGATTGAGCACATTGAGGCTTCTACCGGCGACACCGCTACGATTGTTGGCACCCGCAAGGCACTGCGCAAGATTACCACTGCTACCATGGGTGAGCAGGCCAAGAGCGACCTGTACAGCATGGGTTATCTGGGCCACATTGCCGGCACCCCGATGGTTGCGATGAAGCAGCGCCACAAGATCGGCTCTACTGAGTTCATTCTGCCTGACGACACTGTTTACATTTTTGCCGGCGACACCAAGCCCGTGAAGCGCGTTACTGAGGGTGAAGTTACCATGCTGATGGGCGACCCGATGAACAAGGCTGACCTGACCCAGGAATTCCTGATGACCAAGCGTACCGGTATTTCCATTATTCTGGACCGCGACTTTGGCAGCTACAAGTTTGCCTGATTTTGAGCTGAACGATACCCCTGCCGCAAGGCGGGGGCTTTTTTATATAAGGAATATTTTGGAGGTATGTTTTGGCAACTGCGAAGATTACCAATGAGACCATGGTGGAATGCAAGAACGGCACCCATGGCAACTTGTTTTATGCTTCGACCCGCAACCCCGGCTACACCGTTGAGTGGACCGAGTTTGGCGAGGTACAGGAGATGGACTACGCCGAGCTGCTTGTAATGCGTGGCAGCCAGCCGCGGTTTTTCCGTGATAACTGGATTTTGATTGAGGATGCCAATGTATTGCGCAAACTGGGTGTGGAACGTTACTACAAGAATGCGCTGACCACGGAGAACTTTGACGAGGTATTTAAGTGGACCCCGGATGAGATCCGCGAGAAGGTGCCCAAGATGAGCGAGGGGATGCGCGACAGCATCCGTATCCGCGCAAAGGAGATGCTGAAGGCAGACCAGCTGGATAGCCGTGCCATGATTAAAGCATTGAACGATGTGCTGGACTGCGATTTGGAAGAATCCGTTGCATTGGAGGCACCCAAGAAACCCAGAACCCGCAAGAGCGGCGTTGAGATTGTGACGATCGGCGGAACTGAAGAATAATGAGAGGGATGGTGCGGGCCAATGGGCACAAGATACGAGGAAGTTTATGAGCGTTACCGTGGCCAAGTCCGCAACTATGAGTTCCTGGACTACGATGCGGTGACAAGAGAAGCAATGCAGCTGGATCTTTTGAAGATGGCGATCAGCGATTTTGAGGATGTGTGCAAACAGGACCTGAATGACAGGGAAGATGACCTGCTGGAATTCAACATTACGCTGACGAACCGCGAGAAGGATATTTTGGCACTGGGCATGATTGTGCATTTTGTGCGCCAGTATGTTTATAACACAGACGCATTGCAGAACGGATTGAGCACAAAGGATTTTACGTTGTTTTCGCCAGCCAATCTGTTGGAGAAGATGACGACCCTGCTGACCACGACAGAGCGGCAGCAGATGAAGGAGATCAACCTGTACTCTTTCCGCAATGGGGAAATTTCGAGTTTGACTGAGTGAGGTGGTAGCGTATGAACTATGAGACATATGCTGCTATGCTTGGCAGGCACGGAAGTACGCGGCGTGACCGGATGGTTGAAAAGAGCAAACGGGACACGCTGAGAATGGGGCCTGATTCCCCTGCCTATAAAGAGGTAGAGATTGAGGGGGTACCCCACCACATGATGATTATTAGCAGCACGGTGACAAACCAGAAGATTATACGCACTATGCCGGGCGACAACTTTGAGATTGGAAAAATCATGCTGTTTAGTAAAAGCCATTGGCTGATTACAGAGCGCGATGCGGACGATGAAATAACCGTGCGCGGTAAAATTGAGCTGTGTAACCGGAGCATCCAGTGGCAGAACCATGAGACCGGGGAAATTATTACCCGGTGGGCGGTTGTGGACAAGCCGTATTTTTCCAACCTGAACGAAGATGTATACATGACCATTTCCAGCCGCGAATTCCAGGTGAAAATACCGTATGATGAGGAATCGGCTTTGCTGGATGTGGGGAAACGCCTGATGATGGAGCAGATCAATGGCAAGCCAAAAACTTACCGTGTGACCTGTGTGGACGCTATGACAGAACGCTATGACTGGAATGACGCCCAGACGGGATTTTTGGTTTTGAACCTTGAACAGGACCAGCATGTGGAAGAACAGGATAACGCCGAAAAGATGCTATGCGATTACCAGGAGGTAAAGCAGGCACCGGAGGATGGCGAAGTGGTTATTAAATACGCGGGCGAACCTAAAGTGCGCATTTGCGGGCGTGGCAAGATTTTTAAGGCCACGATTGATGGCAAGCCGCTGCCGGGATGCACCTGGAGCCTGAGCGTTGATGATAAAGCACTTGAAACAAAGGTATACCTTGCCAACAGTGTGCAGTGGAACCGGGTAACTGGGGACAGCTGCCGGGTATGCGCAGAGGATAATGCCGTGCTGAATGGAGCCACCGTGAAATTGACGGTTGTGGCACCGGACGGCAAGAGCACAGACAGCATTGCAGTGAAGGTGGTGGACGTATGAACCTGAGTGAGCTGGGAGAATACAAACATAAAGTAGCCGCCCTGCTGGCACAGGACGACACCATTATTAACCTACTGCTTGGACCCGTGGACGATGACGCTGACACGGACGAGATGCTACTGGGCGATAAGAGCATTAGTACCGGACATATTTACGAGTTTGAGTATGTGCCGGAGATCAATGAAACGGCGGACACCTACCTGTGCATGGAGACCGTGGTGGCTAAGGCACCGAGCGATACGGCATACAGAGTGTACCTGTACATTTTTGCCTATTGCAATAAGAAGGTAATGAAGAGTTACCGACACCCCGGCGTGCTGGGGACGAAGGCCGATGTGTTGGCCATGAACGTTGACCGTTTGCTGAACGGCAGCGAAGATTTTGGAATTGGGAAGGTACGGTTATTGAACAACGATGTATACAAGCCGAATAATAATTATTACGGCCGCTGCATTACATACGAAGTGATGGCGTTTAACCGCAAGATGGGTGGCGCAAAGTGAAAGTACCGTACTATGAACTGCTGAACCCCGAAGGTTTTATGGTGAAAAATGTGGGCAGAGTACACTCGCCCCGACTGAGCGACATTAACGAGCGCGGCTATATGAGCTATCAGTTTGCGCTAAGTACCTTGCTACTGACACCGCAGGCGATGTTTGAAGACATTGCCAAAGTAACAGGGCAGGAGAACCCGTATGAGGCTTTGAGCGATGAGGAAAAAGCCACCATTAACACCTTTGATTTATTGAGTATGAGCAAAGAAAGCCAGGCGGAGATGATTGCCGCACTGGCCTTTTTTATTGATGCACCGCTTGAATATGATGAAGCGCACCATGCTGTGCTGGTGAATAAAACCGAAGTGGACGATAAGATCCTGATTGATGGTTCCATAACGCGAGATAACTGGGCAGAGATTTGCGACATTTGCCTGCAAACCGCGTACATAGACCAGAAGCGGGAGGAAAACTTGAAGTTCAAAAATGAGGCTGCCCGCAAGTTTTATGAACGATTCCAAAAGAAAAAGGCTGAATATGAAAAATCGAAACGAAAAGGGTATAAGAGTAACCCTGATTTGGAGTTGGGGAACATCATCTCTGCGTTGGCGACAAACCATAACAGCCTGAATTATACGAATATTTATGATTTGACGGTGTACCAGGTGCATGACACTTTTAACCGTCAGAACATAAAAAAACAAAATGAGATCCATGACATGAACTATGCCGTATGGGGTGGCGAAAACGACCTTGGCGGATGGTACAAACGCATGGAAACTGATAAATAGTAACGGAGGATTAAGATATGGCTGTAAATCCGAATATGGCGAACCGTGAAGTTGCTGATCTGGTTCTGCTTGATTACAAGACCAAGAAAGTTTTTCTGCCCATTGATTTTGCCAACGTGACCACAACTGACTTTACCGCAAACCGCGTGTTTGCAAAGGGCGGCCAGGGCGCACCGAACCGTGTTGGCTTTGATGGCGAGCGTGCAGGCACCCTGAAGGTTGATACCCAGATCATGCCTGTTAAGCTGTTTGCCCTGCTGAGCGGCCAGGACATTGGCAAGGTTGCAAAGATTATGAAGCGCGAGGTGCTGACCGCCACCACTGACGGCATTGAGCTGAGTGAGACCCCGAAGGCCGGCACTGTACAGGTTTTTGCTGTTTCTGATGACGCTGGTACTGAGATCAGCGATCTTACCACCACTGACAAGAAGGTTGCTGGCGCTGGCCTGCAGGACGGCAAGAACTATATTGCCTACTACTTCTACGACAAGAACGATGGTGTTCAGACTGTCAAGTTTGATTCTGACACATTCCCGCGTGCCTTTGAGATCCACGGTATGATGCCGTTCAAGACCGAGGACGACGAGATTGTGCAGTGCGAGCTGGTTTACTACAAGGCTCAGCCGCAGGCAAGTTTCAGCCTGGCTTTCCAGAACACTGGTGATCCGACCACTGTTTCTATCACCTTTGACTGCATGGCCAACCAGGATGGCGACATTTACGACATGAACTTTATGGAGTGATCAACGCAAATCCCTACCTTATTATATAGGCTTGGATTGTGATGTTTGATCCGTGGGGGAGCGAAAAGCTCCTCCATTTTTAGAACACGAAAGGAGTAGCGTGCATGGAAGACAAGAATACCGGCGGTTTTACCGATGTGAAGATTGAACCTGTTGAAATTGCTGCCCCGCCCAAAGTGTCCCTGAAGCGCCAAGTGCGTCCGCTGAAGGGCGTGGTTGTATACTACAGCAAGGAACGCGGCTACATGGGTTTTGAATGTGATGGGCACAGCTACCAGGTGCCGGTGAAAGATGGCTATGCCGTTGGCGATACGGTTAAGTTCAAGATTGCAGACGGGAAGATTGAGCTGTGCAAGTAAGCGGACGAAGCAAGTATAATGTGAGCCGTGACAAGAGCAAACGCACCTATGACGGGATTGTGTTTGACTCTGAACTTGAGATGAAATATTACCGGGATGTTGTGCTGCCGGGGGTTGCCAGCGGGGAGATTGTGGATTATCAGCTGCAGAAACCCTATGAGTTACAGCCAAAGTACCGCAAGGAACGTGGGGGAAGAATAGAGACGGTGCGAGCTATTAACTATGTGGCTGATTTTTGGTTGAAGTACAAAGACGGCACGACAGAGGTAATTGACACCAAGGGGTGCCCGGATACTGTGGCACTGATGAAACGGAAGATGTTTGATTACCTGTACCCGGACGAGCATTTGCGCTGGATTGTATACCGTAAACGGCGTGGCGGGTGGATTGATTACGAATAATGGAGAGCGCACGCCACGTCTATAGCTGTAAAATTTAGGCGGGGTTAGCTCGTGTTTAAGGGTAGAAATCAGAAATTATTGTTTTCCGTTCTGATAACGGTGTCGCCAGGTTGTGCGAACTGGATATTATAGAATTATAGTGAACCGTAAGGGAGGTGAGTGCTTTGAATATTACATCTAGCTATCAGGTAAGAATCGTTAATTGTAGTGTAAATCTCAATGAAACTGTTTGTATTTATCGCAAGGCGCTCGCCTATCTGATTGGCGTTGTCAATGAAAACTGGAATGCTGTTAAACGCATCGATACCGGTAATCTTGAGCAACAGCGCTATATTGATAAACTGGTTCATAGCACCAAAAACCATGAAGCCAAGTATCCTGATTTCGACAAGTTGTTCTATAAGTATCCGTCGTATCTGCGTCGTGCAACCATTACGGTCGCTATTGGTGCGGTGAGCAGTTATCGCAGCAACTTGGCAAATTGGGAAGTGTCCGACAAAAAGGATAAACAGCCTACCCTTCAAGTGGACAGAAAGGCTCTCCCTATATTCTTCCGCGATGATATGTTCCTCGTGGACGGCGCACCCGAAAAAGTGAAAGTCATAAAAAATCCTAAACCTAAGGACGAACTCACGGCGGAAGAAAAGAAAATCGAGAAAGCAAAGCGCAAAGCTGTTGAACTGCAGAACTCCCAAAATGAGCTGACTGCTTTGAGCAATCACTATACTGTCCGCTTGAAGGTTTTCTATAAAAACGACTGGGTATGGGCAACCGTCACGCTGCGTAAGACAGATATTGCTTACTTGCGCAAATACTGGATGCACGCTTGTGCGTCAGCCCCTATACTCGAAAAGCATTTTGGCAAATACAGCCTTCGTTTTGCGTTCGATGAAAACGTTAAACTGAGTGATACCCCTATCGATAAGCAGCGCGTCTGTGCCGTCGATTTAGGTCTCAATACCGATGCGGTATGCAGCATCATGACTGCTGATGGAACTATCCTTGCCAGGAGTTTTATCAACTTCCCAAGTGACAAAGACCATCTGTATCATGTGCTTAACCGCATCAAGAAGTTCCAAAGACTACATGGGTCCCGTGAAGCACATAACTTTTGGGCCTATGCAAAGCGCGTTAATGATGAATTATCCAAAAAGATTGCTACCGCGGTTGTAGAATTCGCGGTCCTCTATTCTGCCGATGTAATTGTCTTTGAACATTTAGACTTCAAAGGCAAGAAAGCATCGTCCAAGAAGCAGAAAATCCAGATGTGGCGTAAAAATGGTATCCAGCACATTGCAGAGCATAAAGCTCACCGCTGTGGTATCCGCATTTCGCACATCTGCGCTTGGGGAACCAGCAAACTTGCGTATGACGGCAGCGGCAAAGTAAAACGCGCACCAGATAACCATTCCCTTGCTACTTTTGCAAGCAGCAAACAATACAATGCGGATTTGAATGCGTGCTACAATATCGGCGCACGCTATTTTATCCGCGAGGTAACAAAACCCATGTCAAAAAAGGCATGGTCTCAATGTAAGGCCAAAGTTCCTGACATTGAGCGCAGAACCCAATGCACTTTACATTCTCTCAGACAGCTGCATGACTTTTTGAACACTCCAAAAGAGATTCAACCCGAAGTAACTGCCTGATGTAGATGTACTGTGTTGTGACAACTTTGCGGGAGACTAACCCTTATGTGGTGGCCAATGCCGTCAGGCGTTGTGAGCTAAGTTTGGGCCGTATCTCTACCTTCGGGTAACGCAGAGACTTACCGTGGGGTTACAATCCACGGAGAAGCCTCATCTATAACCGCAAGGCTTAGGTGGGGAGGTTCACTACGACACGCTGTAAAACTGTGATTATGCCAGGAAACGACAGAAAAGTTTGTTGAGCATGACAAAATTAGGGCATGGTACCCGAATAGAACATGAACACGGCTCCGCCTGAAAAGGGCGGGGCTTTTTATTTTGTGAGGTATTTTTTTATGGAAATTAAGAAGAACATCCGTGTGGGCGACAGAATCCGATTCGTGGATTTTGTTTGCGACATGTGCGAGAAGGACGGCAAGCAGTATTACGCGCTGTTTGATTATGCTTGGCGCATTGCGGTGATTACCTTTTTTGCCCCGGAAGCGGAGCTGGACAAGATGGACACAGATGAGATGTGCGACTTTGTTTACAGCCGACAGGGCATTGAGATTGTGGAAGACCCGGATATTGCGGTGATTACAGCGGGACTTTATGAGGCATGTGAAGCCGAGATGAAAGACCGGAAAGAAAAATACATGAAGGTATTTGATGCAATCAATCACCCGGACCCGCTTGACCGGATTGCAGACGCCTTTGCAGAAATTGCAGGGAATTTGAGCCAGCTGGGAGACCAGGAATTTTTGGCTGATCTGGTAAAGAAAGTGCGCGAAGGAGAGCAGCCCGCAAAGAAGCCGCCCGTGAAGATTGAGGTTGTGAACGGCAAGGAGAGTTAAATGGCCAAGACGGTAAGCACACAGAAAGGGCTGGAACTGGAACTGCAGCGGCGAATTAACCTGGCACTGAATGGCGGGGCGAAAACGGCTGTGGAGAATTGTTTGAAGAAGCATATCCAGGAAGATGTACTGGATGTATACCAGCCAAAAGTATATGAGCGCCGCGGCCAGGGCGAAGGGGCATTGGAAGCCGACAGCAGCGTGGTGAGCAGCGTGAGAGAACATGTGCTTACGGTAAAGGATATTGGTGTACCGAATGAATCAGCCGTTGGTGGGCAGTACAAAACCGGCACCAATACACCGCTTGCTGAGATGGTGGAGAAGGGCGATGTGAAAAACATTTGGGGGTCGCCACCTGATGCGGCCTATTTGCACCCGCGCCCGTTTGTGGCAAACACGGCAAGAGAAATCGCAGATGGGAACAGCGCCGTACATGGAGAGATTGTGAAAGCCATAAAAGAGCAGTTCCCTGATAACTAACGCGACGAGAGCTTCGGCTCTTGTCTTGAGTGGCTGATTTGAAAAAATCGGCCTTTGAAGGCTTGAGCCGAACCGTAAGGGGGAAAGTATATGGCGGAAGATTTAAGTATTAAGGTAAAAGTTGAACCTGACGGCGGTGGTGTGCAGGGGAAACTGAATGAGATTGCAAAAGACAAAAAGTTTAATGTACAGATTGGCGATAAAAACCTAAAGACACAGCTAAAGAGCATCAGCAAAACCATTTCCGGGGCGATGGAAAAGGCAATGGCCAATACCATGAAGGCTATTGACGACTACGCTAAAAGCGCCCAGCAGGCAGCCGCAGTTATTGAACAGGCACAAAAGCGGGAACAGGCGGCGCTTACTTCTAATATAAATCTACTTACTGGTAGTGTACAGAAACGAAAAGAACTCGCAAGTGCCACTCAAGAGCAGATTGTCGCACAAAAGCAGCTAAATGAGGGAATCAAGCTTACTGCAACACAAGAACGAGAACTTAAAAACAGTATAAATAAAGATACTGAGATTTCGGCTCTTAATACAAAAATAAAGCAGTACCAAAAAATAAAAGAAAATATTTCTGACATCAAAACACTTGTTGCCGAAATAAATGCAGAAACTACAAATTCTAATGATGACGAAAAAGCAAAAAATGGAAACGATGTTTCTTCTGAAATTTCTTCTTTTCAGCAAAAACTTTTAAGCACTCTTAAAAATCCTACATTAAAACAGGGATTACAGGAAAATTCTAATGATATCAGTAAGGATATAGACGCTTATTTTTCTTTGATGAGTGATAGCTTTGAGAAAGGCGCAGTAGAGATTAAAAATGTCGTTGGAAACGAAACTGATAAAATCAAACAAGTTTTCAATGTCTTTGAAGATATCGTAAAGTGGGATGATCCTGATGTAGGGTATGAAAGTTTTACTGATTATGTAAAGGATCAGTTGGCGGAGACTGAAGAAGACTCTAACAAGGTAGCGAAACAGTTCAAAACAGTAATTAAGGCTATAGATATGAAGGCATCGGAAGAATTAAATTCTGCCGCCTTGAATTATACTGCGACTCTTAAAAGCTTGTTTGAAAAGTTAAATGAAGCCCGTCAAAAAGTATTAAGTTCTACATCAACAGAAGAAGAGGTTGAAACTGCTGCAAAAGATTATCAAGAGTATTGGGTTGAGATTGCTTCGACCATTGGTATTTTACCTGATAGTGTAAAAAATCAAATGGTTTCTGGTATAGACAATACAATCCAGGCTGTTGAAGAAAGAATTGAACAACGAAAAAAAGAACTTCAAAATAAAGTTGCCGGAATAAGTGATGCGCAGACAGAGTTAAAAACCATGTCTGAACCGGATTTGGATGATACTGAAATAACAGCCCGTATAAAAAGCACTACTGAAACTATTATTTCTCAGCTTGATACGATGGCTCAAAAGCAAAAGGATGTCACTGCTGCAAAAAATGGTACATTAGAGGCTGAGCAGGCCATTTACACAGAAACTAAAAAAAGCATTGATGCTCTTCAGACCCTGGTTAAGCAAAAAGAGCAGATTGCAGAAGAAATTTCAAAATTAAAATCTGAGGCTACCGGTATTACAGATGGTAAAAACAAGGCTGATGATGCGAAAACTTTGCTTGAAACACTTTCTGCGATTAACCCCAGCAAGGTAAAAGATGTTTTGGATAAAGTTTCTGCGTTTGTTAATTCTGTGGTAGAGAGCAACCCGAAGCTGGAAACGACCAAAACAAAAGCTGCTGAATTTAATGCAGCCATTGACAGCATCAATAAAACCTTAGCAATCTCGACTGCCTTTTTAACCAGCCTGACCAAGGAGGATAAACCGACTAAGGGGAAGCGCGGCAAGAAAACACAGAAAACCGAAACCACCGAGGTTGACGAGGCTGTAAAGCTGCAGCAGTTGGTATTGAACGCAGAAAAAGCGGCGGACGCGGTTAAAAATGCTATCACCAATGCCAGTAATTCAATTAACGCCATTACGACCGAATTGAAAACAGCGGCTACCAGTGCAGACGGAGCAAAAGAAGCGACCCGCCCCATGATTGAGGCTGCAACTGCCCTGAACAATACTTTTAAGCAGTATAGTGAGTCCCTAGCTGACATAAAGACTAACGCTGGCCTTATAAACGGAACCGTAACCAAAGCCAAGCGTGGGAAGAAATCCACCGTTGAGACCGCCAACATGGATGATGTGGCCGCCAGTGTTACAAAAGCGAACGAGGCCAGCACTCAGATCCACACGGTGTTTACCAAATTTGCCAAGATTGGCGCTGCGACAAATGGGTTTGCTGAAAAAGCAGCGCAGATTATTGCGGCATCTGATGAAGTAAACGCTATTATTCTGGCTTATAAAACCACTGGCGAGCGTACAGCGACTACAACGGTTGATGCGGCAAAACAGCAACAGAGCGCTGCACAGGAGCTTTCTGCCCAAATGAAAACTGTTGGTGCGACCTTGAATAATGCCGGAGAAAAGGTTGGCCGGGCTACCACCGCACTGAGCGAAGCTGCACAGGCCAGCGGAACAATTGATGCTAGTGTAAAGACCCTTGTGAACGCTGGGAACCGATTGAAGCGGCTGTTTATCAGTTATTCTAACATTGCGGCAGGGCTGCAGGAAAACCTGGACAGAGTGGCAGAGATTGATGGCAGCAAGAATGCGACAACTTATCGCAAGCTTGGGAACTTTATCAACAACATCGTTGATTTCTACAAGAAGTCGATTGGTGAGCTGAGTGCCATTAACAGTGTTGAACTGCCAAAAGATGAGAACGGCAAAACGGTGACGCCGAAAGTTGATGCAGCAGTAGCAGAAGCCACTCAGCGATTTAAGGCAACACTGGATGAAGCATTGAGTCAGACACTGGCTACGCTGAAAGATACCAGCGGCCTTGATGCAAAACTTGCCAAGGCACAGCAAAGTACAGTCGATGCTAAAAAGGCAAAGACTGACATTGTGAATGGCTTTGCGGAAATTACTGCCGTATTTAATAGCCTAACGAATGCAGCCAAGAGCATTACGGACAGCATGACGGACCTTGCCAAACTGAAAACCATGACCGACGAGGTAAACATGGACCAGTTTGCGGATCTGATTAACAATTCTGTTGATGAGCAGATTAAGAAAATCTCCACTAAGATCCGCAAGGACGCGATGCTACAAACCAGCCCCAACAACGACCGAGTGACATCGCTGGCAATGAAGACCGGCAATATTGGCTCCATGATCAAGCAGATGCCGGACGGCGCTGTAAAAGATAGTTACACCAAGCAATTTGCCGAACTGAATGACGACATTACTGCCTTTTATAATGGCAGCGAAAAAGCCGCAACAACATGGGCAGATATTGTTAGCCGGACCACCGAGATGGCGGAAGGTGTAAAACAGGTTAATAAAGAAACCCAGGAAGCGGCCAAAGCGGCGGCACAAAGCGCAATTAAGAGTGCGCAAGACCTTGAACAACGGCAGGCTCTTGCTACAGAATTACAGCAGCGATTTGATGCGTTGAATAACACGATCGCTAATGGCAAAGAGATTGAAGGTAACGGTAAAGCTTTTAATGAGTTTCATAGTGCATTAGAGCAAATTGAAGTAGACGCAAAACGTCTTGGCCCACAGTTAGAATCTGCACTGGATAAAAAGGATATAGTGTCATTAAAGGCTTTGACGGACTACGACAAAATCTTAACCGACATTGAGCAAAGAATTGCTAAGGTAACTGACGGAGTGATTAGCACTACTTCAAAAGCTGTTAAATCCGTCGCTGACCAAAAAGAAGAGTTAAAAAATATCGATCCAACTGCTGCGATTAACAAAGCTCTGAATTTGAAGGTTGACGGCGCAGAAAGTGCTAAGATTACACGCCTGCGGAAAGAACTTAAGGAGTCTAAGACTACAATAGCAGACGCCCGTAAAGCATATGAGGATGATTGGAGTTCCGATAATTTTGACAAGCTCGTAACCGCTATGAAAAATGGCCAGGATGCTGCTAACAAATTTACGACAGCAGTAAAGACGGCCAATGATACCATGGCTGACAATGGTACTAGAAGTAATGAACGCCAGTTTGAGCAGATTAAGGACTTTTTGGCAAACTACCAGACGATGCTAACGGCTTTACAGCGGAGCGCTGGCAATAAGGGATTCAAACAGAGAGACGATTATCAGCAAACTGAAAGTGCTCTTAAAAAAATGGTTGAAGAAGCCGAAAAGGTTAAATCTGCGGCTGACGTTCCAACTTTTATTGCTACAATGGCCAACAAATTCAAGGATGCTAAAACGCCGATTGAAAGTGTCTCTGATGCGCTAAATGTTGTTAAGACAAAGATTGGCGAAACAAAGGCGAAAGCCGATGAGTTTAATGGCGGTCTTAAATCTCAGCGTGATGTGAACACTTATATTAAGAGTGTTTCTAATTCTTTGTATACAGCACAGAGGTATTTGTCTAATAACTCTAAAATTACAACTGATCCTGCGATGTATGCACGGTATCTTGAGTATATTGAACGCTACCAGAAATTGCTGGAATCCGGGAAAATCACACAGCAAAACGGCCAGGAATATGCAAGCAAAGCATCCAAGGAGTTTGCTGAACTGAAAAAGGCAGTGCAGGATGCTGGGCTTGAAACTGATACGCTGGCGATGAAGTTCAAAAAGCTGTTTGAGACAAATATCAAGAGTCAGTTTGCCAGCCAGGTAATTAACATGGTTGAGCAAGGGTTACGACAGATTTACCAGAACGTGGTGAATATTGATTCTGCCATGACCGAGCTGAAAAAGGTTACAAACGAAACCGATAATACATACGATGCGTTTTTGGATGATGCCGGTACGCGAGCAAAGAACCTGGGTGCTTCTATCAGCGATATTGTAACGGCCAGTGCTGATTTTGCACGGTTAGGTTACAATTTGAAAGATTCCAAAGAATTGGCTGACGCGGCCGTCCTGTACCAACATGTGGGGGATTAACAAAACAGTCCTCCCGTATAGTAATATACGGGTAATAAAGTTAGCTTTTATCGGGAAAACCCCAGAGATGGGCAATTCCGAGGACAAGACTGAATGTAAAAAAAATAGGAGAATTTTATTGACTTTTGAAGAGTGGTACAAAATATTACATTCAGAATCCGTAACGATCACAGCTTAAAAGGCAACGATTAAGCGAACGCTAACCACCCTGATGATAAGGGTGAAGATATGATCTGGTCTACAGCTATAATCTAACAATAAAACTGTAGAGGTAGGCAGAAATGACCTGCCCCTTCCTTTTTATAAAAGGGAAGAGTAACAAAACGGGAATTTCTAGTGTCAATGACGCCAGTGAATCTATCATTTCCACAATGAAAGCGCTTGGCGTTGAAGCAAAAGATGTAACCAGCATTGTTGATAAATTTAATGAGGTGGGTAATAATTATGCCATCTCCTCGGCTGGAGTTGGCAGTGCGCTACAGCGCTCGGCATCCGCCTTGCATACCGCAGGGAACACGTTGGATCAGAGTATTGGTATGATTGTGGCTGCCAATGATGTTGCGCAGGACCCGGAGTCGGTAGGTAACGCGCTGAAAGTATTGTCACTGCGCATCCGTGGCGCAAAGACCGATCTTGAACAGATGGGCGAAAGCACGGACGACGTTGCGGTGAGCACCTCCAAGCTGCGAGAACAAATTAAGGCATTGACCAATGTTGACGGTAAGGGTGGATTTGATATCCTGACCAAGAGCGGAGATTTTAAGTCAACATATGAGATCATGGAAGGCATTGCCAACGTTTGGAAAAAGATGAACGATGTTGACAAAGCATCTCTGTTGGAACAGGTTGCTGGCAAGAACCGCGCTAACGTTGTTTCCGGTATGCTGGACAACTGGAAGGACGCACAGGATGCCGCCAAGACTGCCGCTGAATCTGCCGGCAGCGCCACAAAAGAAAACGAAACTTACCTTGATAGCATCAATGGTAAAATCTCGCAGTTCACAGCAGCATTTGAGAAGCTTTCTAAGGATGTGCTGGATAGCGATCTGATAAAATTCTTTATTGAATTAGCAACACATATTGCCAATCTTGCTGATGAAGCTGTGAAGCTTGTTGACAATTTTGGACTAATTCCAACTGCACTAACTGGTATTAGTACAGGGCTTGTAACGTCACTTATTAAGAACAAAGGCACCAGTGGTAAATTGTATGCCCGTTTACACAAGGGGAATAGTTGTGTAGGATGCAGGTGCCAAATAATTAAATACCCAAATTGCTGGGAAAGGCTAAGAGCCGCATAGCCATAGTGAGCCGGCAACGGAACACGATGGAGCCGAAAGGCAGAAACAAGTATGCGGATGCGGTATGCTGAGAGAAAAGCCACCCCTACGGGGTGGTGCTAACCCGCGCAAACAATGCTTAATCAGCAGCCGAGACACCGCGTACAGAAATGTGCGCAGAAGAAGATGTGTGAACTTTGGTGTTTTGGTTCATCGACTGTATGGGTAGCCCTATTCCATGGTGAAAACCAGACGGGAAGAAAGACAGTCAGAACATTACGGGAAAGCCGTAAGAAGGTTATAAAAGATTTACGAAGGTGGTTTTTGAGGAGATGAGTTGAAAGTGAAGTGGTTGAATGGTATAATTGATAAGGTAATTTACAGATACAAACAGTATAAAAATCATAGGTGGATTGAAGAGCATAAACAATGGCTTTTTGAAAACTATGATGGATTAACTGTTGAAGTAAAAGATGAAACCATTGTGTATGCTGGACGCGATGATTATATCGATCCAGACAACTCAAAGCGACATCCAGCTGTATGGTACAGGGTTCCCATTAACCTGGAAAAATGGGGAAGAATATATGATCAACAGGTGAGATATAAATGAGTTCCTTTACTGTCCCTTATGGTGTAACATCTACAGCATTGTTTATCCGCGTAAAGGCGGAGGCTAATGGGGAGCACTATGAGGGATGGGGACTGATTGATACCGGTTCCGCTGATAGTGGGATAACTGAAGCAGTTGTAAATAAGTTAAATGTTGTTCCGATCAAAGGTAAGGAATACCATACGGCGAATGGTAAAATTGTCGCACCAAGATATAATATTTCTCTTACGCTGCAGAATAATGTTGTTTTCTCTGACATCCAGGCTTCACTCTTTACAAATAACGGAGACGGCTTTGATTTTTTGATTGGGATGGATATTATTTCTCAGGGAAGCTTGGCTGTAACTAATTACAATGGCGCGATGCGAATATCGTTTGAATACCCCGCACACGGAACGATCGATTTTACAAACATGTAATACATAATAAAAACAAGCCCTGACCTTTAATGGTCGGGGCTTTTACTTATTTTAGGGAAATAGGAGAAAGAGGTGATTTTATGACAGTTCAAATTACCGGCAATGCGAAAGAGATTGCGACGCTGATCAAAGAGTTACAGGGACAGAAAAACGCCAATAACAATACGCAGGATATTGAACAGTTCGCTAAAGAACTGAAGGAAGGCTTGCCGTCAATCTTCAAAATTTAAGACGGAGGGTTACAACGGCTACATGGCGTGTAGTATTTTCGTGCTTCTGATAGATCCATAGCCATGCTGCTTTTACGAAGATAGGAACAACCTGCACGATGATATTTAGAGCCTGTTTTGGTAACATAGACTGTGTAACTATCGGTAATCACAGATGCTGAATTTGTTGTTTCAGAAGAAGTGGGAGCAGAGTAAGATTGAACCGATGATTGACCAGCAGAGTAACCGCTGTTGTATCCGTCTTTTTTGCCAGCCTCATATCCTTCGTTATATGATTCTTTGCTGGCTTCTTCCTTGCCGTGTTGTTCTCCAATGGAATAGCCTTGATTATATCCTGCCGTTTTCCCGTCTTCGTATGCGGAAGTATAGGCTTTCTTTTTACCGGCACTATAACCAGCATCATAGCCGTCTGACTTGCCTTTATCATAACCATAGGAGTTACCGGCGTCATAACCGTTCTGATGTCCTATGTCGTATCCTTCGGAGTAGCCTTGATCGTACCCCGATTGAATTAGAATAGGCTTTTGGTTATCATACCAACCAAAGAAACAAAGAGCGGCGATAGCAAGCGTTGTAATATTTATAAGAACAGCAGGAATGGCAGAACGGATAGTAGGTAGCCTATGTTTTTGAGGTGCAGGAGATTCTGTATTTTGAGTCTGAAGCTCCTGTAGATTTTCGTCAGGTGTCATGATTTATTCCTTTTATGAGGTGAGCTTTATGGACGGTGGAGATTTCGCTTTAGCTATTTTATGTTTCTTTGCGACCATAGGAATGTCGTATATGTTAATGTCTGTTATAGTTCGGTAATACCGGTTTAATGTTGTATTAACTACACACCTATGCTATTATATAATTATTCCAACAATCAATAAGGAGTGGTTGTATAATGACTGAGCTTGAAAAGAAACAAGAAGAGATCCGCCGCCAGCAATTCACTTATGTTCCTAAGAATAAAGGAACACGAAAAGAGGATATCCAGAAGCCGCCAAAACCAAAAAAATGATAAGGGGTGATGCTAATTGACAGCAACGGATATAATTAGTTATATTGAAGCCGTGCCTTTGGTACTTAAATACATTGCGCCAGGGTTTATATTTTTATGGATTTATACGCGATTGCATGACAAAAAACTACCAGAACATTATATTATGTGTTCTGTTGTAGTTAGCTTTATTCTTGTTCTTTGTGTTAATAATGTGGTATGGGATTTTGTAATTGCAGTTGTAGCAGCTCTTATTGTGTATGTTTTGAGCCGTACCACCTGGGTAAAAAATCTTTTCAAAAAAACGATATCCTTTTCGCCCAGTAAAACTGTTTTTTACGATGTGATAGACTACGAAAAGGGCACCTATATTTACGTTAAAACTGATAAATGGATTGTCAGCGGTATATATATTGGAATTGATAAAGATGCCATGGGAGTAATTGTAAAGGATTACAAGCTCTATAATGCGACAGGAGACGAGTTTGACACGCCGGAATGCAGTATAGCCACTGTGCCGTTGAACAGAATTGAATATACGAGCTTGACTTACCCTGAAGATTCTAAGGTAAAGAAATCTTGGTTTGATAATTGATAAGGTGTGTAAAGAACTCAACAGTGACTATGCTGTTGGTTTTTTTCTTATAGTTCGCCTTATCCTCAGAACCTCGTCTTACACTTCACGCACACGCGGTTGACATTGTTGGATGTTAATATACAGGCCAGTCTTTCCCGATTATACCAATTACAACAAATCCAGTAGTTTCACCATACAAGGTTCCTTCTTCGTATTCGTCATAACCATAATAAGTTCTGCCATAACCAGTTTGATTGTTGTATGTTTGCCCACCGAGGCGAACGGGATATTCAAACGGGATTTTATCTCCAGCGTTTATTGGTTTAGTTATGACTTTATATAATTCTTTGTATAGGGCAGACATTCTGGTTTTTTGATCTGACATGGCAATTTTTTTAACACGACTTTCTGGAGAACATCCTTCCTGTTTTAAGTCAGTCATTGTCATGCCGGAATCAATATATTGTATACCATAATGATATTTTGTTACAACTAATAAAAAAGCTCTTGGATACATAAATTCTGGAATTGTTAAAAAACTCTTATCAGAATCACAGAATTTGCTCATAACAGGGGTAGTTCTAGTGTCTTTGGATAACCAAACTTGCATGGAATTTTCTTCTGTTACATCATTGATAGAATTAAGAACTCGATATGTGCTTGCTTGTGTTTCTAGGTCAGAAATTTTTTCATCTACTTGCGACTTTTTCTCTTCCAGCTCCTTGATTTGGCGCTCGTACTCGTCGCTTTGCGCTTCCAGTTCTGCAATGCGGGCATCAATCTCTTGCAGTTCTTTTTCTGTCATGAGTTACTCCTTGGCAATTAGCATCTTTTATAAATATAAATTTTCTTTCACACCTTGGACATTCCCAGATATTATACGGACGGTGTTCAAATACGCAACGCGAATGTGTATTTTTTAATTCTATATTACAGCCAGGACAGGGAGCTGGTGCATGTGCTTCTTTTGACTTTGCAACATTCTGAGATGAATAATTATCGTAAATCTCATCATGTGCATAGTAAGGAATAAGATAATCCGAATATCCTCTGTCTTCACCAGAATAATAAACTCTACCACAGTAGTGCATTCCTACAAAATGTTGTTCTTGATGCGACACACAGATTCACCTTCTACACCACGCTGCGCAGCATTACCATTCATATCCACAGCTGTTACAATGCCAAGTCTTTTTAACTTTCTGGCTAAAGATACCGAGCAGGCCCACGGACAGAGCTTTTGCACCCACAGATACTTTGCGCAGGTTGGTACTACCACAGGTGGGGCATTTGGGCTTTGGCTGTTCAGACCGTCCAGCGGTATCCCAATATTCTCGCAAACGCTTACGTTCTTTACGATCATATTCAAGCATATCATTGTACGCTTTTTTACTAAAGTGTTCACTGGAGTAAACGTATTTTTCACGGAGAGCTTCATCCCTAGGATCGTCTGATGTAAACACAATAGGACCAAGTTCATTACTATTTATATCGAAAACTGGCAAGTTCAAGGTCTTAACAAAATTTCGCATGTCGTCAGTAGACATAGTTATTGGTTCTTCATAACTGCAACATTTACAAATAGGAAATTTTGAGGCATCGAACTGTATATCAACGTATCCACAATGAGGACAAATAACATATAGATCGTTATTCATAATTCCTGTTCTCCTTTTGAACTAGTAATTATAACCTTTGTAATGATTATATCACACAATAATCGTCTGCACAACAAAAGATACAAGATTGGTTCAAAAACACAACTGGTTTTATGGATAGTGCCCAAGTAGAGGCAGATACGGCAGCTCTTCAGAAATATGTTGAAAGGTTGAAGGGTATTACTGATACCACAACCGCCGCTCAAGAAAAAACAAAAGCCTTTGATGAAATCTTAGGCGATTCCAGCCAAGTAGCCAAGGACGTTGCGCGGAACACCAACAACCTGGACGACGTGATGAAGGTTTATACGGCCAGCACACGGACGGCTACCAGCGTGGCGAAAGCGTTTGGGAAAGCGCTGCTTGGTACTATTGCTACAGCGGCGGTTGCAGCGGTAATCGGTTATGTCGTAAAATCTCTTGCTACACAGATCGATAATGTAGTTCATGCCTATGAAAATGCCCGCGATAAAGTTTCCGAGATGAACCAGAAGCATGAGGAAGCTACACAGAAAGTCGAAGACTTAACTCAAAAGATTGAAGAACTCAAAGCTAAGATAGACGAGTGTAAAGATAGCACAACTGGTAATCCTGTGGACCAAGAAAGTTATGATGCGTTAGAGCAACAGCGAAAGCAGTTACAAACTAACTTAGACTTACAAAAAGCAATGGCTGAATCAGCCGCACACGACACTCGTGAAGCAGTATACGCTCAACAAGATGCCTCTTCAACAAAGATTATTTCCGCTCCTGCCACCGTTAAAAGTGCTGGTATTTCTGGAATATATCAAGGTAATCAACATGAACGGTTGCAGCAAGCAATGGACGACTATAAAACGTTAGCATCAGCCATAGAAAACCTTGATAGTGATCTTGCTCATGGGAAAATAATCCAAGCTGCCTATGATACTCGCTTAGCTGCGTTTAAGGAATTCCAAGAAAAATTACAAGCTTATATAAAAGAGTCCGGCGATGATCTTAATACCGAAATGGATACGCTGCTCAACAACGCCACAAATGAACAAAGTAAGGATGCTGATAAAACTAAATATCAGGAACGTATTAAAGTTTTATCTGATACTCAACAGGCGTTCTTGAATTTCTGGAATTTATACTATAACAATATTCCCCTTATTACACAAGCCACTGACGACTTTACTCAATCTGTGGCTAACGGCGACGATAGTGTTAAAGCGCTGAACGATGCTATCAATAGTGGGGATGACATTACTTTAACTAGCGAAGCATATAAAGAAGCTGCGAATTTAGCAAATAAGTACGGCGTTAGCGTTGATGAACTTATTAAAAAATTGCAAGCTTTACATGATGAGCAAAGTAAAGGTAGCAGTAGCGATGATGACTGGCAGTTTGATGCGGCCGGTGATTTACAGAATTTCTTCTCTAACTTTACTGATAGTACAAGTAACTGTTACAAACAAACCAAAGCTCTTGAATCCGCCTTTAAGGACATGGGCGAACAGGGGTACTTGAGCAGTGAATCCTTACAAGCTTTGTTGGCGGTTTATCCTGAGCTGATCAACAATATGGAAGTTGAGAATGGTGTTGTAAGTATCAGCCAGAGTATTTTGGAAGGCAAATTTGGCACGATGAAGAGCGCCATGATTGCTCAAACGCAAAGCCAGATTGATTCTACAAAAGTAACTATTCAGCAGACAAATGATCGTATTAAATGGTACCAAAGAGAAATTGAATTTCTTACAACTTTGTATGGTGCCATTGGTTCTATGCCTTCGGATAGTTCTGTTCCTGGTGCTGAACAAGCAGCGGGTAAACTTGCTGCTCTTAATTCAAATCTAGAAAAAGAGAAAGCCAAAGCTGAAGATGCTCAGAAACAGCTTAAAGATCTTGAAAAGAGTTTGGCCGTAATGAAAGGCTATGGTCTTAGCGGCTTTAGCGGTGCCAAGCCTAAATCCGGCAAGAGCAGTAACAAAGGTGCTACTGATGCCCAAAGTGCGGCGATTGACGCATTGGACAAGAAGGCCCAGGCGCTGAAAGAAACCTATGAAGCACAGAAAAAGGTGTTGGAAGACCAGAAAGAGGCCATTGAAAAGGTTATTAAGGAACTGGAAAAAGAGCAGACGGTTCTGGATGGCATTATTAAGACTGTAACCAACCGCATTGACAAAGAAATTGACCGGCTAGAACACCAGTGGGATGACCTGAAAGAGAAGCTGGAGAAGGATAAAGATAACCTGGATTCCGCCATCAATGGTGCCAACTGGGTAATTGAGCAGCGGGTTAAAGAGCTGGAAAAAGCCAATGACGAATTGGAGGACAGTTACCAACCGCGGATTGATGCGCTGCAGGATGAGATTGATAAGCTGAATGAGGCCAACGATGCACAGGAAGAGGCTATTAGCCTGGCACAGAAGAAAGCTGCGCTGGATGCTGCATTGGCCGCCAAGAATGTGCGCGTGTACCGTGAGGGTAAGGGCTTTGTTTGGGAAGCCGACGAAAGTGCTGTTAAGAGTGCCGAAGAAGATTACAATGATGCCTTGCGCGACAAAGAGCACAATGACGCCATTGATAAACTGACCAAAGAAAAAGAGGCTCTGGAAAAAGAGCTGGAGGACAAAAAGCAGGCCAACCAAGACAAGATTGACGCTTACAACGATTACAAAGAAAAGCTGGATGATGCCCAGAATGCTTATACTAATGCCAAAAACCTTGAGATTTTGCGCAAGCTGTACGGCGACAATGCCGATCAGATGATCTTGAACATGGACCAGAGCATGATTGATAAAATCACCTCTGATTACACAGAAAACATGCGCCAGACGGACTATGTGGAAGATCAGATTGAGCAGAACAAGAAGCTGATTGACCAGCTGGAAGAGTATAAGAGCAAATGGGAAGAGGTTGCGGACGCTTACGAAACCGAGCAGAACCGAATCAATACCGTAGCGCGGCTTGGAGCTGACTGGGAAGAAAAAATCCTGGGCCAGCGCATGGATGTGCTGACGGACTTTAAGAACCACTATGTTGATGTTTTGAAGCAGATTAAGGATAAGACCAAAGAGGTTGAAGACCTTGAATTGCAAATTAAGGTAGTGGAAAAGAAGTACAACGAAGATAATGCTGCGATTGAAAAGCAGAAGAAAGAGCTGCAATGGGAAAAAAACGAGATCACTCGCGCTAACCATGCAACCGGCATTATGAACGTTACGGCCTTTGAACGTGCGCGTGTTGATGAGGCTGGGCCTGAGATTGTTGTACGGCAGCCGGAAGCCGGACGCTATACCAGCCTGGAGGTTGGGGACGGCGTTGTGCCGGGGAATTTGACCCGCCGATTGTTTAGTGCAGCAATTAACCCGGAAGCTTTTGTGGAGAGTGCTATTTTGAAGCGAATGGGGAATGTGAACGCTGAGTTGGCCAGTGCTGGCAGCAGCGGCGTACACATTGGCGACATTAACATTGTGATGAACGGTGTGAATGACGTTGAAAATTTTGGCCGCATTTTGCACCAGAACATTAGTTCCATTATGGCGCAGGAGTTCAGCAAGCGGTAATTACAAACAGGACAGAGGGAAACCAATCGAGAGGAATCAGCGGTTAGGTCCCTTATATAATAAGGTAAGATGATGGCTGTTGCTTTTTAAGGAGGCTCTGAATCATGTGCTATTTAGTAGCGAAAGATAGATATGCTCATGGTTGTATTGCTTTGAAAACAACTCACGGCAAGCATCTTGTTGAAATGAAAAGAGCCTTAAATGCTGCGGTTGGCGATAAAGGCGTACAGTTAGTGACGATTAGCAGACCAACAGCATATGGAGAGTATGCTCCATACCGATTTGCCAAAACAGAACAAGAATTTAATGCTCTTGTACGAGCAATGCGATAATTTTATAAGTCAATTTACACCGGGTAACAGATTGTTGTTGTCCGGCTTTTTGTATGGTATAATAACCCTATTATAATAAGGTAGGAAGTGTTGTACCTATGGCAAAGACTGAGAGCCAAAACAAGCCGAACACGGAGTTTACGTTTAACCCGGAAGCCAAGAATAATAAAAATAGCTCCTCTTGGAAAAAAGCAGAGGACAAAAAGGAAAATAAGTGATGGAAATAACACAATACTTAAACGAGCTAGTTGCCATGATTCCTGCTATTTTGCAGTATGTGGTGCCTGGTTTATTGATGTTATGGATTTATAACAGGCTGCTTGACAAACAGTTGCCTCAACATTACCTGGTTTATTCTGTGGTAATTAGTTTTCTGCTTATGCAGGTGGTACCAACCAAGAAGTTACAGTATGTCATGGCTTGCGTTATTGCTGCCGTTCTTTCTGTTATGCGCAGGAACGTAAAAATTAAGCAGGTGTTGCATAAGCTGTTCAAATGGTCCCCAAGCGATAGCGTATGGGAAGATGTTATTGACTACAAACGTGGAACCAATATGGTAGTCTATACAGACTGCGAGAACGATTTTAGTGGTTCTTATGTTGGAATGGATGATAAAAAGAACGTATTACTTTTATCTGGATATGATGTTTTAGATAAAGAGGGTAATGCCCTTACAACAATGGATGACCGAATTGTTATGATTCCCAGAGGAGAAATTAAATACGTTGAGCTTTGTTATGATGAAAAATCAGATGTAAAGAAATATTGGTTTAAGCGATAAGTACGATGACGATATACCGGGTGGCCTATGTGGCTGCCCGGCTTTTTTATTTTGGAGGAAAAGCTATGGCAAAGAACACATTGGATGATGCCATTGCGGGGCTAAAAGACCTGGCAAAAGAGGTGAAGCGTTACTGCGAGAGACTGATTAACAATGCCAAGTTTGACCGTACAGCTGTTGGCACAATTGTGAAGGTGCTGGACGACCACAGCGGCTATGTGGTGGCGGCTTTTGGCAAGGAATACACCATTGCGAGTAATGCGCTGTTCCAGGTGAACGATGCTGTGGCTGTGATTGCCCCGCAGAATGACTTTAAGCGGCTGTACATTAAGCCGTATGAAATTGACCGGAACCTGTTGAAGCAGGACAAGGTTGAGGAAGACCTGAAAGATTATGTGAATAAGGTTGACAAGCTGCAGGAACAGGTGGACGGCAAGGTTGAACAGTATTTTTATAACTACGACCCGACGCTTGAGAACTGGCCTGCTATGAGTTGGAAAGACGACACCACAAAGAAAGCGCACAACGGCGATTTGTTTTATAACACCAACAGCAAGAAAGGCTGGCAATGGACATACAACGAGGAAACAAAAACCGGCAGCTGGGTAGAAGTGACAGATAAGGAAACGCTGGATACGTTGGAAGCCGCTAGCAAGGCACAAGACACCGGAGATGGTAAGCGCCAGGTATTTACGGCTGATGCCAGCAAGGGAGAGCACCCGGAGCCGCCGTATGACACGGGCGATTTGTGGTTTAATGGAGAAGATATTCTGGTATGTACGGTAGCACGCACGGCCAGTGACAAATATAATGCCAGCGACTGGGTAAAAAAGGATAGTTACGCCAGCAAAGATGAAGTGAAGGATTATGTGGATGGTGTAACGAAAGATATGCAGGACCAGATTGACAGCAAGGCCGAGCAGTATTTTTACGCCTATGACCCTACGCTGGATAACGAGCCGGCCAAGAGCTGGACGACAGATGAAGAAAAAGAAAAACATGTGGATGATCTGTTTTATAACACAGAGACAGGCAAAGCATACCGATTTATGAAAGGCGACGATGGCAGCTACAAGTGGGAGCTGGTACAGGACAAAGATGTAACCAATGCACTTGAGGCGGCCAGCAAGGCACAGGACACGGCGGATGGAAAGCGGCGTGTGTTTACGGCAGATGCCAGCAAGGACGAACACCCCGACCCGCCGTATGACGAAGGTGATTTGTGGTACACGGGGGCAGAAGTGCTTGTTTGTGGAAAACCCAAGGCGAAAGGCGAGGCATATGATGCCGGAGACTGGGGCAAGAAAGACAATTACACGAACAAGGACGAAGTGATTGATGAGGTTGATAAAAAGCTGACGCAGAAAGATATCTTTAACCGGCTGACGAACAATGGTGCAGCCAAAGGTATTTTTATTGACGAAGACACTGGCAACCTTTATTTTAGTGCTGATTTTATCTCTACTGGTACGCTGATGTCGTCTGACCAGAGTATTATGTTCAATTTGGCAGATGGTAGTTTGACAACAACAAATACGGATAAAACCATTACAACTACGTTAAAAAATGGTGGACTTACCTTAATCAATAATATGAATCAACGATTAACATTGGATTGTTCTGAAAACGGTATGCCATGTTTAATTCTGGCTGATGAATATGATGAAAATTCAAAAGGGTATTCACAACTTGATATTAACGAATTAAAGTTTGTAGGAAGCGATGGAAATGAAGGTGCGCAAATCAGTGCTTCTGGGCTGCACGGAGACGTTCATAATTGTCGAAGTATAAATTTTACGGATGATGGTGGTGGCGCAATGCCTGGAATTTATAGTAAAGCTACATCTGGAGATTCCGATCACCAACTTATGTTGAGTTCTCAATATATGGTCATCTTTGATACACCAACAACGCAAGCAAAGGGATCTTTACAACTTTATAAGCCAACCGATAAATCTGTTCCTGCTTTTTACATCTATGACGGTACCACCAACTGGGGCGGCCAAACTTTAGGCTGGGACGGCAGCAAAGAAGTAACCGCTCTTGACGCAAACACCCAGGCCGTGCCGTTTGTATACGGAATTGAGCTTGTAAAAAATGCGCAGGGGTATGTGACCGATGTGAAGCTGAAACAGCATGGGCTGCGGTTTATTGGTGGCATTTTGGTTTAATTTTGACGAGGAGATTTTATGATGGAAAATTTTAATTTGAAATGTGAACAGTTGAAGACTTACATTTGTGACGGTGTGAACCAGGTTGGATTGCCGCCGTATGCAGTGGAGTTGATTTTGGAGAGTTTGCTGCGTGATGTGCAGAATATCCGCAAGAGCGCGATACAGGAAGAAATGGAAGCGGCTAAGAAGGCTGCGGCAGAAAAGGCCGAGGAAACACCGGCAGATGCAGCAGAGGATAAGCCGAAAGAAAACGTAAAATAAATATAAGCTAATAGCATGATTGAACGATAAGAATAACCGCCTGACCTTGATTGGTGGGGCGGCTTTTTGTTGTTTAGAGAGGGAGGGGAGTGGCGGGAGGATGAGCAAACCAGCATTATATACCGTATCAGCATTTGATGCGACAAAAGATTATACATTCCGGTTCCGATACATTGGTGTGATTACCAAGGTGGAGGCACAGATTTGGGCAAATGCCATGAGTGCAGAGGAACTGGGCAGCCCAACTTACCAGAGCGGTGAGGTGAGTACCCAGAGATCCGAGTTTACTTTGAAGGCCAGCAGCATTACAAACAGCAGCGCGGCGTTTGGCATTAAGGTACGGGTGTGCGGCCAGGACAGTGCGTGGAGCGAATGGAGCGACATCTTGCTGTTTTATTGTGTGGAGACACCGGTGTTTAAGTTCAAAGAGATCAGCACCAAGGACAAAACCAACATTGAATACAGTGCTTTTGAGTTTACAGTGCAATACGAGAGCACCCAGGGCGAAGAGCTGAACGAATATACGATTGAACTGTATGATGCCAGCAAGAGCCTGGTGAAGAGCAGTGAGACGCTGCGGGTGCCGGACAAGGCGTATATTATCAGCAACCTGCGCAATGACACGACTTATTACGCCAGAGCACAGGGCATTACCCAGCACGGCATGAAGCTGGACACTGGATTTTGTGAGCTACTGATTGGCTATGTGGGCGGTGATGGCTATGCGGCTGTGGCGCTGGAAAACCATTATGAAGAGGGTTGCATTTGGGTGAAATCTTATGTTGTGACGATTGAGGGCAAGGACCGCAACGACAACAAGGATGATTACCACTATGTAAGCGGATCGGCCGGGGACCAGGCAGTAGACCTGACAGTGGACGACACCGACCCGGTTAAGGCTGACATGACGTTCAAAGACGGATTTAAGGTACAGGGCAGCCATGTGGAAGAAGGAAGCGTGGTGGACAGCAGCTATGCCTTGGGGCTGAACATGAGAAGCGACCGCTGGAACAAGCTGTTGATTGGGCTGTGGAACAAACGGAGCAACGGGATCAGTATGCCGACAATGGACGAAGATCCATATGCTTTGAAGCTGTTTTTGTGCCGCCGCGACATTGCGGACGATTACAGCAGCAATGCTTACAACTACCAGACGAACAAAAAGAAAACATGTTATTACCTGGAACTGACCTGCGGCGGATACTGTTTGCAGAGCAATGTAAAAACCAGTGCGCCAAATGGTTGGTTTAAGGTGTATTTGAAAAACCAGGGCGGCCTGTTTGAGCTGCACTGGGAGTAAAGGAGGGGTGTGGAAATGATTGTGGGAGCCGATATTTTGATGGGACAGAATGCGATTTTGCCATACCCGCCCTATAATGAGGCGCTGAATGTGCTGAAGCTGCAGAACGGTGTTTATGACGACCTGCTGTTAAGCCGTGATGCCGACAAGGATTACGGCAAGTACAATCTGGACAATGGATGGCAGGCCCAGACGGCCATTTATGCGGCTTTTAACGGTGATACCCTGGGCGGCAACCTGCGTTACCGGGCGGAACAGATCAGCGAGATGCGGTTAAAACGACGCCGGGTTGGAACCTACAACTGGATTACCCTGGCGACCAAGCACCGGCCAACCCCGGTGAATGATGAAACCCTGAAGGAATGGGAAAAAGAACTGAACAACTGGGTACACATTGATTGGTACGCAGATGGGCGCAACACCGAGTATGAGTATGCGTTTGTGCCGATTATTGACGATGCCGAGCAGGATATGTTTACGAACAAGATTTTGAGCAGCTTTGACGGTGCGGTGCTGACGGACGGAGACATTAGTTACCACTTGTTATTTGATGCCAGCGTGACCAGCACGACCAGAACACAGCCAAACAGTGTGGTGGAAACTATGAGCAGCCGTTACCCGTATGTGATTTACGGCAGCGACCTGAACTATGAGCAGGGTAATTTTACGGCCACTGTGCTGAAATACAGTTTTGACACGGATGATTATGACGGGGATGGCGGTGCCCGGTACCGCAAGCAGTTTGTGGACTGGTGTACCAACAAGAAGCCGAAGATCTTGAAGCTGTTTGACGGACGCAGCTGGATGGCGAACATTATTAACCAGCCGAGTATCAGCTACAGTGACCATTATGACAAGGTTGCCGTGGCGTTTGATTTTGTGGAGATTGGCAGCTTGGAGAGCAGCACCGATTTGTACCGCAACGGGTTTATTGCAGAAGATATTGAAGGGAGTTGATGCGCGATGTATGTGCCAAGCACAGAAGACATACGAACCTTATACTCCCATAACATTGAGCTGTACACCCGCATTGACCTGTTGAACGACCGGATGAAGACGATTGACAGTTTGCAGGGCATTACGACCGAGGGAAGAATTTCCGTAGATGCAGATGCGGACATCCGGCGAACGTACACTTCGACCATTGTGCTGGACGAAAAACATGCGATCAGCCAGTACAGCGAGAGCGAGTGGATGAACAAGTACGTTTGGATTTACATTGGTGTGAAGACCCCGATGCTGGACGATATTATCTGGTACAGCCAGGGGGTGTATGTGTTCAGCCAGAACGGATACAACTATGACACGCAGACCCGGAGCCTGACCATTAACTGTATGGACCTGACAGCAATGCTGAATGACACGTTGGCCGGACAGCTGACAGGTATTAAAACTGTGTTTAAGGCCGGGGGCGGAATCCGCAGGGCGATGGTGGAGCTATTACAGGAAGTGGGGATCAACAAAGTATTTGTGGAATATTGGAACCGAACGATCCCTTATGACCAGGAGTTTGATGCGGCGACCAGTGTGTGGACAATTTTGACACAGTTGCGGGATTTGTATTACCCGTTTGAAATATTTTTTGAGGATGATGTGTTCAAATGCCAGCAGATCCCAAGCTGTGAAGATGACCCGCTGGTGCTGAATGCCGATGTGTTCAATGATTTGATCATCAGCGAAGACGCAACGGTGGATTACAGCGAGGTACGAAACTGCGTAGAAGTGTTTGGCGCTGCGGCAAGCCCGGATGTGAGCTGCACAGACCTGGTTGTGGACACGACAAAGAAAACCATAACATTAAACGTGGTTGGATTGGCATTGAGCGGTAAGAAACTGATTTTGTTTACGCCGCCGGACAATGTGGCCGACCTGTACGATACCGACAAAGGGTACCAGATGAAGATCAGCGCCAAAGCAACAGAGAGCAGCGATGCGGTTGTAACCGATGTTTTGAGCCTATATACCATCAGCACAGATGAAGCCGGCAACAACAAAAAGGCCAAGCAGGACTGCATGAAACCAAAAGTACAATATGTGGTGCGCTACGATGCCGATTATTCCCCGAATGAGAATGGCGGCAAAGGGCGCTTTTATTTTTATGGGCAGGTACAGCCGCACGCCATGGTGATGCTGAAAGATGCAAAACCGAGCAAGGAAGAGCTGGACAAGCTGAAAGAAACCGAGAACTGCCAGAATTTGGAGGTTGTGAGTACCGCCAACCCGGATATTGAAGGATATGAGGAAGACGACCAGTTTTTGAACAGCCCATTCAGCATTGAACGAATTGGACGGCGCAATGTGGTTTTGAGCGGCGGTGAATACGATAATTATACCACAGATGACGGCATTTTGGATGTGGCCGAATACGAGCTATGGAAGCGGGCGCGATTGACCGACAGCATTACGGTGAAGATGCTGCTGGTGCCGTGGCTGGATGTGAACACCAAGGTTGAATACTGCCCGCGTTACATGGGCGGCAAGACAGCCGTGCAATTTATTATTAAAAAGATTGATAAGAGCTTGGGGCAGGGAACGATGGATGTGACGCTGATGAGGTTTTACCCGTATTACCCGTACCCTGTAAAAGATGAAACAGGAGGAAACTTTAAGTAATTAAAATCATTGTCAATGGTGATTAAATGTGTTGAAACATGCTCATGGAGGATAAGAGGAAATTGCTAAAAAGCTTCAAGACAGAAATAAATCCGACGGTCGAGCAAAAAATCAAGATTCGTAAGACGATAGGAACCTGCAGATTTATTTATAACTTCTATTTGGCTCATAACAAAAAGCTCCACGAAGATGGGGAAAAATTCATGAGCAGCAGTAAATTTAGAGTCTGGCTTAACAACAAATATCTTCCACAGCATCCGGAGTATTTGTGGATCAAGGAAGCATATTCAAAAGCTGTAACGCAGTCAGTAAATAACGGACAGACCGCATTTACAAGATTTTTCAATCACGAAAGCGCCTTTCCTAATTTCAAAAAGAAAGGCAAGTCCGATGTAAAAATGTATTTCGTAAAGAATAATCCTCAAGATTGTTGCTGCGAAAGACACCGGATTAAAATTCCATCACTTGGTTGGGTTCGTATCAAGGAAAAAGGATATATCCCAACTACTAAAGATGGATATGTGATTAAAAGCGGTTCGGTTTCCATAAAGGCTGGCAGGTACTATGTTTCGGCTCTTGTGGAGGTCTCTGACAACAAAGCAGTCGATCATTTCGGCGAAGGAATTGGCATAGACCTCGGATTGAAAGACTTCGCCATTGTATCAAACGGTAAAACATATCAAAACATTAACAAATCAGCAAGGCTTAAAAAACTTGAGAGACAACTTATTCGAGAACAAAGGTGTCTCTCTCGTAAATACGAAAAATTAAAGGAAGGAGAGTCCACTCAAAAGAATATACAAAAGCAAAAGCTCAAAGTACAAAGACTTCATCACAGGATAGATAATATCCGTACCGATTACATCAATAAAACAATTGCAGAGATGGTAAAAACCAAGCCATCTTACATAACGATTGAAGACTTAAATGTAAAAGGTATGATGAAGAACAGGCATCTCGCAAAAGCCGTTGCATCACAAAAGTTCTATGAATTTAGAACCAAGCTCAAAGCTAAGTGCAATGAAAATGGTATTGAATTAAGAGTTGTAGACAGATGGTATCCATCATCCAAAATATGTCACTGTTGTGGTACTATCAAGAAAGATTTGAAGCTTTCAGATAGAATATACCGTTGTGATTGTGGCTATATCGAGGATAGGGACTTTAATGCTGCTCTTAATCTAAGAGATGCTTTAACTTACGAAGTTGCATAATAAAAGCAAGCGTAAGTATGTACCGAAGGCTATTTCGGGAATTTACGACTG